AATTTTCCACCTCGATTTCTTTAATTTTAATTTTTAATACTTCCAAATTTTTATACTTTTTTGAATGATACTTTGTATGATCTTTCACAATCATACGTGTTTGTTCATCACAAATAAGTTCTATCAGCATCTTTTTATCTTCTTTTGTGAGACGAACACTCTCATCTTCGCAGTCTTGATGATATACTGGTTCTTTTCTCAAAATATTTTACCTCAAATTTCCTTTCATCTTTTTACATACAATAGTTTTATGTGCTACACAATCATCATAATTAGCATGTGTTTTTACTGTTTTTACTTTTTCAGCCATACATTCGTCCTCTCCAACACAAATTGTTATCAAACTATCTGGTTCAGCAAGAAGTGTTTTTGCTAATTCGTGCGATGTTCTGATTCCATTAAAAATTCCATCCACCTTCTTTCTTATTTATTCTTTATCTCATATAAAAATATTTTATGTATTCGCAAATATCAATTACACATGAATCTGCTCTAGTAATGCAACATTTTAACCAAGGATGAATTGTCTTATAATCGCCATTTTCATCATATGCAATAACAGGAATATCATTTTTCCATGCCTCGTATACCTCAATAATAGAACCAATACTACTACTAAGACCATTTGTATTTACAATGACAATGTCGCTGTTTTTTACTAAAGACAAATCAAATTTCATAATTTCTTGTTCACTCTGATATCGCTGCTCATTAAAATTAAAATAGTCACAAGGAGACACAACATTTGTTTTATAATTAGCCATGTCAGAATATTTTTCTAATTCAGATTTAAGCAAATTTCTCCACTTTTTCATCTCCGAATCAGATAAGCCGCCCATCTTACCGGCTAAATAAATTGTCAAACCATTTCTTCCCATTCTTCTAAAACCTTTCTATATTGATTAATCACATTATCAACAACTTCGTTAATATTTGCACCATCGTTGTTGTACACTATCTTATTCGCCAAAAGATCTGCATATTTAAAGTCTTTTGCATCTCTTCTGATACGTTCTTCTGCTTTGTCATTATTGTCATTTCGCATGTAAAGTCTCTTTTTGATAGTATCAATATTTGAATACAAATAAATAATAACTGGATTAATATTGTATTTTAAAATATCTCTAACTCCATCTGGTGTAAGTATAATTACAGTTTTATTATCTGTGCTTACAAGATCATTCTTTGCAGTTCCATAGTACCAAGTATTTTCTGCTACTTTAAATTTCTTCCATTCTGCAAAAAAACCTTCATCAATCTTTTTTGCAAATTCTTCATCTGAAATATAGTGATATGTAACATTAGGAATTTCTCCTTCTCTCATAGGTCTTGTTGTAAAAGTTGTAATGCCGTGAAAACCGTGTTCTTTAATTAAAATATCTTTGACTATATCTTTTCCACTAGAAGCCTTCCCCATTAATACCAACATATTTAATTCTCCTCTATAAAAGAGGTAATCCTACCATCTTCTAATACAACATAGATATTTTTCATGTGTGCTAAAATTATACAGTCATCTAATGTTACATTATCTGGTTCAATCGTATTTTCTAAAAAGATTCTTTTTGTCATAATTATTTTTCCTCGATTTTGTACTTTTCACATATTTCTGCAAATCTAATTACATCACTTTCAATTATTGGATTGTTTAATTCAACTGTAATTGGATTACTTGAAAGCGATGCCACACCCATAAGTGACTTAGCATCAACACAATGTCTGCCGAAACTCGCATCTATCTCACAAGATATATCTTTTGATATTTCACTTACAAAATGGCATAAGTCTGTCATACTATTAAGATTTAATATATATTTTGTTTTCATAATATTTTATTCTCCTTTTAAGCTTCACTATTTGCCCATTCAATATGGTTACTACATGGATCATTACATCCCGTATAAAATAAGCAATCGCAACATTCAATATTTTTATCACAACGTACTGGATGTTTTGTGCTTTTATCAACTGCAAGGTATGCACCACTGCAAGCAATATTTATAATCTCTTTTGCATATTTTTCTTTATTTTTCACACTATCCCTCCATTATCTATAAAAGCTATGACCAACACTGTCTGTAAAAATATATTCTCTATTCCTATCAGCCCAAGAATTACCTCGTGTTGAATCAAACCATAACGCTCCGTTTGTTGTATCTGGGAATTGAAAAGCATATTCACAAGCCAATATTGTTGTTTCTGTAACAGTGACATTCTTATAATCACCACTTATGTAACTTGAAAACTGTGGTCTTTCCGTTAGAATTTCAATTAAATTCATCGGAAAATCTTCATGATCGATTCTATTAAAAATTACACTTGCCACATTTACTTTCTCATCAAAGTTATCTTCACCACGGACTTCTGTTTCTACAATATGGAATAGTAAATCCAATTCAGATCCATCAAAATAATCATAAATTGTTTCATCTTTATCTATCCATTCTGAATATTCATCTTGGATTTCTTTGTATTTTTTAAACCATTCCATTGTATCTTCGCACTCCAATGCATTGATTCTTTGCTGCGCTTCAAAGATTTTTTCTGAAACAATATCTATTTCATTTTGCTGAATATCATTACCTGTTGAAACAATGCTGTTGGCATTTTGCTCAATACTGATTTCTGTTTCCATTATCTGTTCTGTATTGACAGTTAGAAGCGTTTCTGTCTGTTTATTTGGTTCTAAATTATTATTTGCCCCTAATGGGGCGACACATAAAATAGAACCAAAACATAAGACAATAAATGTCTGTATGACTCTTCTTTTCATATGTTCTCCTTATTAAATTGTGTTGTATATGGATTTTGTTGCATAGATATATTCTCTGTTTGAGATAAGATTTTTAACTATATTTCATCATCAGGAATTGATTTGTCAAAACGGATACCTAAATAAATTGGGAATTGAAGACTTTTAAGATTGGTTTTTTTGTCTGTTGTGATTTCTTTATATTTGACATCTACAATGTGATCTAGCATTTTATCTTTATGTTGCCAATAATAAATACGCTGTGAGTCAGTAAAACCGCTACCTACATTTACTATATTATCATAATATTTACATACGATTGCCCCAAGCTTTCCTTTATTACGACCAGTTCCCTCTTCGATATCTATAACACTAAGAGAAATATCAAAGAACTTCTTTACCTTAATTAACGTTTTTACACGTTTGCATTCATACGGAGTGTCAAGATTTATCATACAACCTTCCCAGTCATGCGCCTCTGCATAGTCTAACCATTTCCAAATTTCAGAATGATCCGTTCCTTCATATACGATTGGCACAATTTCAAGATTTTCTGTTGGATTATATTTAAGATTGTTTTCAAACTGCTTTAGATATATACGCTTTCTATCAAAGTATGATAAATTTGATTTGCCTGTCCAAAATTCAGACAAAGGGAAAATATCAAATACGACAAGTTTAAGTTGCGATTTGTCACTATCTTTACTCATTGCAATACCAGTACCCTTTTGGAAAGCTTCTGAATCAGACAAGCCTTCTTTGTTTTTATAGATAAGTTCTCCATCAACAAACATATTTTCATATCCCATATTTTTCAGATCACTAATAATATGGTCTAACCCCTTGTACTCTTTACCTTGTCGTGTCATACATCTGTTCCCAACAAATGCTGTACGAGTTCCATTAAGTTTTCTACTTATAGAAATTGGCTCATTTGGATTTAATTTACACTTTTCAATTGGTGTGCCCAGCATTACATCAAACGTTGGGATCAAACCTGAAATAACACTATTTACTACCTTCTTATCACAACCAAGACGAAACTTTTTCGTAACCATCTGTTTGTAAAAATCTTGGTATTCTTCTGGTTGATTTTCGATGAATCCTTGCACAGTTCCAATATTCATATCACTACCCGAATTAAAATCTGATAAGTATTTCATCACTTCTTCAAAAGAGTTCAGTTCTGTTCCTGACATACCAACAAATTTGTTTAATTTCTTATCACTAATACCAGTCACTACATTTGAATCAAGCAGAAATACTAGACATTTTTTGAATAGCTCATTATCTTTATTCGCTGCAATAATGGCTTTCTTTTCATTTGTGCTACTTGTATTTTGAATTTGTTTAAAAATTTTAATTACTTCTTCCATTCTACCTTTCCTCTCCGCAATATTCTTTTAAGTATGTAAGCATTTCTGACTCTTCTGGGAAGAACGGATCACGTTTCTTTTCATTCTGTACCCAACCTAAAAAGTTCATCCAAAATTGTCCTGCTCTCCAATCAGGCATGTATGTCATGTGTAATCTGGTTACTTCGTTATAAAAATTATATAATCTATTTGGATTTCTCGTATTAATCACCTCCTAAGAAATGAACATTTATTTACCATCATACATAATCAAGTCTTCTGCGTATGGAAGTGATTCTACCCATTTGATAAATGATTCTGACCACTCTGTAAGCTTATGATTTTTACGCTGAAAGTACATATTACGAATATTTTCATAATTCATTGTAATTGTTCGCTTCTGTAACCAGCTCTCAGGAAGCCAACGCACAAGCTCTTTCCAGTATCTCTTATCTTTCGTCTCAAGATACTTCTGACGAATATTTTCTAATACATAAATAATATCCTCTTCAAATGTTGAAATATTATCCAATCCGTCATCATCCTTTGGATTATCAGCAAGAGATAAATTCCTGTCATAATCATCAATCTCAAAACAATCTAATGTAATTGGTGTTGTAGCAAGCTTGTGCATTGTACTCGTTGAGTTCGCAACCGTTCCTACTTTATAAGTATCAAATTCTTTCCACCAATAAAGAGGTGCTGTAATATCAACCGATACAAAAATCTGTCGCATAAATTTTCTATGCTCATTCCCTGCTTTAATAAGAGTCTGTGCGAGTTTCATATCGTTTGCTCCAATAATGTAATTATTTTTATAATTGATGCAGCCCTCATCGTTTGTATTACATTTTTCGCAAACTATATCATTATCACATCCATAATGACTATCATTCTTATGCCAAGAATTCTTCGGATTTCTCATCCCACGGAGACTGTGCTCAAATCCCCATACCTCTGTATTTTCAAATTTCAAATCTTAATCCTCCTATTTTTTAAATCCCAATGAAAGTCCAATTTACTTGGAAATTTCATCTCAAATTTTGCCTTATTTTCAAGGCTTTTCTGACTTGAACGACCAGCAATAATCAATAAACCTGTCAAAATTCATCATTATTTGGTCATAAACATCAATTTTAATATCATCTGCTCGTCCAGTCCAAGGTGATAAAATTATTTCATATTCACACTTAGACCACATATAATACATAAGATATTTTTTTAAACCATCTTCAAATTCATCTCTTGACAAATTATCTTTTAATAATTTTTTCACTTTTTCTGTGAAACTTCCATGATTGAATATGTTCCATCTAATAATCTTCTGTGCATTTGAGTCATGATAATAAACATACCACTCGATATCAATCACCTCCCGATTATTTATTCTCTTTTTCTTGTGTTAACAGAATCAATAACCTCTCTTTTAATTTATTTTCTAATTCATCTAATTCCGACTCACTCACAATTATATTTGTCAATCCAAGACTTTTCCATGCATATTCGCCAGACGATTCAAACATGTGAAAATAACATTGAACAAATTCTCCTAATTCATCATTTTCGCTATATTTCACACTGTACTTATTTGCTTTTTCATGTGTAATTTCATAATTATAAAATTGCTTTATCATTGAAATCAATGTGAGTTTTAGTCGTAAATTCTCTTTTTCTAATTCATTCATTTATGTATACTCCCTTCTATCAACTACATGTTTATGACCTTTAGGACAAACACTATATGAAATATCAGCATATCCATCTACGTAATCGTTGCCACCTGAATTAATCGGATCTTCATACACACAAATTTTTGTAGGAACAGTTTCTTTTTCAGAAAAGAAAGATTTTGTAAGATAATAGTCCTTGCACTCCTCACAATATGTAAGTTTACCATTGATGATGTCTTTTGCTGTTTTGATATCATCTTCATATTGCTTTAAAAGTTTTAATTTTTCACTATCTCTTGCTCTTGAAATAATGATGTCTTCAATATTTTTTAGCATTTTTCACCTCAAAAAATTCTAAAGAAAGTTTAGTTTCCTTCTATAATAAGTATCTCAATCCACTTAGATACTTTTCTTTTAACCTATCTGTAAGTGTATCTGTTAGTGACAAATGATCTTTCATATCGGCTAATTTAACCCAATATGCACACTTACGGTAGTTTATATGACAAACGCTCTTAATACTTTTACAATAATCATCATAGGATACCTCTTTTGCTTTTGTTAGGATCTTCAATGCATTGGTAAAATTTTCAGGTAATCCTTTTGGATTATAATTTGTATCTTCTAATAGGTCGTGCATAATTGCTAAAGCAACACATTCATCTGTATATTCAGATGGAATCATTTCATTTTCAGCAACATATGTAGCGACTCTAAGTGCATGTTCTAATTTATCCTGTGGATAATACTGTTTTGCAATTCTTAATGCTACGCTTACTTTCATCGGTTCATTATCTAATGACATATTTTCCTCCTAATCTCCACATGAAATAATGGTTTATTCTTCTTCATTGTCATCACCTTTATCGCTCGTACTGATATCAACACTAGCGTTAATACAAGCAGGAAACAATAACGCCCAGAGACACCAAATAGATCCTGTATATTTAATTGCAAAAATTACTGCTATTGATGTTGCAATCCACGCAGACGCATAAGCAATTGTTATTGCGATATTTTTCATTAATATATTCTCCTTTCATCTTCTAAAGATTCTTACTTACTATATTATTCTCCTTCTAAAATCTCTTTTGGACAGTAAATAATCTTCTTACCTGCTTTCTGTGCTTTGCGAATTGTTGACCAAACACCACCAGATTTAATTCCATCCCAAATTGCAAGAAGTACATCACAATGATCAACCATATATTGATCTCTTACATTGTCACAGCCTTTATAGAATTCATCTGATAATTCAACCCATTCATCAGCTTCAGCTCTTAACTTATTGTAATATTTGTTAGATGAGTTGTAGTTTTTACATGGTAATATGCAATGTAATTTTAAATTTCTATTCTTCTCTAATTCTGGCGAAGCTGCTCTGTATCTCTCCTTAATAATACAAGTATTTAATCCAATTAAAATATCAGAGCCATTTGCCATACCACAATAAACATCAGACACATCAAGTATTTGATTAAAAATCCAATGACCAATTCTTGTCCATTTAATATCTAACTCATCATCTGGTAATCCTAATCTCTGAGGTCTATGACCTGTTAATGCTACTCTCATTTATTACCTCCAATCTTCAAAAGAAAGTCGTTTTATTATTTTAATAATTTGATTTATTAATAAAACCCTTTTTCTGAGCACATGATAAACAATAGTTATATCTTCCATATATAGTGCAACCACATTTTCTACATTTGTGAGGTCTTTCTATTGCTTTCCCAAATGGTTGCCCAAGTTCAAAATAACATCTCTTACAATATGTATAATGGTCTTGGCAATACTCACCACATCTCTGACAATATGCCATTGTTGTCACCTCCTTAACAAATCTATCAATTACTCTACAATTTCATATTTCAATTTTGATATGTCGTATCCCATTTTTTCTAATTCATCAATCCACTTCTGTTTTATTGGGCATGTAGCAGTAAAGTTTTTAAACTGTGTTATACAATGATGAACACAATCTCCAATTTGTTGTTTACCGTATCGAAATTCTTTTAACCCCTTTTCATACTCTGAATTTGTAACATATTCCGTTCTAAATGGAGACTGTGGTCTATCCTCTTCTCCAAGAGCAACACCAACCGCAATATCTTCACCATTTACATTTATGTATGCATTGCTAATTTTATATTTCATAGTTTATTTTACCTCCTTATGAAATCCGTCTTTCCTTGGCTTTTTAAGTTTCTGAAACGCCCAATCTATGGGCATTCCAAGACCTCAATTTTCTCAAATATGAAAATACTGTTCATTGTTTCAATGAATACTGCACTTGCTGTACTGATTATTGATACAACGCTACTTGTTCGCAAACACATATTGCTATAATCTGAACCATCAGCATTTTTAAGATAATTTATAATCATTGGTTTTCCAAGTTTAACATTATCCAAATCTAGCTCTACAGTTCTTCCAATTCTCATCGGATATCTGCCATCGGTTCTGTCTTGACCTCTTTCACCCTTTGTTCCTGAATGAGTTATTTTTGTTATTTTATATTCCATGTAATTCCTCCCACTGCATTATTCTCTTAAAATACTAACTTTGGATGAGCTGTGTCATATAAACACTGCTGTAAGTGAGTCTGTTTCTTACTTACGCCCTCTTTGCTGATAGCCATTCTCAAAGCACCAGTTTGAGCAACCAAATCACATTTTTTCTTTGCTCTTGTAATTCCTGTATATAATAATTCTCTTGTTAAAAGGGAATATGATGAAAAATCAATGCCGAAAATAACATGATCGAACTGAGAACCTTGAGACTTGTGAACTGTAATCGCATAACCAAGTTCAATACTATTAACTTGTGTTCCTTCTACATATACCTCTCCAATGCCCATAAACGAAATAAGCACTGCTTTATCTTCTGGAAATACCTTTTTAATAATACCAAGATTACCATTAAAGATAGGTGGATTGGTTTTGTATGTATTCTTTGTATTGATAACTTTGTCTCCTTCTCGAAGAATTGTTACTTTGCCCTGTGATACAACCTCAATCTGTTCTTTACTGTCGTCTTCTGGATTATATAAATCCTGAATCGTATTATTGATGTTATAAGTGCAAGCATCACCTTGTTTCTTAACAGGAACAAGTATCTGAGTTTCCATAATATTGAAGTTCTCTGTGTTCATTGCTTCTGAAAATCTCTGCATTATTTTATAGAAAGTATTACTCTTATCTGAATAACAATCTAATGATAAATCCTGCAATTCTCCTCTTGTCTCTGTACCAACCCAGTCTTTTTCTACAATCTGTATTCCTTTACGAATGCGTCTTGCTTCTGTAACAATGGCTGATGCTGCTGCTTGTCTATGTACTTGACTAAGATATACCGTAGGAATCTCAGGAGAATTGATCATATCAAACGCAATGTTGCCACACCCAATTGACTCTAACTGTCCCATATCTCCAAGACAGATAAGCTTTGCACCTGAAGGGATTGCTCTTAAAAGATAATAGAAAAGATAAGCATCAACCATTGAAATCTCATCTACGATTACAATGTCAACATCCAATGGGTTTTCATCATGATATGTGAAACCATTCTTGCCCCCATCATCAGTACAAGGATATTTAAGCAATCTATGAATTGTATATCCTTCTTCTCCTGTGATTTCAGCCATTCGAGAACTTGCACGACCAGATAAAGCACACTGTACATATACATAATCTTTCAATGCTTCAAGAAAAGCAGACACGGATGAACTCTTACCTGTTCCAGCTTCACCATGAATAACAACTACATTGTTTTCAAGTGCTTCTTTTACACCCATTCGCTGTTCTTCTGTAAATTGCCAACCATTCTTATGCTCGACATGCTTGATTGTATCTTCCCAATCGCCATATGTAATCTCTGATTTTGCATCTCTTAATCGGATTAATTCTTTGGCAATTTTATCTTCAATATTGTAGAATTTTCTAAGACCAATCTGTGTCTTATCTTCATTCCACCACAGTTCATCACCCATATCATGAATAGCTTCTGTAATATTCATGTCAGGAACATCTTCGCCAAGTTCATCAATAATTGCACCCATTAACTCATCAGGTGTAATCCATGAACAACCATCCTGACCAGAATCTTCAAGGTATTTGTAAATAAAAGCACTAATACGTTGAGAACAAAATTCTTCCATTCCACTATCAAGAGCTATTTTGTCTGCCGTTTTCCAACCGATTCCTTTTACTTCGTTACATAAGATATATGGATTATTTTTAACCTTTTCAACAACTAAATCAGGTGAATTATATCGTTCCATTAATCTATTCACCATATTGTTCGTAAGGTTATACTGCTCCAACTCTGAGAAGATTTTTGCTAAGTGGATATTCCGATTAAATCTTTCAATCCATCTTGCAGCTGTGTCTAACCCACAACCTCTAACTTTTACCAAATCTTCTGCCTTGTTATTCTTCAAAGAATCAAATGGATCATCCAATGCGTCATACATATTTTTAATCTGAAGTGGGGTGAACAAAGTGGACAAAAATTTCTTCTGTCCAACTTTGTCATTCTCATTAAAGGTAATGGCACTATAGATTGATATGATATTGTATTGTCCTCCCCATTTGGGATCTTCTACATAATCAGCCGCTAATACATACGAATCGCCTTCATTTAGCCACGGCATTTCTCCTTTAATGGTAATTTCGTTGTATTTATTCGTCTTAGGCTTTCCTTCTTTTATTTTATCTATTGAAACAGAAGCTATTCCAAATCCATTCTTATAGTATCGTAAATGTTCTACACTACATATAATTTTTATTCTATTTTCTGATGCCATTAGTCCTCACTTTCCTTTTAATCAGCTTTTGTTCTTTCAGATTGAAGTAGCAATGTACCGTCTAAATGTATCTCTTGAACTTTATTTACTGTATGTTGGTAAATTGTGTCTTTGTAAATCATTGGTCTGAAACTATCGTCCCTTCTGATTCCTGCCACAACAATCTTTGAACCTCTACTTAACCAACTTCTTTCAAGTACAGTCTTCTTATCACTATTCGGATCAAGCTTTGCTGAAATTTGTTTATTATAAAATGCATAGTGACCTTTATTAAACTTCACATGTACTGCACCATACTTTGTAAGAAGTGTAACCATGCAATGCAAATTATCAGCATTGATAATTGTTCCTGCTATTCTTGAAATCTTAAATTTAGGCATTTTCTTTGGTGAACCATCAATATAGCGAGTGTAATAATCGTAAGGTTCTGGTTCTTCTGGTAAATCGAAGAAATTAACTATGCCATATAGTTCTTCATTAATATTCTCCAATTCATGCTCACCATCATAGAAACTTAATGCTTGCATAGACCAAGAAGGTAATGTACCATTAGCATATTGATTCCAAACAGTTTTAAATAAAGCTTCATTATAGAGATTTAATGTATCAGTATTGTCAAGCCAATCCTTTAATGGCTGAATGTATTTATCAACCTCTTTAATAAACAATTTTTCTGATACAATATAATATTCTCCTTTTATTTTAACTACTGAGTCTTCTGTGAAATGTTCCTTGAAGAAAGGCTGAGAATTGTTGTCGAGAATATAATAACCATCATGATATCCTCTTTTTGGTACTTTCTTTCCTTCGTCTATATGCTTTTCATACAATCCTTCATCATCTAAAACATATTTTTTGAAATTAACCATACGTTTTGCTAAATCTAATGATTCAGGAATAATACCCAATTCTGTCATTTTTGCGAACTGTTGCATTGTAATTTTGTCACTTGGAGTAAAAGCATAGTTTTTTAAATACCAACGCATTGTTTCTTTTCTATCTGATGAGTGCAATTCTGTAAAGCAACCAGCTTTAATTAATTGAACCATTTTTGACTTGGTAATAAGCTTTGTATCGAGCATTTTACGAGCAAAATCTTCCATAGAATTAAATGGTCTGTTCTGAATAATTGCTTGTACAATATCATCGCCTATACCATTGATACCCTTCAGTCCAAAAATGATACGATTGTTCTCAACATCTGCTTTAAAACCGAAGTCTGCTGAATTGATAAGTGGAAGTTCTACTTTAACATTCTCTTTTTGAACAGCAGCTATTGCTATTGCCATCTTTCCATAATTGGTAGAATCACCTGCATTTTCATCTACTGCGCCAGAATCTACAATTAAATTCGCTGTCTGCCAGTAAATCGGGCTGTATTTATAACACAAATTCAACTCTTGAAGACCTATAATCGAGTAGGCTAGTGTATGACTTTTATTGAATCCATACCCTCGCTGGGTGCAAATAAGCACATTCCACACATAGTTCGTTAAATTCTTTGATAAATGCTTCTCTTCCGCATTAGCAAAGAATTCTTCTTGTAATTGCAAGAACTCTTTTGGTTTCTTCTTTGCGACCGCTTTTCTTAATCTATCACCCCAAGCTAGTGAGAAACCACCAATCTTCGGATGCATTGTCAAAAGTACCAAATACTCCTGGGCTTCACAGATACCAAATGATACTCCAATAATATCTTTCAGAATATCTTGTTCTTCTTGTGTCAGACCATATTCAGTCATTTCATCATACCAATACTGGATATTTTCTCTAAAACGAGCATATTTCTGTAATGGTGTTTCAGCACCTTTTTCCTGTGCCATAAGTCGCAATACTGAGTTAATGGTTGCTAATTCATCGACAGAAGCAGGTTTTGCTAATGCAACCGCCTGTACGCCACTCTCTTTCTCCATCTGAAAGAATGACATTACTTTGTGATTCCAAAGCATTTCCCACATATCTTTAGCATTACGTTCCAAAGTATATACGCCAATATATTTTTCATAAGTAGCTTTCAATGAACCTTGCCACTCTATTACATTATTCTCCAAAAGCAGTTCCAACTCTGCTTGCATTTTATCCAAAGCATCAATACAAAGCAGATCGACTTTAATAAGAGAACAATCTTCACACATATGTAAATCAAACTGAGTAATAACATCACCTGAATTTGTTTTCATAAGTGCTGTTGTATCTGTAAATGGTCTATCAACTAAGATAATTCCACCTGCATGTGAACCTACACCATTGACAAGTCCTTCTATCTTCTGTGCAGCTTCCCATAATTCAGGATATTTATTCATTTCTGTAACAAATTCTTGTACAGGTGGGTTATCATCATCACCATAATACATTTGTGATAAAGTTCTTAATTGACCTCTATCAGCTACAATTAATGAACTAATATACTGAGCTATATCATTATCAATCTTCAAACCACGAGCTGCTGTTAAGATAGCACTTCTACTCTTTTCAGTTGATAGTGTCATAACCTTGCTAACTCTATCTTCTCCATATGTATCTTTCATAGCCTGAATAACTGCTTCACGCTTTGAACCACATATATCAATATCAATATCCAAAACAGAAGCACGTTCTGGATTCAAGAATCTCCAAGGATATGTCTTTGTTTTTTCTCTTAACGGATTAATCTGTGTGATACCAAGAATATTTAATAGACAGAAACCTACACCAGAACCTCGACCAGCCCCTACTAATGTACCTGCACTCCAAGCAATCTGTACATCAATAGCAATCTGAAGAAGATATTTAGACCAACGAACCTTCATTTTTTCAGATGAATCCTTTATATAATGAAGACACTCGTTTATTTTTTCATAAGCTTCGTCTGTTTGGTAATAAGGATCTGTGTCAATATAAGCAACAATATCTCTTACTAAATGTCTATCACAATCGTATTCAGAATGATAAAACTCACTTAATAAAGGGATTTGATTCTTAAACTTTTCATACAATTCTTTGTTCGGTTCAGAGGTATTTAATGGAATATACGGAATATCGAGGTCTTTTGTGAGTTTGTAATACTCTGCTTTTCCATATATAAGCATTGTATTGTCTAATCCCTTTTGAACTACATCGTGACCATAGTATTCGTCCATATACTCATGAATTTCATCTTCACTCATGATATAAGTGGTAGAATAAAAATCATCTACTTCTCTGTCGCCCTCTTGAGACTCCAAAAAGATTTTATGTATCTGTCTATCTTCTTTTTTAAGATAATGAGCATCCGTTGTAATGATATATGGTGTACCTGTCTCTTCTGATAACTGAATTAACTTGTGATTAACATAGATTTGCTCCATCATATGAGAAGGTTGCAACTCTAAAAAGAAGTATCCTTCACCAAATATCTCATTCATATATGCAATCCAATCTTTACAAGATTGCCATATTTTTTCATATTCCTTTGGATTTGCTCTTTCTAAATCCTGAAATTGTAAAAGTCTATGTGGTAAAGCTCCCCCAAGACAAGCCGAGCTTCCGATAATATCTCCTTTATAGTTTGCCATCATTTCTTCAAGGTCACTATAATAGGTAGGAACTCGCATCATGACATGCATAAAAGAGTTCTTAGTCCAAGCTTTTGTACTTAATTCTCTAATGCCTTGATGCCCATGAGCATTTAATGCTACTAAAATAAAATGAGGATATCTATTATTAAATTTATTCTCGACAGTTACATCTTCTGTACACAAATATATCTCATTACCAAGAACAACTTTAAAATTCTCCCATCCTTCTAAATCCTTGTGACTGTCATAGTATTTAAGTGCATCTAAAGAGGAAGTGATAGACTCATGTTCCGTAAAGCAAATGCCAGCATGACCTAATGAGTGAGCATACTCAATCATTTCAGGCACTTTATTTATAGAATCTCGAAGTCTTAAATTGCTTCCCTCTGCACTATGGTTATGTACTCCAAAAAAACTCACTCAAATCCTCCTCTTATAACTGTTTTAATAAGCTTCTAACTGGTTCTCTTCCATAATTCTCTTTCAACCAATCAATGTATCCTTTATCCTTTTGTGCTACCTCCACAAGACGTTCATTCTTATACTTACCGAAATTCAACACATAAGTATCTAAAGGTGGTAATTCAGGTTTCTTCCATTCATCAAACTCCATGTCTAGCGGCTTTCGTGAAGCAAGATAATCAGCCAAATGAACAATCTCCTGATATTTATTTGATGGTTTTGGAAGTACAATTCCAGCATCTTTTGGTTTGTTTGAGGTATTAAACTGCCCCATGTGAGATTCAATCGCATTAGCAATCAGCTCAATTTCTTCATCTGAAATAACTGCATCTTCTTTGTGTTTTCTAACTGCTTCTGCCATTAACAACGGATGATCAAATACTGTGGACACTTCCTTTACATCATCATTTGCACCTGATTTTCTGCCATCATGCACTAAACCAGCACATCTTAATAAATCTCTTTCTCTGTCAGTGAACTTGTTCTGATACTGCTCAAGACTGAAAAACCAATTAAGGAATCGTACAACTGCAATACTGTGTCTCATCAATCCACCATCGCCTAATGCATATGCAGGATGGTACTTGCCTGTAGACGAGGCAGGTACATCCCACCAATACAAAGGAAGTTCTGATACCAAGAGTTTACAGAAATCTTTAATATCTTCATTTTCAAACGAGTCATAAATAGGCTCAATCATTTTCAGTTTTTCTTCTGTCATTAAAATACCAACTTTCTTTTCTTCTCTGTATTATTATTCTCCAAAGCATTCCACTTTTTATTAACTTCAAATGTCTTTTGAGTTGGTGTCCACTTTGAATAATATTCACATTCATTTTTATAAATAGTTGCTTCTGGATTTGTTGTGCAGAACGTGCACCAATGACATAATGGCGTGGGCTTCGGAATAAACAGATTTTTATTCTCACTTGCTTCAATATCACCAAACACTTTATCAAGTGCTTTGATTAAACGTTTTTTCCATCCTTTTGTAAGAGCATATTGTTCATCATCTATAAGGATGAATCTATACTGCGATTCAATAGGTAATTCACCAAACTCGTTTAAAATTGCCAAAGCATAAATTCCAAACTGTAATGAAGTTGCCAATTTACTCTGATCGTATATTTTCTTAGAAGTCTTATAATCAACCGTTCTATACTGACCATCTTTTACATCAATTCGGTCAATAAAACCTTTTAAAATGACTTTGTTATCCCATACAAATTCAAAAGGTTTTTCAAAATATGTAGGCTGCCAAGTAGTATCTTCCATTTCTTCGTGTAACACTTTATCAAATAGTTTTATTTTTTCTTCGTATGAAGCACCACTCGCATTATCAGCTTCGTGCCATACTTCAAAATATTTTCTTCTTAGCTGTGCTACACCTAATAATTCTTCTTTTGTTTTTTCGTCTGTTTCGGTCACTCCATTCTGTAGAATATTATTTAACTTGTCATAATCTACTGCTTGACCAGAAGCAATCATCCTGCCCTTCTGTTCCAACTCATAATGACACAGACTACCCAACTCAAGTGCAATTGAAGTATCCTGTGAATACTTCTTATCTATATATTTAAACTTATACTGAAGAGGACAATTTTTAAAAACCTCGATTTTACTATATGAAAATGTAGGTAAACCTTTGTCCTTATCAGTTACAGGTCTTACTCTATCTTTTAATTCTTGCAATTACTTCTCCTTCTTTGATTCTTTCAACACTCTATTAACTTCATCCATTGTGATAACAATCTTCTCATCTAATAATTCCAACAATGTTTCTTTCCCCATATCTGTAGGACTGGCTTTATAAGGCAATCTATTCTCACTGTCTAGCAATAAACAAACTTTGCAATATGGCACTAATCCTGCAACTTTTTTTACAAGTTTGTTATAATAAATCTCTGCTTCAAAAGAATGCGCATCCTGGTATTCTCTATCAAAAGCCACAATCACTTCTTCACATTTGAGATATTGCAATAATAATTTTTGCTGAGTGACAGTAATATTACTTCCGCAAGTTGCTACTGCAAATGAATCTTCTCCAAAGTATGAATAATTTTGCATACATCCTTTTTCTGACTCAAGCAGCATTGCTTTTCGTATTGATTTAATTTTGTTTTGGGTAACATTGATTCCGTATAGATTTGAACCTAATTGATGACTAAGAAACTTCCCACTTATTTGAAGCGGAACATACTTTCCTACTCTTTCAATATCAGATTCATCAAGATAACGACCTCTAATTCCAATCAACCGATTATCTTTATCTCGATGTGGAATTACGATTTGGTTGGTCAATCCATAGTAACCAATCTCATATCTGCTCAAAGCTTCACGAGAAATATTGTCATTTAACCAATCTTCATGAGGTGCATAATAGAATGTGTCTAAGATATTTTCATTAATTTCAGACAATGTAGGTACTTCACGTCTATTCTTTTTTACTGACTTCAAACGATTAATCCATTCAAAATCATTAATACGATTCTTTTCTTTCTCAATCTCATCAGCACTTGTAACAGCTAACTTCCCTGTGAGTTCCCCCACGAAACGCAACGCCTTATACCATGTCAAATTTTTACCTTTAACTCTATTGGCTCTAATTACTAATTCAACAACATTAAAACTGTCTGAGCATTTAGAGTAACAATGAAAAGTTCTTCCTTTGTACCCCTTATCCTCATTTGGTTCGTGATAATAATACAATTTCCACGAATCTGATCCGTGACATACCGACTGGAATATTAAATCGCCATTACTATCTGTTTTTGGATAACTAGAGCCAAAATAAGTAACAATTTTTATTATATCTTCCTTAGTAAGTGAGTTAAGAATTGCATCCTTGTCTAAATACATACTCTCACCTCACTTACCAATTTCCCCAACTCTTTTTATCAGTTGGTTCTTCTTCCTGTTCTTCATCAATCGGATTATCAGGTACTTGAGATAGCAATACAGAATGTTCCTTAATCTTCTCTTCTACCTGCTCAATCTTTGTAAAATCCATATCAATTAACTCAAAATCATAATTCGTTACAAACAAACACTGTTCTGTCATAGTACCCAAATCAATTTTTGTCCAAATAATGATTCGTGTTAATCTTCCTCGTCTGACTTTGTATACCCAATGACACATATTAGGTACAGGCATATTAACCATTTTATGTAACACTGATTCAATTTTCTTTTTCTCTGCTTTGGTGGGAGCCATTGAGATAACACCCATATCCAATTTATTCGCTAATGCCTTTGAACCAGCTAACAAGTTCTGATCCTTATACTGTGCATTTTGTGCTTCACCATTTAACTGAGAAGCCGTATAAATAAATACATCTAACTGTTGAGCAATCGTCTTTAATTCGGTTGCAAATACCAATAATAACTGATGCTCTTTCAATCCCATTCCAGATTTACTATTTACTTCTGCCATTAAACGTAATGAAGTATGAATATAGTCGAAGAAAAAATATCTAACAGAAAATTCTCTATTATATTTCTTTATCTGGTTTTTAATATCTTCAATGGAAAAATCAGGAATATGTACGATATATAACGGACTAGATTCGATATAAGAAATGGCTTGTTGAACTCTTTCTAATTCTCCTTGCTCATATGTACCATATAGAATATGTTCCTCATTTACTTTACTAACGGCTGCAATTAACAATGTCTGTATCTCATCTACTGGCATCTCAGTTGAGAAAATAGTAGTTGGCTCACAATTTCCTGTATACACATACTGCTTTGATACAACATCATAAAAATACGGAACTGCAATTTTACAAGCATCACCAGCAGCCATACGAGTTTTACCACCACCTTGAGGACACGATCTCATAAATAAACATCCTAATCTCGCACCTCTTGATACAGTGTTCAATCCCTCATTATTCAAAGCCAAACCAACATCAGGAACTTCCATCAATTCATTTACCAAATCTGTCATACCGTCACCAGCTTGAACATCTGTGCTTAGTGTATTGGTACAATATTTCATATTGGGATTAATAACAAATGTTGCTTCAACCATTTCAATAATGTCTTGTTCGGTATAATTGTCAAACTTAATTTGTTCCGCTTCCATCTTTGAGGTATCTGCAATGGTACTGTCAAAAATAAATCTTGTATCAAGACCTTTTTGCTCATAATATCTAAGCAATGCGTATTTTCTTAATCTGTGATAATAATAATCATAGTTCTCAATGGTAGCCATATCTCTTGCATTTGAAAGATATTCTATACCTTGATTCTCCTGAAAAATTGAATACTGCTCTTTGTAATTGCTTAGATATGAATCTATACTAAATTCATCAATTGTGGTGCAACCTTGCATATGTAGATTGTAAATTGCAACAAATAGCAATTCATAGAAGTTCTCTGTATTAAAATCAGTTCTATCTAATGGTCTATCAATATCATCTATTAAGGAAGAATCTTGTATTAAACAACCAATCGTATTCAAATATGCTCTTTTATCTACAAGTCCTTCGTGTGCCATTATTTCACCTCTTTCCCAATTGACTGAATATCAATCTGTTTTATTTTTCTCCTTTTAGGTTGAACAATAATGGTCTTTTCTTTGTACATATTTGAAATATCCATACTTTCATTATGTTCTTCCAATTTATCAACCGACTCATAATACTGCTTTGCTTCTGTGTGATAATATGGAACAATACCAATTACATCACCAGTTAAATCCTTTTCAATGATTTCATGCAGATAAACCAGAGTCTTATACATGCTTTCATATGTAAATCCATAACGTTTAATATAATCTTCTGTTAGAGCATATACTTTTGTACTTAATTCTTCTCCTTCGATGAGACTTCTTAAATACTTATAATACTGTTGCTTTTTTGCATATTCTTCTTCGGACAATGCTTCTTTCAATTCAGCTTGAGGTCTAGCCTTTCTACCGACTTTTTTCTTTGTAGCAACCTTATCTATCTGTTCAGTTTTGTCTTTCTGCAATGTCTTGATTGCAATATTAAAACATTTTTTATGAGCATAGCGTCCCTTGTATGGAACGCCATCCTCATCTACAATTGGCTCATTGCATATTACGCATTTTCTTCGAGCTGCCATGTATCAACCTCTTATAAGTTATTCTCCTCAATGAAACTCTCAATATCATAAATGATTGCTTCAATAAGCTGTTCCTGACCTTTCTTCAGATCACTAGCCTTCTTGCCTTCGCCTAACTGGTTTGCAACGATTGTCTGTAAATCCTCAAGATATCCATTATCAGCAAGCTTCTCGCCAAGTTTCTGTAACTCGTCCATGAGGTCATCATATGATTTAACATCAACTGTTCTCTGTGCTTTCTGCTCCTCGTATGTAACTGCTGTGATTCCCTCTTCTCTCTCCTGAATCTCAATAGCCTTAATAATTACATCTTCAAGAGCTTCAGCAGTGAACTCCTCAATATAAGTAGTAGGAAGATAATCGAAACGAGAACGAGCAAAGAACTCATCTGTCTGTGCTAAGAAACCAGAAGACTTAACAACCTTACCGTCTTTATCAACACCGTTAGAACGAACATAAACACATAAGTCTGTATTATTGATGATAGGTGCTAACGCTCTTTTATCAGCCTTTGGTGAAATGTATCCATCCTTCTCCTGTGCATGTGCAATAAAGTAGCAGCAATATCCAGCACCAAGTAACTTGTTAATCTGTTTCCAGAACTCAGTCTCATACTCTTTCCAAAGTCCATATCCACCGTTTCCTTCTCCGATTGAAGGAGCTTTATACTTCTGGCAAATAAATTCCTGACAGTAATTTGCAGCCGCTTCAATCTCATCAAAGATAATTGTTGAATACATTTCTCTTGCCTTCTCTACTGTTGCAGGATCTGTAAGCTGCTTGTTAATCTTAATGAAGTCAGACCACTTTGTAATAGGACAATATGGAACACCAGGAATGGCATTAAGACCTGCCTCGAATGGAAGATAGAATGGCTTCTTCATACGAGTTGCCTGCTTAGTCTTTCCTAAGTTATTTCCACCATAGACAAGAATAACCTTGCCTTCTAAACCTTTTGCTACTGTGCTGACCTGTGGATTAAAAATATCTAATTCGTTCATGTAATTCTCCTTTATTTTCAAAAATATTTTCTTAATAAAAATGGTACATATTTCAAACTATTTCATTCGTACCTACAACAAAGTTAGATTAGAAACCTAAACTTCTACCATGTGCTGCACCACTTGGCTTTGCAGTAGATGCCCTTGCGCCACTCTGAGCTTTAGCTTTTGCTTCCTCAAGACGATTTGCTCTCTCCTGAATTGCAGCCTGAATTGTTTCAGCGACATATGGAAGCTCTGGTGTAATGCCCTCCTCATATGCTTCAGAAGCACCTGTGATAAGAAGATCACTCTTAATCTCTACAGATACCTTCTTTCTTGGCTTACCAATCTTAACTGGAATCTCTGTAACAGTCTCAATTCTGTTATTGATAATATCTCCATAGAACTCTACTGTCTGTCCTACCTCGAATCCTGAATCAACAGCCTGTCCTACTTCACCCTCTGCCACAAGGTCGATTGGCTCAATTCCGTTATATGTAGGCATCCATCCACTTACTACGATTCTTCCTGTCTCAACACCATCAGCATCAAGCTCAGGATTGATACCAGAAATGAATACCTCGACTGCGAACTCTGCGTGTGGCTCGTAATCCTCATCAGCCTTTAATCTATTGAAGAAATTGCTCTTGTAAGATACAATCTTCTCACCATTCTTACCTGTGAATGGGCTAATATCACCAATTACTTTAACCTTTGTAGCCTCTTCCTCGCCAACTTCTGCAATAGACTTGTACTCATTCATTACTGTCTGAATACCTGCATAAGTCTTGTTATCAGCACCTGCCTTAGTCTTCTCATTTACATTGACGTTGTACTTAACGAAATTCACATCAGAAGTCTTAACTGTAATATGACCTGTTACCTTATTCTTTCCATCCTCTGTTACAATCTTCAGATCCTTCTCACTAACTACACCTACTGCTGTTGCCTTTGCATTTGCCTGTCTTAAATTTGTTTCCTTTGTTGTTGTCTCTGCCATTTAAAAATGTCCTCCTTAAAATTAAAAAATTTATATAAATATTGTTAATAAAACAATCTATCTAAACGCCCAAATGGACGGAACACAGAAGTTAATTTATGTAAACATCTATGTATAATCAGTGATTTTTGAGTATAAAAACCCAAGGGTATGCTGTTCTTCCACCCAAATATGAATGCTATCCGCATTTATTTATTCTCTTGTTTTGTCTCGATTTTTATATAATTTTCGAGACATTTTTGTTTTGGAATTTTTGAACTGAATCGTTCAAGACTGATTAGATATTATCTAAGATATTTCCTGTTACTTCATATATTTCCAAATCATTTAATTCACACCATGATTCGAAGTTATCTCTCTGAACATACCAACCAACATTCATTCCGAGAAATTCATTCTCACCATTTCCATAAGAGACTACATTATATAATTCTCCGTTTAGAATGTCGTTTTCAAAGATTAGCTTGCCATTTTTATCATGGCTACCTGTACATCTACACAATGTCTTTGGATCTATTTCTTCAAAACCATCAGTTTCACCACTAGAATAAAATATCGTGGCAGGTTCAAATATTAGATGAACTTCTTTGTCATACATATCTAAACCTTTTACATAATATCCACAAACCCATTGACCACTACTAATGCTCTTTGCTTTACATAGCTGTGTATCCATTTCTCACCTCCTCAAAATCCGAATGAAACAGTGATTTCTTGTTATTCTTATATTCTCTGTTTCTTGATATTGATACTGTAAAACCCTTGATTTATAAGGGTTTTCAGCACCTCATTTTTATTATTCTCTAAAAATCATTGAAAATTAGGGATTTTTGCTCGATTTGAGCATTTTTGAAATTTTTGACCTCTGAAACACTTGTAAATACTAGGTTTGTAAAGCCAAAGAAATGTCAGTTTACTCGGCTTTTATTTCTTCACTGTTACATTGAAAACTGACCTTAAAATACAGATAATCAACCAAATACCAGTTGCAATAGACCATTTAAATGTCAAACCAAAGCACATTGTAATAAGCTTGATTATTCCACATGTAACAATCCAACTAAGTCCATAGCATACAGCTAAAATTGTAATGACAATAACTGCTGTTACTCCACCTTTTGTTAATTTTTCCTTCAAATTACTCATATGTATATTCTCCTTTATAATCACCATCTACTTGTATATCTACTATCTACAAATAACTCTTCTTTTGGTCTTGGATTATTTAAATCTCTACTATCTAGTCTAAGTTGATTACCATAATATCCACTCCACGAACCACAACCTCTTACGTTTACCCTTCCGTCAAAAAAGATACTAGTAATTCGATATGCAGGTTTATCACAACACTGCCAATAGCTGATTTTGAAACAATTATCCTTATTGACATTCTCTAAATGTTCTGGCACAGAGCCCCAAATTTTACACTCGTCATTGATTTGCTTTAATGTATATCCTTCATCAAGCATCTCATTAGCTTTCTCAATTCTTTTGTGTCTTGATTCACAAGCCAAAGCATTTTCAGGGATATCAAATAATTCTCCACATTTAGAGCATCTATATTTAATTACTTTCTCCAAGATTTCACCTCCGCTTTTATATTCTCCAAATACTTTTTCTTTTCTGTTTCAACAGCCTTTTTGAAATCAAAATCGTCAATTCCGTCATTATATGCTTTATAATTTTCGTAACTGTAAATCAGATTTTCCGCTTTTACTGCCCTATCTCTGTAATTATCAGCATCTTTTTTCAACTTGCGAATACCACTATTGAGTCTTTTGATTTCATCTAAGTCGGAAGCGTTGTAGTATTTAATCATTTTATAATACATAGAACGAATCATACTCTCTTTCAACATTTCTGATTGTTCTTGTGATATATCTTGCTTTTTACATTTTCGATAACTTCCAAGAGACGATCCTAAAATTCCAATATGCTTTGGTGTATTTTCAAGTATGTAGTCTTTGTGTTCATTCCACAACTCTTTGCCAACTACCAAATAATTGTAATGACCATACCAAGATTTCTTTGCATCAGATTTAAAATCCTGAATAGTGACTTTTATTTCATAACATTTAATAATTCCTTTTGAGTCCATTGTCATAAAGTCAACTATTTCATTTCCATGACCATTGTTATAGAAACCAATTGTGATTTCTTCGCAGCCATATATTCTCTTGATTCTGGTATCTTTTTGTAATGCAGCTTCAATATCTAATGTTTCTTGGCGTTTTGCCAACCAGTCTCACCTCCTCGCAAGAAATCGAAAATTCTTGCTATTTTTCGCTTCCAGAAAGCCTTATTTTATAGGCTTTTTGAGAAGTCAACATAAATGATTTCATGTTCCCCTTTAATTTTTGACTCAATTTTTTCAAGTGAATGGTCATATTTATTACCAACAACGATAATGTCTGCTTCGATGGTTTCTAATTCTTCGTGAGCGTCTGTCTCATATACTGTTTTCGCTCGATCTGAGTTAGCAATAATTCCTGCAATATAACTCTTACCTAATCCACTATCACCTTTGAAAATCCAAACAGGTCTTTTATCCATTGCACGATTTGTTTTTGTAAATAATTCTTCCGTAATTCCAGCATCGCCATTTGGATACCAGTCGTCACCGCCATCGCCATCTACATGAAAAATATCATTCTCGGCATTATAGATAGTATCTTCAAAGTCTCCTTCTTTTGTTCCAATTTCAAAAGATAAATCTTTGATTGGTTTATGTGTTGAGCCAATAAACGAATCTACAAGTTTGACTTCGCAATGTCCCCATGATGCACTACACCAACCACTAGGACAATCACCATATTCAGTCCAAAGCGATACTTCATATTTTAAATTATTCTCCGAAATACAATTTAAGATATATTTAGAATTGTCTTCAAAATCATCATCTCTATCGTTGTATGTACGAATATGTTCTATTCTTAATGAATGTACTTTTAATTTCATATTTTCCTCTCTTTCTAAACTTCGCAAGAAACCGATTTTCTTGTCCATTTTGTTACTATATATAGTAGTTTTAATTTGCCTAACCACTATATATAGTATGTGTTTTTATGAAATATACTACCTATTGTATTATTCTCTCTTTTACTTCAATAAAGCAGCAATCTCATCAATTTCCAGCTCTGTTTTCTTATCATCAGAAAGCAACTTGTCCAACTTGCTCTCCATTTTCTTCAAATCAGACTCTTCTTTCTTCAGACCAGATACCTCTAACTTACTCTTAATATCTTTAATCCATGCTGTCACACTGTATCCTGAAATTTCAAAATCAGCCATATTAAGATCCTTAGCAGACATTAAATATGAATTCAATCTAATCAAAAGTAACAACAACGCATCATCTGAACACACGTTGAGATTAATTGTCATTCCATCCATATTAAGAACACAATTTGTTTCAGGAATAAATCTGATTTTCTTCTCAGAAATTGATTTCTTTTTTGTCTCAATCTGTTTCTTTAATTCTAAAATTCTGTCATCGTTTTTACTCATTTAATTTCGTACTCCTTTTTATATTCTCTACCATTTGCTAAATATTTTTGAATATACATCGGCTTCATCACTTCAAAAATCTTTTCTAACGTAACTGGAATCATACGCTTTTCTTCTATGTCTTTATATGGATAACGGTTTGATTTAACCATTTTAGATGTAGTCGGAAAAATATCGGTTACTTCAACATATTCTGTATAAGAACCCCAATAAGTATTATTTGATATGTTCTCCTTTTGACGAACAATAAATAGATCTTTACCTTTTTCTATTGGCTGAACATCAAACTCATATTTACAACCATTGTAATATTCGCTTATAAAATTCCCTCTTCTCCAATAGTCTGTGTTTGGCGTTTCCTTAAATTCATCAAAGGTGAAATATTTATATTCATTTTTTGAACTGTCGTATGGAGAATACTCACAGTTTCTTTCTAAATTATTGTAGATATTTGCATATTTTTCACTGCATTTGTTATCAATACATTTGATAAGTTTATTCTTTGGTAAAGATTTATAATGTTCAAAAATACCATTATGCCAAAACCAAAAATGTTTACCTTTATTTGTTCCTTCCCAATAGTCAAAAGCTTCAAATTTACCCATATAAATCCAGTTCTCATTATCTTTTGTAAGATATGTAGCACCGATAATTAAATCTTTTGCTTTAATGGTTTCATTGTTATGAATAATTATATTAAACTCACTAATTTGCTTATAGTCAGGTGATTCAACTGGCATAAGAACTAAATCCTTACCATCCCATCCATATATAAATTCTCCTTCAAGTCCCTTACCCTTGATACAATTCGCATTTTCGAGAATGTATAACAAATTCTCAATAGTAATTTCAAACTCAAATCCTCTTGGATCATATACTCTACAATAAGCATGTCTGTGATCCCATCCTGTAGAGTAATCACCAGCTTTCTTATTTAGTACAAATCCTTCTGTTGGAATATTGTCAAATTCATCATTCGGAATTTTATCATCACGCCAACTATTCCATGATGCTTCTTTTCGTAGCTTGCCTTTTTCGTCATAGTAAATGACATAGGCAAGTTTTCCTGTATAAGTTCCTGAACGATTTTGATATCCAACATTTATCGTTTTAGGAATAAAAATGTTACTGTTCAATCTATTACCTTCTCCTTTCTTTGCGTAAACATTATGTATACAATCTATTAACATATAGTAACTATCTGATTGATTACTCTTTCAGAATACTTCATACTCATTTATTCTCTGTTCTTAGAATCCCATTTAACAAAATCTTCTAAATCATATTCGCCAGATTCTTCTTCCTTAATCTCAGGAACAAATACGTTATAATTACCTTCGTTGCGATCATGTTCAATAATTTGTTTCAACATTTCGTACATATTTGTAATTCCTAACTGATATGCTCTCTTCTCGCCTTCAGTCATTCCGTCACAAATTCTATCATTTTTGCTTTCTAATAGATCCTTATATTTTTCTAAGCTTTCTACGATTAATAAAAATTCTTCATTCATTTATATATTCTCCTTTTACATCGCTTTTGCAATCAACTTAACTTGGTTATCAAGATATTTTACAATCAATCTTTTCTTGGCTAAGTTCAATCCTTTACTAAGGTCAAAAGTATCATCTTTATAACATGTAGTTTCTACTTTAAATGCACCACTTCTAACTTGAATTTTCTTTCCATTATATCTGTACTGCCAGCTCAAGTTTCTAGGAATACCAAGTAAATCTGTTAGATGTAAAATGTGGTAATCACTCCACTCACTCCAAGTTCTCTTTACAGGTGTCTCAACTTTCTCAAAATACTTCTCACACTCGTCATATGACATACAACCAAGATGGCAACCACCAAACTTAAAGCAGATTACTCCACCTTCCTGAATATCAGTTACTTCACAAATCTCACCAATGTTATCAAAAACGCCCATCTTCTTAACTAATTTAATTCGATCACCTTTAATCATGCTGCTTTATCCTCCTTATTCGCAAACTTTTTGTTAAATGCATCAATAGCTTTCTGATCTTCTGCTGTTACATCATCATTAAATCTTCGTCTAGCTTGTACAATATGATTATTTCTTACTTCAATCGTTACCAAACTCTCATCTGGTTTATTCTTTTTTCTCAAGAAAAGAATGTGGCACTTACCGTCAATAACATTATCTATGTATGAAGCTACGCAGTTGTTTTGCGAAGCAGCCTCATCTTTAATATCCTGTGTAGATTCTGGATAAATGAATATGTAATCACCAAAAGAACATTCATACTGTTTATTTATTCTCTTTTTAAATAACTCTTCTGAGAACTCTTTCTTCATTCGATTGTAATTCCTACAAGCAATTTTATGAGTTGTAAGAAAATGTCGTGGATATTTGTCAAATTTAGGACTAATAGTTTTCATCATATTTGCATAGTCATATAATTCTTTAATCACAAATTTAACATCTTCTAACGCTTCAAATGTTTTTAACTGGTCAATATATAATAAAAGCGGCTTTGCAGTATATCCATACTCTTCAATCAATTTATTAAAATAAGACCAATTATACCGTTCATATGTGTTATTATCGTAGTCATAGTTATCTGTTGACCAAATTTTGTAAATATCATCATCTGTCAAACTCAAATATTCCAACTTATATGCAATTAAATGAGCATCAGGATTCTTCTTATAATATTCAAGAATACTATTCGATAATTTTATCTTTCTGTTTTTACATAATTTAATTAACGCCTTTGGAATTTGATTGACTGTATACCTGAATTTATTCCCATTATCTAAAATATCATCTATTCCTGCCGAAAATAATTGTTCATAGTTTGAATATCGTGGTACACGATTTAGAATTGTTCCTATATTATATATTGGATAATAATCAGACTCTTTTATCTCTACAAATTGTAAAAACTTTGCATACTTTTCATCATCACAACAATCAAATAACTCATTTAAGGTAAACCCACTTAGTTGACTACATAAGTTCTTTACTGGCTTGCCCTTAATTCCAATAGCGGTCTTTGTTGCGAAATCATATTTCACAGTACGTCCATCTTCATAATCAAAAATGAGATACTGTTTATCTTTATATACTCTCGTTTATATCACTCCTATCTGTAAAAATTTTCAAAAGAAACGAATCTTTCTTGTTTTTAGTTCACATCATTATGTGTTTCGCCATCTGAATAATAAATATTCCAATCCTTGAATAACTCAATCAACTTATCATTATCCCAATCATATTCATTACAATGTGTAATGGCGATTGATTTTTTATCTCCAAAGTTTCCTATATCATTAGAGCATCTACTATGTAATTCTCCTAAATTAAGTGTTCCATATCTCAATGTGTCCTGGAATAGGTTTGGCACATTTGTTTTATCAAACATATATTCGTTGATAAATCTCTTATTACATTCAGATGGAAATTTGCCAGCACCATGTCTTGTTAAATAAGTACGAGATACATAACAAGTTTCAACATTTATCTCATCATTCCATTCAACATTTTCAATTATTCTCTTGGGATTTTTTATACCTGTATTAGACGGTGTTAGATGTGGAAAATATTCTGTGTTGTTCTGATCAAGCAATAAACCTTGTGCAGCTTCAAATACAATATTGTCAAACTGATTTAAGAAATAATTATCTGATATAGCCAATGAGTGATTATTCATAAAATCCCAATCATCTAAAAAGTGTTCAAATATACCATTATCAAGGAATATTCTTGACCATTCATCTGTTAATATAATATGCTCTCTTTCAAATTGTTCTAAGTAATATTCCCTGATATGATTATCTACATCAGTTATGCCAGCTTTATATCTTTTGATAGTTTCAAAAATTCCCAAGCCACAACTACCATGTTTATTTTTCCCACGATTTTCTTCTATAATCTGATTTGCCATCATATCAAAAGGTGTAGTCAACATACAGTTTTGATTGATATAAACATTTGGAATATATCCTAATTTCATCAATTCATCATATTCCTGCTTAAAAATAATTGGATTAACAATAAAATCCTCAGATAAATATGTACTTGCATGATTGAATGTTCCAGATCCAAAATGATGAAAGACATGTCTGATTCCATTAGATGTTATTACAGTATGTCCTCTTTGAGCACCACCATTTGAACAAACAATAATACTATTAGGTTTCTGTGATAAGTAATCTGTCATAAGACCTTTTCCTTCGTCTCCAAAGTTAGCACCTATCACAATCTTAATGTCTTTCATCTTTTAAATCTCCTATCCTACCAAGTAATTCCTTCTGCGTTAGAAGGTGTAGTAACTGCATCTGTTACATTATTCTCTGCTTCACTAACAATAATATCTACAATCTCATTTGTAATACTATCCATAGTCACTCTTCTAAAATGTGTATCATCAAGATACTTCTTGTAAGACTTTTCAATCTCTTCTTCATCCCATCTGTGACCATGATTTACATCTAAATGATAAATGTTAAACTTCTGAGAAGCCTCTTCGTATAAATCCTTAGTCTCTACATCAGACTGAAGATTATCACCTGTCACCTCTGATAAGCCATGACCTCTACTCTTAAATGGAAGATATGGATTTAACTGCTCATCACCCATTGTAATAATAATTCCTTTTCTTCCACGATTTAAACAATCAAGCTTTGTGTGACGAGAACCGAAATACCATGCTGCTGTGTAGGATTCATAACTGTTTCCACCACCGCCAAATTCAAAATAAATCTTGTCAAGCTGTTCAGCAATACGAATATCTGACTCAAACTGTGAAGCCTGAATTGGACAGCTATCACAAGCTAAATCACCAATACCCATGATAAGGAACTCAACATCTGTAACCTTTTCATATAACTTAGTCATAATTACATTCAACTTCTTTGCTACCTCAACAGCAGCCTGTCCCATAGAACCAGTTACATCAAGTGCAAGAATAACAGGGATTGTGTTTGGATGTTCCTCTGTATCGCAACACTCTCTAATAACATTCTTCGGATCAAGTGTAGAATCAATATTTCTTGCCTTAAACATATCTTGATTAGAATAAGAACCGCTAATCATACCATCCGTTGAAACACTCATACCCTTTGTTGTTGAATAACTTACATAACTATCTCTTGTCCATGAACCGCATCCCATATTATGCTTCCTCCTCTTCGTCTACTTCTGTATCATCGTCATCATTGCCACTCATATCAAAGTCGAACATTCCGTCAAACATGTCACCCATATTTCCACCCATCATCATAAATGGTAACATAGAACTCATTCCACCATTTCCATTCATCATGCCAGTAGAGCCATTGTCACCTTTCATCATCTGAGAAAGCATCATATACTTTAAGATATTGTTTGTGCCTTTCTTACCCTTGATAATGTCACTACCAAACATTGAAACAATCTTGCCATAAAAATATGTATTACCCATAAATACATGTCTTTCAGGAAGTACAGTTTCGATTGTTGAATCCTCATAATTGATTACTGTGATCTTTGTCTTATCGGCTTCAATAACACATCTAGGCTTGCCATTTACAAGAATAATGTCACCATTCTCTACCTTATTAGTTGGAATAATAAAGAAGAATTCCTCTCCAATATCAAATACAAAGTTACTACAGTTTGTGAGCTTGCCAGTCTTGATGTTATATGTCTTATAACCACCATTTGTCTTAACTGCAATTCCACCATTCATAGAAAGTCTACACATTCCACTTCCTACCTTGCCAAACATACCATTTAAAAAATTGTTCATCATATTTATTTCCTCCTATGATATAAAAATTATTGTTTACAATTACTTATTCTCTCAATCCATCCAACACTCTCATCAAAACGTGTCTTGTAAGATTTTTAACATCACCACTATAAAGTCCACATTCAATGTCACAAGCCTTTAGAACTTCATCAAGTGTTTTATTCTTCTCTTGACTCAACAAGCTCTTACAATGCTCATACTGAATATTATTTGTCTCATAAGCATTTCTGAGATTACTTTCTAAGCAGCGAATAATTCTTATTAGCTCATCTTTTGTCATATGTTTTAGAGAGCTGTCCTCCAAAGTATGTTTCCCATCGCCTATCGCCATATACTTATTCTCCTAATCATCTTTGTCTATAATGAACCAATATAAAAAACTTAAAAGTGTAAAAGTAATTCCAAGTATTTTATTTTCTGCTTGATATGAATACATCGTTACACCACTACAGAACCATACCAAAAGAAATGCGATTGCTTGTCTATAATACTTTTTCATTTCACATCTCCAATCTTCTCAGCTACTTTTGCTTCACATATTCCACAAATACAGCCATTTTTCTCATCATACTTTTCAAGTTCACTAATAAGATTACTACAACACCAACTTGATTCATTAAGATGAAATTCAATCATGTCATCATCCCAATCCGAAGGAAAGTCCATTGGAAGATTTATTGTCCACTGTATAGTTTTGGTTTGTCTGTCTGCCATATAGTTATTCTCCCATTTCTATCTTCTGACCAACGAATTTCTGAAGCTGTTCATTTACATTATCAGGATAAGTTTTCACAACATAATCAGTACAAACATAAATTTTTGTAATAATCTTATTCTCATCACATTCAATACTTCCAAGTGTTCCACCTGGAATTCTGATAGGCAAACAACCATCCTCATAATCACAAAGCACATAATGTTTCCAGTGTCCATTAGGATCAAGTCCAGCAAGTTTATCTAATTCTGTTGTGATTCCACAATAATATTCATTCATTTTTGAATATCTTGAATTTGCATATTTGTTAATCAGCTTCATAATGTTATTCTTCTCTATTCCTGTTCAATCTATCAATTTTATCTTTTTCGCTATCAACTCTATTAAATGGGATAACTCTTCCGTCCTCAATGCAAGTAATCATTACGACATTTGCTTTATTGTCTATTGCGTCAAATTGTTCTTTGTGAACTCTAACTGTTCTTATTGAACTAAAATCTACTGTAAAAGACATATAATACCTCCAATCTGTCCAAAGGAAAGAAAAATTTCTTTCTATGATTCAAACTGATAATCTTTGTTACTTACAAATTTGTTAATTTTTCCATCTTTGAAAAATACAAATTCTGCATAAAAATCATCTGTATTTTCTGACATTGCACACGAAACATACTCATCAGATTCTTCATCATATTTTTCAAACCATCTCTCAACGCCATCATCAACTGTTGTATTTTTAAATACAAAATATGGAAATTCATTTTCATCAATTGATAAAATATCATTTGCTATTTCTGTAAATCTCTCAATAATATGTTCTCTTTTTAAAACGGGAACATTATCTTCTTCTGATACATCATATGTATCATTTTGTTTTAAGAATTGCATAATAGAATCTGAAATAATTTGTTTGTCAGATGTATGAAAAATCTGTTGGTTCGACATCTCCCAACAAACTCTATCAGGTGTGTTATCGCACTCATTAATGGATTTGTTAGTTCTTGTCCATACATCGTTTCCGTCCATTCCAATAATTCCCTTTTTAAAACCAAATGGTGTTTGAATGTAATCATGAATATATTTATCTGGTAAGACGCACCAAATTATAGGAGAAAACCACCATGAGTTTTTATATTCAAATATTTCTTCTCCTGTATAATCTTTTCTTATTCCATAAATACTACTACTGCTCATTTATTCTCTCCTTTAAATCAAAATCCACCTCGAAGACCACTCCAATCAGTATTACATCTGCTAAATTCTTCATGCTCTGCTTTCGTAATAACCTCGTTCACGAAGTTCTTTTTCAAAATATTCTACAAATGCCCAATTACAATCTATACCATCTCCATCCGTAGAACATTCATTTCCACATTCTTCACAAATGTTACAATCATATCCATAAGGATAATTTTTATTAACTATCGGAGATGTTCTGACAATATCTGCAATTAGCCACAAAATATCATTACGCCAAGGAGTTGTATCAAGAATAAAATATTTTGGATTTTCTATATTATCTTGCTTCAACACCTTATTTAGAATTGATAATTTGTACTCTAAATTTTCTTTTTCTTTTAATAATTGTTTCTTTGTCATTATATCCTCTAACCTCACTTGAAGGAAAAATCCTAATTTAAAATCTCCTTTATATGTAATATTTTTATATTTTGAGGTTCTAAAAGCCTTATTTTTCAAGGCTTTCGTAACCTCTCAATTTGTTATTCTCTACTTTTTATTCATATTCTTTACAAATTCACGATACTTCCTTGTATATTCGTAAGAATCTCCAAAAATATTATTAACAGCCTTATAAAGTTTCGGTTCATACTTTTGAATTACTTCTAATTCGTATTCAAAATCTCTACCAAATGGGCAACCTGCACAACCAGTTCTTTTCAGTCCATATTCTGTATAACACTTGCTGTGCTCAATGTCATAAGAATTTTCATAGTCTATTTTGTCTGAGTCTTTATACCAAAATAAAGGTCTATAATTATCACAACCAGAATCATTTTCATCAAAACAACTTTTATATGCAGTTGCTCTTGCTCCACCTTCGGCTTTTCTTACACCTACAATATTTAGGTCAAATGGTATTTTTCCATCGCCATATACACCTTCTCTTAAAAGCTTATGTGAGACATCTTTCTTCGCATATTGACAGCATTTGTTAGAAATTTTAAATGTTGGTGGGTTTTCAATCATAAATTCTTTTAGCCATTTATTATGAGTGATATTAAATTGACTACCATTACCTTTTATTCCACACCACCATTCCAATGCAGATTTGCACTTCGGATACTTCTTATATAGCGTATCAAAATCCTCGTCTTCCCATTGGAAGTTATGTTTTTGTAATCTTTGGATAAATTCACTGACTTGCTTAGATAGAAATGGTTGTCCATATCGTTTACACGATAGTGGAATTGGCTTAATTGCTTTATATGAATCAATTGTTATATCATATTTATTTTCTAAATATTTGAGATGCTCTTTTGTTGCAGAATATTCTAATCCAGTATCAAACCAGACATACTTCACTTTATTGCTTTTATCGCATCTATAAACAATATCCAACATATCATCACTATCTGATCCACCTGAAATAGAACATAGTATATATAAATATTTGTGGCTGTTAATTTTTGACCACGCTCTTATTAAATTGTCTCCTATTATTGAGTTTACAGGACAATCCTGTAATAATTCTTCAATTGTATTAGCTTTCTGTACCAATATGTACTTTCCTCACTGAAATTAATTTCATTTCAATGAGGTAAAGCCATACTTAGTGAGTGTCTTTTTACGTCACTATCACATTACTTTTTCGATTCATATAAACCAATGATCCGTTTTATGAATCATTGTGACAACCTTTGCTAATCAAAGGCATTAAATACATATGGTGAAAAGCTAACCAAGTGGCAGCACAGCCTCGCAGATTCGTTCAATACTGTTGACTTCGCATTTTGTCATTTTATGATTTGGATTATCTTTGTTATAATCCTGAATAAACATATCTATCCAAAAATCTACATACTCATCATCTGACTCCGAATCCATTACAGTATATCTATCAACTGTCTTGTAATTTCCTTTTTCTGTCACATAAGATAGATTTATCTTATAAACTGGTAGGGTAATTTTTGTTTTTAAGAAATTTTTAGGATGAATACTTTTTAATTTTTGTTTCAAATCTTCATCAAAAATTTCAAATGTATCAATTCCAGTCCTCAATGAGCAATTTTCAAAAAAATCACTTGGATGCACTACTTTTCACCACCTTTCTGATATTTTATTCTCTTATTTACTGGGATTCCCATAGCCGAATGGCTTAGATATGATTAAAAATTTTCCAATGAAAGATTGGTTTACTGCGAAACCATTACTTACTCTTCTTTACGGAAGTATTATTAACTGACTTCTGAATGTTCTTCATAAGCTGAATATTATCGTTAATCATAAGTGCTAATGCCTGATCCTCTGTAAAACCAACACTTACATATGCATCAAACATATTCTTCTTGGTTCTCGCCTGAATTGCAGGATATTCAGTATTCTCAGAATAATCCTTTGCAATAATCATGAGTTCCTTCAGAACATCATATACAGGCTCTTTATACTTTGTAATGTATGTCTTTACTACCTCTCTTAAACTTTCTGGGTTCTCTGCTAATAATCTTAAAATTGTTTCCATGTTTAATATTCTCCTTTATAATTTTTTGTTATTCTCCAAACTCACAAGTGTCACATGTTGAAAAATACTTATCGTGATCTATGCAGCATTGTGGTCTGTTGTCATTTTTATTGATTTCAGCAACATCTTTGACAGTCCCTTTATCGAGAACTTCATTAAAGAAATCTATAACTTCTTCTTCGCCATTAAATGCGTATTTTTCATTCCAGTGTCTGATATGTTTTTCTAAGAACTTAATCAAATTTTTACTGAAAATATCTGTTGGATATTCATATGTAATTTCATATGCCTTGCCGTTTAATGTCTGTTTTACATTCATCTGTGAAGTAACTATACCGAAATATTCAAACTCAACTTCTAATACTCCCATCTCTTCTGTCTTAAAACGAGTAGACAGATTATAATTCATCCAATCATAATCATTCAGTGTGAGGTATGTATTGGTTCTATCATCTTCAATTTCATTGCTAAAAATCAAATCTTCACTTCTAATCTTTTTCAAATTCATTTGTGCTTGTCCTTTCTAAAGTGGCGAAATGTTGTTTCTTGTGAATTTACACTTTTACAAATCTTCCGTCTAATCTATTATCATCCTCTTTGAATACCCATATACCAGGTTCAGTAATATGATAATAGTAAATAAATCCTGTGTATTCAGCAACATCGTGCAACTCTTTTACACACTCTTCTGTAGGAACAACAATTTTGACAGAATAATTATAGGTATCATCGTCCATAATATCTGCAAATAAATTACCGTCTTTGTCATAACATTTAATATCTTTTAAATGTGGATGTTTTAAAAGCCATTCGTATCTTTCACATTCAAACTCATCATCAAATTCTTTATTATCATCCGCAATATAAATTGTTCTCATATATTCTCCTTTCTCAAAGCTAATGTGTCCTGAATTTACTTACCATTGCAAAGTCCAACCTTGTAATCGTCTTTCACATCAATAGTTACTTCTCTCTGAAATTTTCCTTCCTTATCATAGAGCGATAAATAATATCTGTTACCACGCTGCTCTAGGTCAAGATTCTCATTCTCGAATAATAATACTCGTTTCTGTTTCTGCACTGGTTTATCCTCTATTCTGTCCAATACCATTTGCAAAGATATAGGATATAATTCTTCGAGAATGCAACTAATATCATTATCTAGTTTACCTTCATCATTTGTATGTTTGTCAATTACTCTAATCACATCGCTCTCATGTAATAGTCTGTCTGCCATCTTAATATTCTCCTTTCCACTCACCCAATTCATAGAAATCGTTTATCTGGTCATCAAGCTTTTTAACCTGCTCTCTTAACTCAGATTCTCTCTTTTTACTATCTGTTCTCTGACACTTCTTCCACAATTCCTCACGCTGCTTAGACAATTCATTGTATTTATCCGATACATCAATCTCCTCTACAACAGAAATCTCAATCTTTTCGCCACAGTGAGGACAGAACTGAATTGGATAATTGTCTGTCTGTTCAAATTTGTCTCCCCAAGAGTTAAATGTTTCAGTATATGAAGTACAAAATTGAGGAATTATATTGTCATCTGAATCTCTTACTACTAATCCAAAAGTATCGTTGCATACCAAATCTTCACCTGTAAATACAATAGCCTTATCATTTTGAATTTCATCACAGCAATAAGTGAATGGCTTATGCTTATATGCACAAGTATCATTGAATTTTAATTTGATTAACTCTATCTTCATATATTTATTCTCCTAACTTACGTTAATCTCCACCAAAAGTCATATAACTTATGACACTGATTTCCATTATGTAATTCACCTTTATATCTTCTGATTTTCTGATTTGATTGACGTTTTAGATATTTGCTTATTTTGTATCTATATTGTCTTTTATAATAAGGTTTTGGATTTTTAGCATATCCTAATTTTTTATCCCATATTTCATCCTTATAAATTACAGCTTTGGGATTTCCACACGAAACTGTTTCTAAATATTTGAGGTGATTCTGATGTTTCAAATATCTCTCACGCTTATTCATTCTCTTTTTCTTAGAATGATTCTTATGATCTTCTTCATCCTGCTCATACCAATCACTACAATGACCAAAAGAATAAACCTTACCACCAACTTTATCGCACCAAACACAATTTTCAGCATCTTCTTCATAAATATATGATTTATATTTTTCAAAACTTTCAATTCCATAAGGACAATCTCTACATCTCATCGAATTACCTCTCGTGTTTTATTCTCCCAATTTTCTGCCACACCAAGGACAATACGCAATATACTCTTTCTGATGGACAAATCCATCATCATACTCATCCCATTCAGATGTTTCTATAGTGTAGGTTTATTCATAAATAAACTCCTATCCGTTATGCTTTAATAAATACTCACGACTTACATTTTTAAAACTCTGCTGACCATTTTGTGATCTGTATACAAAACCCTCTCTCTTAACCTTTGGATTTAGCTCACTATATCCATCAGCCTCAAGTTTCATCTCTTCCATAGTTTTAGGTAACTCATAAGCAGTATCAATAATTGGTACGCTTGTTAATCCGTGGCTCTTGCAGAAATTAGCCATTTCTACAGTTCCAAGTCTTGCACCATCAATAATTAGATTGAATACAAATAACTTATTCTCCGTAAATTTATATGGATTACCCTGAACTGAGCCAACTCCTTCGCCTTGTAACACAACTCTGTTATAATTATTCTCTGTTGCAAACTGTGTAAGAATCTTTTCAATGTCATATTTATCTGCCAATTCCCAATAGATATTTGACTCGTGATAACAAGCCTGTTCTCTATCAGCCTGTCTTACATTTCTACTGCATACAATAAAATCAAATTTGTTCTTACCCTTCTTCAATCTATCAACTGCAAATGTGCAGCTTGTGCCATCGCATTTCTCAGTCTTAATCCACTTTTCGGCACTCTGAAGATAAAATGGTGCATTCTCAATTCTCGTCTCATCTGTTTTGACAATCCAATCTGGGAACTTCTTTGGATTATCTTTCTTGCGACCAAACAATAGAAACATAATCTTACGACCAATGCCGTATCTCATAATCCTTCTTACAATTGGGTTGGTGAATAACTTTGGTCTACGCTTTGCCATTGACTTATATTTAGCATTTGGATTAACCTTATTGGTCTTTCTTGCAGTATCCTCTTCAGAAGCATATGTAATCTTCAAAGCTTCTGTAACATCATCACCAATATTTCTATCCTGCAATTCTGGGAAAAGTGATAATGGTAAGGCTAATCCCTGGCTAATTACCTTGAACTTGCCAAGTCTCATAGTCTTAACTTTGAATTTCTTATTTGATAAAAATGCAAATCTCTCATCTGTTTCAGGACACTTGCTGTCAATTTCAATATAAACAGCCATATCCCCTACATTAAATTCACCCTTCTTAGCGATACAAACCCACCCTAAAACTCCAATAAGTTCAATATTATCAGCTCCTTCAATCGGTCTGATCCACTCAATCTTTTCTACATGTGCTAATGCTCTTTCTGCCATTTCAGTACCTCTCTTTCTATTTTCTATGTATTTATTCTCTCTTTATCGTTCAAAATTCCAAAAGAAATGCTTCTTTAATTAGACTTTTTATTTTCATTTTTATGTTGTAGATATTCAAGAAACTCTTCAATCATATCTCTATCATCATCAGACATAACCTTTTCTGGTTTCTTAGTCTCAGATAGTCTCTCCATTAATTTTTCAATTTTTGAATTGGTATCATCATTTGATAAATTAACAATTGTTCTAAAAATGGTGCATAATTCATCTGTTCCATCTAAATAATTACGCCATATTTTATCTGCTGTTTCCTTATCTGTTGCAGATTTTAAATTTTCATAACTCCAAGCCATTCCCTGTGCTATACCTAATTCATAAGCTTTATACATTGGTGTCTCTTTTGAAATATCTTCCCACTTTTTCGCAATATAATTACTTACCTTATATTTACTCATGTTCTTATTCTCCCATCTGATCTACAATACTCTGTAACTTGTCTACATATATCTGAGCTTCTTCTTTGTTCTTTAATTGCTTAATATCAGCAGGTACAAAAGCCAACTTCGATTCACCGAAAACATCATTATTCGAATAAACTTTCATAAACTGGCACATAGTTTCAGCATCAATCCAATCTAAATCTGGCTGAAAACAAATCACATCACCCTTCTGTGGATGCAGTTTTCTAACCTTAATAAGTGTCTGCTTAAATAATTTCTTTTTCTGTCTCTTGTTCACAATTTAATTTGTCTCCCTTACATAACTTCTAAATGATATTCTTCAACATATTTTCTTCTCTTCCAAAACTTCCACCACGGAAATTTCACATATTTTATTTCTATAACTCGAAGCATCTTGTTCTCATTTTTATCTCTATCTAACCTTAAAGCAATTGCTTCGGCTAACTCGTTAATAGAAATGTGTTCTCCAAGTTTGTATTCCTGTTTGTGTGGCTGTGGAAGATAATAAGAAATTACATCATGCTGTTGTAATTCATATGCTCTCATATTGTTATTCTCCTATTCGCTCATTTTAAATACATTTACATCGCCAACTGCCAAATCTTTTTCTTCCACAAAAGAATTAAAATACTCATTATTATTCTTAAAATTGTCTTCTAATTTTTCGGTAATAATATCATCCAACCGATCAAAGAATTTTACAGAAGGATAAAACGCTGGATATTTCTTTGTACGGTATTTATTAACACTCCCTCTTAATACACATAATCCATGTCTTCTACGCTTGTTGTTATTCCAATGAATAGGATTGTCATAAAAAGCTTTCTTCTTTCGTCTGTACTCTTCTAATTCTTCTCTTGCAAGTTTATCAATTTCTTTTTCTCGCTCAGTCTTCGGAGGATTACCATGAATAATGTTGCCAAATTGCTTTTTGACATTATCGTTTACTTCTACTTTTTCTGAATCACTCATCTTATCAAAGTTCTGAGCTACATCTAATAGTGTGTTTTTCAAATTGTTATTCTCCTAATTACTCAATCTGTATTTGTCATATTCATACATTGAACAATCTTCGCAGTATAAATCTTGTTCTTTGCAATCTTCACAGTCAAAGCATCCACCATAAATACCACCATTTTCATTCATCTTACAGGTATTACATTTACAAGTTTCACACGATGTATCCAATCAATCACCTCCTCGAAGGAAACGTGGTTTTACTTTGCTTTTCAACCTCTGAAAGCCTTGATTTTAGGGCATTTTAGAGATTGAAATTTTTACAAATTATTAGTTACACCTCATTATTCTCTTTTTTGTTCTTATACATATCGAAATTTTCACACATATCACATTCAAGAGAAGACCACTTATTGTCACAAGATTTACACTTATCATGCAAATTATTCTCAGCAAGTCCTTCTTCGCAAATATCTACAATGTGTTCACATAATTTCTGTGGTATTACACTTCTTTCTTTTGCTCCTTTTAATCCTTGTGTGCCTGTTCTACTTCCTCTTGGAGCTGATACATGACATGGATCTCCATTCTTACACATAGGCAGAAATTTTGGTTTCTTGGCTTGTCACGAAAACTAAGCAACAATGTAGATATAATTTTATAAGAAAGGAAAATATAGTCTCATGAGTTAAAGGTGCGCACCACTATCGGTAAGAGACTATTAAAGTATTAGAATTATTTGCTGGTACACGTTCAATCGGCAAAGCTTTTGAAGCAAGAGGTCATGAAGTGTATAGCGTAGAATGGAATAAAGATTTTGAAAACATTGATTTATATGCAGATATTAGTCAAGTAACTGCACAAGATATCTTAGAAAAGTTTGGTCATCCCGATGTTATCTGGGCATCGCCTGACTGTACAACGTTCAGTATTGCTGCAATAAGTCATCATAGAAGAAAGAATCCTGAGACTGGTAATCTTGATCCAATCAGTGATTATGCAAAATTCTGTGATGCAACTGATCAGCATGTCGTTTCTTTAATCAAAGAATTAAACCCAACTTATTATTTTATTGAAAATCCTCGTGGTGGTATGAGAAAGATGACTTGGATGCAAGACCTTCCACGATATACGGTTACATATTGTAAATACGGTGATACTCGGATGAAGCCTACAGATATTTGGACTAACCATCCGAAACCAAAAATTCATGTGTTTTTAGTAAAATGCCTCCGACATTGAATCTCCAAGTCTTACAAGATTCTCTACTTCCTTATCAGACATAGAATTGATTTCTTCAATCGAAAATGTTTCTTTGATTGCAAAATATGAATTATACCAATTTTCATCACATCCCATACTATTTCTTGCTGTGGTTAATACTGGTTTCTTAACATATTCTAATAATTTTTCTTTCTCAGTCATTACATACTCCTTTCATTGTATTGATTCTCCTAATCAGTTAATATAAAATGTATATACTGACCAATATGTTCCTTTAGTTCTGTTTTTAAATCATGACCACCAATAATCAAGTCATCAATATTAAATCCAGTAATAGTCCATTCTGAATACCCTACATAATGTCCTTGAGTTAATAAATTGCCAGTTACCATATAGCTCTCAAAATTCATCTGTGCTTCTTCTAATGTACACGCATTATCCGAAAACCAACATCTTAAGTTCGCATTTTCAATTGTTGTAATCTTTCTCCCAAGTCCTTCATCAACTTTCATATAATTAAAATAGTCCATAATTTCTTCTGCAAGACTTGAATATTGCCAACTGTGAGATTCTTCAACTCTTTTCTGTGAAATTCCCAAATTATGCTCTTCGTCATACCCAAGCCAACCCTGTAAAATTAACTCCATTTCTACCTCCTAACTTTCAAAGAAACGTGGATTCTTGTGCTTACTTTTTATCTGTAATCTCGAATGGTACAATTGATTCAGGAATATAATTAACCTCGTACTTGTACTTATTAACTTCAGCACCACCTAAATCCTCAATGACATACATTGTGTCTTCATTTAGTCCAATAATATGTCTCTTATATGTACCATCTTCCATCTCTACAACAAGAGTCACCTGATCATCTGTTGCATCTTCTCTACTGAATGCACCAATCATTTCAAACTCAACTTTATCAGTACGAGTGTTGATTACTGCAAATCTTCTAAGAATATTAAAATTCTCAGCTTCCTGTTTCATATTATATGTAACCTTGCTCGATTCAGTCTCAAATGCACATCCAGTTAATGATGTTGCTACCATTCCAACTGCTAACATTGTTACTAAAATTTTCTTTTTCATATAATTTACTCCTTACTATCTCAAAATCTTACTCCATTTCTTCACAACTTCTTCGCAAAATCTGTACAAACAAGTCTTCTTAAATGCTATTTTCAAATCATCAACAGCTTGTCTATATTGCTGGCGTAATTCGTTGTCTATCATGTTATTCCTTCTTCTCAATAATAGTTACAGTACCCTCAAACACTCCAAAATTTGATGACTGTTGAAATGTATGTGTCTCCGCAATGTCGTCATCTGTCATAGGTCTTGTAAGATACCATAATGAATCATCTTTCCATGTAATCTCTTCAAGTTTCTGGTTTGGTTCAAGCTCAATTGTTGTCGATCCACCAAAATCTTTTGTAACAGACTGGCATCCAGTCATTCCAAAACACAATACTAATCCTAATACAACTGCTAAAATTTTCTTCCTCATGTTATCTCTTTCCTTTCTTGTCATAATCAAGCCAGATATTTACACTCCATACTAACCACTGAATAGATAATTGTGGACTTTCTTTGCGGTTCTCATCAATGCAATTCATTATAGAATCATAATATAATTCGATACTTGGCAGAAAATGTATATCATACGCTGAATGATTTGCTAACTTATCTCTGTACCAAGATTTGTGAATATTAATATGTAAGTGCCGTTTCTTCATATTGTTTATTCTCCTTTACTATACCCAGTCTCTTCAAGAAATTTATCAAACTCCTCTTTTGTCATATTGTTTGGATAATACATATCAATCACCATATCAAACGGCTTCAAATAATTATCTAACACATCTTCTGCATTCTCTTTTGCTTCCTGCATTTTCATATTGATATAATCTTCTCTCGTCATATTCCATGCTGTAGGACAATCCGTGACACTCGAAAATCTACAATATAATCCATTCGGTTGTTTTGATACAAATCCCGCCATATTATTCTCCTAACTGTTCTAAGAACTCATTACCACGATCACAAAATTCTCTAATCATAGACTTCATTAATTCCCATGAGATGCCAGAATGCAGATTATTCATAACATCAATTCCGTCTTGGATAGATTTTTCTTTAACAGTTTTAATAATATCTAAGCATTGACCAAGCTCCATTCCCCTGTATAGACCACCAAGTCGAATAGGAACGCATTTATTCCACATCTCCCATTTATCTTTAGATAAAACCTTATGACCTTCTTCTATCCAATACTTTGATAATTCAGGAATTTTTCTTTTATGTTCTTTCTCTTCTTGAATTAATCTTTGACGACTCTCTTCTTGTTCTTTATTAAATTGTTCTAAAGTTTTTCCGGTGCAAAGCATATAAGCATCATCTAAAGACATATCAGATGTTAGTTTATTCTCATTGAATTTACCACAATATTTATTACCATCATTTGCTCTTTCATGTAATTCCTTTACGGCTCGTTCAATAGTCCAACCATGAACAAAATCAATCTCTCTATATTCCATGTTGTTTACCTCCTGTTATTTTATTCTCCTTTAAACTTGATGCCATTGCTTATTGTACTTAATTAAGATATTATTCAAATCGTCTATAATGTCGTCACATATTGCAATTTTCCCACACAGATACCCTTTATCCCAAAATCCATACTCTGATAGTGAACTATCATCTGACATCTGAGAAAGCTGCTTCTCATACCTTAGTTTTCTTTTTTCATATTTTTCAATTAATCCCATTTAAACCTCCAAAGGAAATCCAATTTCTTATGCGCAGTTACCCAAAATATTAAGCACCTTTTTTTCGCATTCATCTTCGTTCATATCTGCAATCAAAGATACTTCCTTCATTAATTGCTTAAAATTTGCCATAATAAATTGATAATCTTTGACATCTAAGTTTTCGTTTATATCTTCTCTCAAGTGATTCTTATTAAGAATACTTCTGTCAATATATACCTTTTTATTTAAACTATCTTTCAGCGCAACAATATCCGACTCCACTAATTCTTCGTCTACATTAAGTACTTCAATTGCTATGGATTTTGTTACCATTAAATCACCAATGGAAAATACATTATGGTCAAATCCAAGTATTCTACTAATCATATCAAATAACATCATTGCTCTGCTTTCCTGATTGGAGAGTTCCGTATTAGATAAATAACCTTTCACTACGACATCTTCTTTTAATTCAGAAATATGTAAAACATTATCTGATTCCTTCATTGTTTTTAAGATTGAAGTTTCAACATCGTTCCTGCTCACAATAATTTTTAAATCATAATGTTTTGCTATATTCAATTTATATTCATACTGTTCTACTTCATTAAAAGCTATAAAAAATACTGGTTCTTTTTCTTTTAAAATTACTGAACCTTTCTGCTCAATCAAATCTTGTTCTTTAATTTCTGGAATTTCTACATATCCATCTCTACTTGAATAAGATCCTTCATGATATATACGTCCTTTCGCCTCGTTAGGTCTATTCTGCAATTCAGGGATTATTGTTACTTCTTGCACAAGCTGTTCATTTTGTGAGGCTGCTTCTTTTCTTAAAAACAATTCATATCCTTTGAAACTATCAATATTTTTATCTTTTCTTCTTGCAACCGCTACCCCTTTTAAATATTTTATATCTTCCTCATTATTACTTTTAAAAGTCATAAATTTTATAAGATTTTTCACATTCTTTTTATTCACATAATATCCAATGCAAGATGAGTAGTTATTTATATCTTCAATTCCTTTCGTTAACAAGGAGTTACAATATTCTTCTACATACAATTTAACCAAATCTCGAAACGCATTCAATTTTTCATCTTTTATAATATCTTTTCTATCAGGCGAAGTAAGATTTAATGTTTTATCACTTACATGTAAGTCTCCTTTTAAATATGGCAAGTTTTCTAGTTTTGAGACCAACCTCCCCTTATAGAAAATATTAACATTATCTCCCCAACTATAGTTACCTGCAAGAGCAATCCATCCGCTACAATCATTATCTTCTATTGAAAATTGATATTCACTATCATCTCCCTCAGTTAAATCTTTCTTTTCAACTAATTCTCCATTATAATAAATATCTAATTCATGAACATATTTACCAAGTATTTTTACTCTTTCTTCAATATCCCAACTATTCGCTGTTTCAAAATCAAAGTTGTTTAAAACGAGTTTGAAACCATCATAATAATCATTCAATTCTTCAACTTCAATTTCTGTGTTACTGGTTGCAATCATTTTTTCTACATCAAATGTAATATATGTGTTTCCAGAATAAACATTGATTAAATTACTGACTGTAATATTACTAAAGAATCCCATGCCAAAAGGATTTTCAGAACTTCTCACATTCTCATCCCAACCACTTTCTGCAATAGAAAATAATGCTTGTGGATTTGTTAAAATATTTCCGTTGTTCTCTATAATCACTTTATTTTCATATCTATCAATTGTAATTTTAACTTCTGTTGCTTTTGCTCTTTGGGCATTTTGCACATCTTCATCAAGAAAGCAATATATGTCTTTAAACGTGCTTTGCCTTAATAATTTTAATTGATTGATAACGTTTACTTTTAATTCAACCGCCATTACTATCTCCTTTTCTCCTTATGAAATCTATGATTACTTTGATTCCTTATTAAGCCAATCACAATATTTCTGACAAGCCTCTTTGCTCATGAATGCAATTTTTTCTCCATATCTTTTACCATTGTGATATAGAATTACATCATCATTAAAGTCATCAAAAATACTTTCTATCCTAAATTCACTGTAATAATCATACGCTTCTGCATAATCCTTGTTTGGCTCGTGATTTTTAGTAAAATAGACTTTCTTTTTATCGCCGCACTTTGGTTTATATGCTTTATGAAATTTAATCTCCTTATTCAATGAAATAACTGGCTCATAGATATATGTTGGTCGAGAACATTCACACTCCTTGGTTACAGTTTCACCATTTGGATATACTGCAACAAGTTTTCTTTCTTCGTTGCATAAATTACATTTTGGTTTCTCATGAGGAACACGTTCTGCGTACCACACTTCTGAGTCTTCTAAAAGTTTCTCAAAAACTTCTTCCATTGTTTTATTGTAAAAGTCTTTTTCTACCTCTCGTTTGTAATTATCTATCTTGTACTGCAAATCTCTTTCTCTACAAGAAAGATTTAAATTTTTGTCATTGTACTCTTTAACCTTTTGCCTTAATTCTACATTTTCTTTTGTCAATCTGCTGATTTCAGAGTTTACATCTTCACGTAAAATTTCTCTGAACTTTTCTTTCATTTCATCAAAAAACATTTCGCCTTCACTTGGCTTATAAAAATCATCGTATTCTGGATACATATTCTCTCCTTTCATCGCAAGAAATTCCGCTTTACTGCGAACTTCGTATTATGCTATTCTCTGTTTAATATTCCCAATCATCATTTCTAACCTGGAATACATCGCCACACTCTTCAATATCTGGATAATTATATGTGGCAACATTCATAGCATATTTATCTATTTCGTATGCTTTATATGTAATATTTGTAAATCCCATTTTCTCCAAGCAATACCTACCAGTAGCAATACCATCATACAAACTTAGAACCTCAATAGGATAATCTCGTGGAACATTCTTCAATCCATGATTTAAAATGTGAATAATTACTTCTGCCGTCCATCCATTGCCAATTTGTTTATATCTTTGGGTAGCACTGTTTTTTGGTGCTGCTGTATAATTATCTGGTAATGTCTGTAGTCTTTCACATTCTAATGGTGTTAATTTACGGATAAGATAATATCCATCTTTTAGTTTTATTGGATATAATCCATCTTTATAGCCAATAAGACCGTCTTTAACAAGATAGATCATTTTCCCATCAACAGATAAATTTCCATTCTCATACCATTCAATCTTTTTATATTTGCTTAAATCAATTACTTCTATCTCTTCACACATAACATTGTAGGGAACACCTTTATGCAGATTTGCCAATAGACACTGAGACTTGTCTTTGTTAGATACTTGAATATATCCAAAATCAAAATGATTTCTTCCACCTGCTACAGTTCTGACCATATATTCCATTTCTTTTTCACTGAGATGTTTAAAACTGTTTTCTGTAATGGAAATTGGTGTCATATACAAACCAGTTTTTGCACCTTGACCACCACCGTTACTTGTAAGATTTACACTTTTCCCATCTGAGCTATATACTCTATGAGCCTGAGCAGTTGTGTCTATATCACCAATGCGAATAGGCTCGTCACTTTCTGTAATATTAACAGGGGTAAAAGCTACTTGAGTATGATGTTTTTTTAAATAATCTCGTGCATTTCCTGCTTGATGTTTTAAACAATAAGCTTTCTCTTTATCAACAATTCCATATTCAAGTACGTCTTTTAAAAAGATATGTCGATCTTCTGGTTGTGGAACATTTGGAATATTTGTACAATAAATTCTCTTCCTCTGTTGTGCTGATACCAAAGCACTATTAATATGTAATAGTGGATAACCCAATTCCTCACTAATCTGACTCTTTATTTCTTCCGCAGCAGATTCATTATTTTCGTACAAGAAGATATCTGGTTTCCACCTTTCTTTCGCCACTACATAATTTAAGAATAGTTCCCATCCTTCTCCCTCTGCTTTTGTCTCACGATTTTTTCTTTGTGCAATAGACCAATGAGTGCATGGCGAACCACCTATTAACAAACGTAATGGTCGTCCATTAAGATCACAATAATTATTTTTTTTATTCTCTGTCAAAATCCTTTAATCTACAGAGATTGCGCAATCATTTATCCTAGAATTTACTGTTAAATCCTTTCTTCTTAATTATTTTGTTGTAAAATCCTATGGAATTAGCACGTCTACTAAAAACCATATGAAAAAAATATTTCTTGTTACTTTTATTTGGAAATTTGGCTGAATCGCCAAGATAGAAATTTCTATATATGATTATTCTTCGTCTTGAAATGATTTAATTCGATTTTCTAAATAATCAATCTCATCATTCCAATGGTCTATTAACATGTCTTCGATTTGATGCTTTGCATCTTCTATGCTGTCTGCAAATAATGTATCATATTCAACATTTAGTTCTTTTGATACATATATAAATATGTTTTCGTCTGTCTCATCTTGTACAAAACCAGCTACTACATTTTCATCATCTTCTTCATAAAATTGACTAAAATGTAATCTGTAACATTCCTTACCAAAGTCATTCTTTTCACCTGTTTCCCAATATTTCTTCACACTCTCACCTCACTTATTCTCTGTATGGTTCAGGTAACGGCATCCAAGCTCTCATACCGTCAGTAATTCTTCCCCAATACCATGTCCCATCATAGTATTGTCTTTGTACTTTTGTTACCATACCTCGATTTGTGGTAACAAGTACATTGATTACTTTCTTACCTTCGTATCTTTTATCATCTTCTGGCATTTGTCCTTCAACACATTTAATCCACTCCAATTATCATTTCACCTCACTTTACAATATCCTAACAATCTGTTCATACAAACAAATATCTCTGTCGTTAATTATCGTATTTACATGCATGTGACCAAACAAATGCTTTTTATATTCAGTTGCAGCTTTCACTTCTTCCAAATAATTAGTCAACACATCTGGTTCATACAACCCTTTGCCACCCATAAGATACAACTCTGACGTAGAGGAACTATGCGTGATAATATAATCAACTATATTATTATTCTCTTTTAGAACATCTAGTCCATGCTGCATTTCTTCATCTGTCGGTAATTCCTCTTCCCACCAAGTAAGTCCTTTAACTCGATACATATACTTACCTTGTTTATCAAGTTTCTTTGCTTCCTCTCTCCAACTCTCATCATTATAATCAAGAATACCATCCTGAATATCATGACTTGATGCACCACCAAAAGCAAAGAATTTCTTATCTTCAATAGTAAAAACTTCACCACGCATTAAATGCAATACATTGGATCTAATTTCATGAACCTTGCCGCCACACCATTCTTTTATAGGATAACTATAGATTCTTGGAAAACATTCATGATTTCCATCAACAAATACAATTGTGAATGGTTTCTGATTTAACCAATTCAACCAATATTTTTCCTGTTTGCTTTCACCATCTCTGTTCCACGCAAGACCAAAATCACCAAGAATAATTACAGTGTTCTCAGCTTTATTACCAGAGAAATCTTTCTGTTCATAGAAACTATCTTTACTTAATCGTGTAGGATTTCCATGTATATCGCCTGTTACAAATACTGCCATAATTCACCTCTTACACACTAAAATCTCAACATCCATATCTGCAAAAACATCTTTAATCTGTTCTGAGACATCGTTCCAGTTCAGCCTATCTAAACCACAACCAATTACAGGCATTGCAATCTTTTTAATATTATTCTTTAAACAAATCTGTTTCATCTTGTCAAGTGCAAGTCTCATTGTAATAATTGTTGGCTTGTGGAAATATCTCTCTTTTGTAATAAGATTAAATACTCTATCTTCTAATAGACAATCACCACCAATTCTCTTATGAGTATATTGATTAAGATAATCTGGATATTTTGTCTGTAATTTTCGTTTCATATCAAATCTTTTATTGAATTCAACTACAATCCCTTTACCCATTCCAAAATCAGCACTAATACAATGTGCTAAATAATAATCTTCTGGTACTGTAAATAAGTCTTTATGCTCTTCTCTATACGTCATTTATTTTACCTCACTTATTCGTTATCATATCCAAAAACAACAACTCATCTTTCTTCAATGTGATGTCATAATCTTTCCACTTTTCCATCAGTTCTCTTGTATCAAATCCATGCGCTGCAATTACCGCATAACCATGAGGAGTCTTATGGCAGTCATTGTGAATACCTAATAATCCCAAATCTGTTCTAAATTGACCAAGTAATTCTTTATCATCCACATCAAAATCAAACAGCCATTTACTCTCGTCACGATTCTGTACCTGTAGTGCAACGGATGCTAATGTACGATTAAACTGTGTCATACTTGGTTTATCTCTCAACAGACGGATAATAAATTCTTCTCTGATTTTCTCTTCATTCCTAGAATTGACCGACCTGTATAGTCTTGTCTGTTCGCCAGGAACTCCTTTAGCCGCAAAGTTCCTAAATTTTTCAATTATTTTGTTTTCATTTTCTTTGTATTCAAGGATTGTTTCTACTCGTTGCTTAAAGTTTGGGATATCCTTATTATCCTTATTTCGAGAACGCATTAGATATACATATAAGTTTGACATTGTATTATTCTCCTTACTTATTCAAAACAATCAAAATGTTACTCAGATATAAAGCGTAGAATACTAAATAGCCACCACCTGCCAAGAATAATAATTTGAACACAAAGTTGACAACATTCTTTTTCGTCCATGTTATCCCAACAATTAGATTGAAAATTCCCATAATCAATAAAATAATATTTAAAATATTCATATTTCACCTCCAAAATTCCGCAAGAAATGTGCGATTCATTCTAATGTAAAACATATGCCATATATAGTATATATTGCTTATTTTTAATACTATATATGGCATATTTGCAACAATTACTCGCCTAACTCTGCAAGCGCCTTATCCAGATCCTCATCAGACATATTTTCAAGTGCTGCATCCTGTCTCTTAGCCTTGATTTCAAGCAATCTCTGTCTCATCTCAGCATTTTTCTTAGCATCTTCTCTCTTCTTTTTCTCATCCAGCTTCACGCCAACAATATACTTAACAATTTCAATCTTGTTAGAGATCTCCTCATCTTCCTTTGACTTAGTATTCAGAAGACTCTCTTCCTCAGACTTCTTTACTTCCGCATTGAGCGTCTTAAACACTGAGTCCAGATTTGTGAGAGATAAATCCCACAAATCAATTACATTAATCATCCCTCTGAATGGGAACTGATAGTTTGCTCTTGTTGCATTAATAAATAATTCGTTGTTTGTCATAATAATAATCTCCTTTTCTAATTAAAACTTAATCTTCATTACACGCTCTGTTGCGCCCTTAACCTTAACAACTAAATCTGCTCTCTTTGTCATAGAGAATCCAATTCCTGAAAGCTGATCATCAGTATCTTCTACATGACACTTAGCACCTAAAGCCTCAAATACTCTCTTGTGCTTTTCAAGGTCACTCTTTAAGAACTCATTGTAATAGCCATTAGGACTTTCGTTGTTAACACAATCCTTCAGGAAGAAGAATAAATGTCTGTGACCAATTCCGTCCTGTTCGTCAAAATAGTTTGGACTATAACTGATTACTGATACAGGAACGAACTGATTTGTATTTACACCCCAAATCTCACGGCTTGAAATAGATGAATTTCCTGCTAATTTCTCCTTAATTGAGAAGTTTCCATTCTCATCGAGTGTTACTTCTGCAACCTGAACCTTTTCATCAGTTCTCATTGACTTATCGTAATCAAACTTGTAAATTTCTCCATTAAATTCAATCTCAGCTCTAAATCCATGCCTTACGCTGCCCGAATACTGATGTACAAAGAATTTATAAACACCTGGTTTCATTCTTGACAGGTCTTCCCAAGTAATATTCTCTACTGCAACCTTTCCATTTGGATAAATAATATCAACGTCTAACTGACCACCCATTCTTGAAACATTTGGCTTTCTACAATTACTAAAGAAAATTTCATTCTTATCTGGCTCAATACAATGTGCATCAAGGTCGTAATTATCATGACCATCTTCATTCCACTGAATAGAAAATCTGAGTACACCATCGACATTACCGCCAGCAGCTTTTACATTCTGCTTCATATCAGAGTCAGTAATGTTTCCTGAATAAGCCCAAGATAATCCATTATTCCATTTGAACATTGTCTTAGAATCTGGATTAACAGGTGCAATCATAGAAACAAAGTTCTTCTCATGCTTATTCTCTACAAAAGCTTCAATTTCTTTTGCAGTTGGAAGTACCTTATCAATGAAATCCTGTGCTGAAATCTCCTCAACCTTAGAAAACTTCTTAGGACTTACAGCAACATCTTTTTCCATCTGACCAAAAATATCATCTGCGCCAACCATTCTTCTTGCAGCACTCTTGTTTGAGAACAGTACATTATTTACAGTAATATCATTCAGATTAGCAAATCTTCTTTGTAATGAATCCATATATCCAAGTTCTGTAATGGTTTTCTTTGCATCCTCAAGCATCTTCTTTGTAAAAATAGCCTTTGGACGTTTATAATTACTTGGAGCAACAATCTGCTCATACTTCTTAACTGCTGTGTCAAGATCCATATCCTCACTTACATTGATAAGAAGTGTTCCAATAGAATGATTTCTAATTCTACCGATAGCCATACCTGCTGTTACCGACTTCTCCCAAGCATATAAATCCTTTTCAGTATCAGAAGTCAGCTTATCATATTCTTTCTTATACTTCTTAAACTCTGTGAGTACGCCTTTCCACTCTTCGCCCTTGTAAAGTGTATTTGAATTGATAAGTTCAAGAATTGTATCGAGTGCTTCCATAGTAATCTCATCGAGAGAACGCTTAAATACATTTCTTGTATCTCTGAACTGTCCTTTAACTTCCTCGTTAGAACAACTACTTCTATTTACGAACTTACTTGGAAGCTCTAAGAAGAAATGATCCCACTGATGAGACTTTCCATTGATTTCCTCAAAGTTAAAATCTGTACCAATCTTAGGGAACTTAGTTGTGTAAATATCTGTGACTGTATGAGCTTTTACAAAAGCATCAAGTGCATCACATACTGGCTGATATGTTGTGTCACCAAGATTCAGTTCCCAGATTGTGTGAATCTGATTATCCTTGATAGTGACAGCAGAACCAATATTCTTGATAAACTGTCTACAACAACTGCAATCATGCTCTCTGCGCTCTCTGAAAATCTCATTTGTACCAGCAGGGAAGCTATCAAGATATGTATTCCATAATTCATCCTTATCTACATTTACCTCAAATAAATGTGTAGCCTCTTTCTGCATTTCATCGAAGTGCTTCTGTAAAGCCTTCTTAAATTTCATAAATCCATCCATATTTTGTACCTCTTCTTTCTTATATTTATTTTTGTTAATTGTTTCTACTGTTATATTCTCCGTTTTATTTATTCCTATCTTCAATAAACTCATATCCCACTAATCTAATTGACACAAGCATAGCCATAAAATCAGAGGCACTTTCTACTTCAATATCACAATTCATACCAATCTCATCAAACATCGTAACTTCATAATATCCATCACAATCTCTAAAAATATCATTAAATGGATTTGACTCGTCTGATTCCTCATCAAGAACTTCTTCTACCATATCTTCTAAATAACCAATAAATTCATACATTGGAATATTTACAGAAGTAAATGGAACAATAATTCTTCTTATAGCACCATCACAAGCAAATAAAAGTTCATATTCACACTTAAAACTTCCGTTCATACAGTATGAATGATCAACATGGTCTTCGATTATTGTTGGCTTAAATTTGCTACTTTCCAATATGTTATACATAACATAATAGTCTACAACCTTCTTTTCTGTGCAGTATTCTATATCAAATACCGTTCTATGTTTTTCATAAAGACTGCATTTCTTTTTATACTCATCAAAATAACGGGTATTTCCTACCTCTTGATCTCTTTTAAAAAATGATTCAAACTTGTCATTGGTTTTGTCATATCTACCAATGCATTCTCCATATGTGTCTGGAAAAATATTACCTCGTATTTTTAATTCCATTTTATTAGGTAATAAATCCAATCCTTTTTCTTCTAAATTTTCTACTGAAATAGCTGTGATATTCATATTTTCTCCTTTCTAAATTCCGCATGAAACGAAGTTTTCTTGTTATCTTTTATATTCTATCCATTTATCTGAACCATTGAATTTCACTTTTACTTTCGTAGGGCATCCGTCTGGAATAGATTTTAATGATTTATAGTCGCCTATAATTGTTGCTGTTTCCAAAACTTTGTGATTCTTCTCACATTCCATTGCTTTTTCTTTATCTGCATAATCAGTATTGCAGAACTGACAAGTATATAATGTCTTTGTAATCATATAAATCTCCTTTCATTCTCCAAAGAAATCGAACTTTACTGTTATTTATCTACAACAACTATCTCTTTGCCACAATAAGGACAATATTTTAAATTTGCCATATTTTCAGGTATCCTCCAATATGGATCATCAGCATCGTCATGTTCTTTCGGGCAAATCGTTCTATAATCGTATTTTATCCATTTACAAGTTTGTATTTCCTCGTATCTTCGAAGTACAACATTTCCTCTATCAATAAATATTTCCATTGGCTCACCAGTTGCATCCGTTTTTCCAAACACCTGCCTTCTAATTTCCTTTGGAATTACTATTCTACCTAAATCATCAACTCTACGAATTATTCCTGTTATCTTCATCTTTTCACCTCACAATCCAAATAAAGAGAATTTTCAAGTTCAATCACGATTGTCTTCTCTTTCATAATTGTAAATACCAACTACTTTTGCTATTTCTATGCAGCACTCATAATCATCTAAATCAGGTGATTGCAATAGTTTAATAATCTTATTTATTTGTTCTTCGCAATTCATATTTTTATCTCCCAATCTAAAAAAATTTCTTATTCTAGTAAATATATTACATTTATAAACAGTCACTAAATTCTAAATATTTAAGTATTTATTGATTGCATTTTCTACGTCAGCTAATCTCACCCACGGATTTTCCTTGTCCTCTTCGTAAATTGGTGCATCTCTCCGTTTTGCACTTTCCACAACATCCGTCATCACAGCAACGGAATAATTTATAAGAGTTTCTTTTTTAATTTTATCAATTGCATCCTGTTTATTAATTAATTTTCCCATATCTTCTCCTGCTATAAGTTCTAAATGTTCAGGTAAAGGTTCTATATTCAATTTAATCCAATACAATTTCTACACCTTCGTCTTTGTACACTAACTGTCCTATTCCACCTTCATACATAATTTCATACGCACCAACATTATCTGTAACACTGATAACATCATCCCTGCTTATTAAAATATTCTCACCCTTTTTTACTGTAATTTTCATGTATTTTTCCTTTCTCCGTTAAAGTTCAGATTCTATGGTATCCAGTAATCTCCCTCTAATGCATTTTTAATTCCGCCTCCTAAACAAGAAAAGAAAACGCCCTCTTCGTCACAATCGTTTTGCCAAAGTCTTGCACCTAAATCATTCAGAATTTCACTTGCTTTTTTTAATATTTCCTTTTCTTCCTCTGAAAAATCAATTTCTACATCATTACTCTTATAAAAGTTAGCCATCTTTTTTCTACCTCCATTTTAATTTGTTAAAGTTCAGTTTAATTGTCTAAAATATAGTCCAGCTCTTTTTCTACGTTTCCTTGCTCGAACTGAAACATGATTCTTTCCCATTCTCCGCATCTGCACCGCTCTAATAAAGTAAAATAGTCATTTCTGCAACTATCTAAATATGTCTGTTTAACAGCTTCTTTACACTCTGTAATTGTTACATGTTGCTCACTATCACTTTTATTATGCTGCGTAGTTAATCTGTACTTCATATCTGATACCTCCGTTAAATTCTAATTAAGTATTTACATATCCAAATAATCTCTTATATCGTCAACAGAACTTGCAAGGAAGCTATTAAAAACCTCATCAATTTTTTCAAGTAATAGTTCATTATCGCACCCATCATTTTCCATTTGATCTGCAAAGTTTTTTTGTTTACATCTAAAAATACCGTTTTCCTCTCTGCACCACTCTTTTTTATATAAATTCCCATCTACCTCCAATGTTTCATTTACACCATCTTCTGTTGTCTCAATAATATATTTCATCTTTTTACCTCCACTTCTAATTTATAATCACAATGTTATTTACATATACTTGATGATATTTTTTTGTTCCAGGTTCATATATTTCTATCAGACCATACTCTTCGTCTATCGTTTTTACATATTTACATGGAAAATATTCATCAGGATATTGACTTGGTAATCCAAATTTCTTATGCTGTTTTATAATCTGATTCATTTTCTTTCTTGTATTTATCATAAATTCATCATATTCTCTTATATATGCTTCATGCGATTCTCTCGTAATTTTCATTTATTCATCTCCTTAAATTATAAGCATTTCACTTAACATTTTTTACATTCTGTACCCATCTAACACATCGTCAGAAAAACCAAAATAAGCATATATATCTGCAATATCATCAATACAATTATCCTTGGAATACATTTCAGCCATTTGTCTTGGATGATTTGTAAAGAAATAATCTAACAATTCTCCAAATTTCTGTGGGATAAGTTCATAGTATTCTGGGGTTCTCAAAACAATAACAAGTTCACCATTTTTGCTATAAACATTTTCTACAACACAATCTTTCCAATTTTCAAAATCCCAAATATTCGCTATATTACTTTCACCTGTAGGATAAACCAGTCTAATTGGCTGTTTTGTTGATAAAATTTCGTTCATATCTTTTAACTGAATCATTTTCTTTTCCTCCAAATTTTCTAATTATCATAACTTATGAAGCCTAATATTAATTTCTTGAATGTTTTTCTGCCATTCCCTAAGTTCTTGAAAAGTCATTCGATCACAATATAATTCCTTTTCAACATCTTTTAATAATAGTGAATCAAAATCATTTAAAATTGATTCTAAACTTTCTTTATCTGACATAATATTTCTCCCAACATCTTGATAATAAATTTCCTATTCCTATTACAAATTAAATTCAATACAAGGTTTCCCATGATATTCTGTAATTTCAAACCATTCAAATTTATAAGATAAATCTTTTTCAGTAAGTTCATTAATCTCAGCTAACTTCGATTCACCATGATTATGAATCCAAATAAACTGAATGTGTTTTGACTTATCTATAAGATCTTTTATACGCATATAATCACTCCTATCTAAATGCTCATTTCATCTACATAAATTGTGCTATCTTTTATTTCCCACTAGCTCCTTTCTGAACATATTTATCAAAACTATTTTTCATATATGTAAAATTTGTTTTCTGTGAAGGACTGAAATTTATCTGGTTTTTATATCTCTGAATCCATTTTTCAAATTCCTCATCTTGTTCTTTCATACAAGCATAAGCCATAATAGCAATTACAGCCCTTTCACACTGCTGATATACAGGCTCGTCCACCCTTACGCAATCCTCAACCATATCTCTGTAAAACTCAATATCCTCTTCTGTAGCGTCAGGATTTGCATTTTCTTGAACAAAAGAAAGAGTTGTTTCTTCTGGATTTATTGTTAATGTTTCTGTGTCAATATGTAAATAATCCATCATCAAAGCAGTATATATATCAATTTTAGCTTGAATAATCTTTTTGTCAGATGTGCCAGCTTCTTTATCAAGCAGATCATAACTCCACTCGCCAATAACTTTATCATGCAAGTCATTTACAAGAGCATTTACAAACTCTGCAAATTTATTATCTTTAACACCAAGCTTTGTGAATTTATCAAATGTAGCTATCCAGCAAAGAATATCTTTAAATACGAATATATTCTGAAATTTGTTTCCACAAACTTTTGCAATACGATTTCCGTATTCATTGACCTTTTCAAATTCATCAAATGAAGAGTTTTCTTCAAGATATTCATTTCTATCATTTGGTGTCTTCTTCCAATCATTAAGATGGAACGTAGCCATTACAGAATTTGCAACTGTTTGCTCGTATGTACCGTTCTTACGCATTGACTTTGAGTAAGAAACACAATTTTTGTAAAACTCGTTATTAGCAATGTTCTTAATTTTTCTTGCATATGTAGGAATCCATGTTAGAGCCTTCTGGTTTGAACCCATACTCTTGTTGCGGTTATAACGTCTTACAAGCTTGCTTATTTCCTGCATAGTGCAATTTTGATGAATTACAATACGAATCTGATAATCATCGAATTTCTTCTTAAGTTCATCTGGCAACTGTTCGAAAGTTTTATTTTTAATATCAAACTCCCGATTTTCCCAAAGAATACTACCATCTTTATCTTTGATAAGATGTCCTTCATCATCCCTCATTTTCGCTTGATACTGAATAACGCTATTCTCAAAAGATTTAGTTGTTTTCCAGTTCATATGACGGAACTTATTTAAAGCTGTAGTTCTTTGAATACCATCAACGATATATTGCTGTGTTAAATCTCCACCTAATTCCTCTTCACCAAGAATAATAGGAGGAATATAATCTTCTGTAAGTACAGTAACAATAAGCTCATTTATCGCCGGGTTGTCCCAGCAAAACATTCTCTGTACATCCTGATTCTCCGATATATCTTCACTATTTACACTTTTTAAATATGAAGATAATGCGATTGCTTGTTCCCTTACTTTCTTTGCCATAATAAATTCCTCCCATTTTTACATTAATTCTCTAACGTTTTCATAAGCCTGAATAGCTGCTATATGATTACCATAATCTTTTTTAGAAATATGTAATAACTCTTGTATGTCTTTAGTTTCATAACCTTTTATCATATATGATAAAATTTCTCTTTGTATATCTGATAGTTTACTTAGATAATTTCGAATCTTAATATCACTTAAATCTTCATAAAATAGTTCATCATACAAATTTTTAAATGTACCAGGTATCATTTCTTTTAAGTCTCCACCATCTTCCATTGGAGCATCTAGTGATATATTCTCAATTCTTTTAGGTCTTTTATGAATATCATCCTCATCCCGTAGAATCTTTCCATTTTTATCTCTTTCCAGATTACTTGATTTAAGAGTATATTTATTATCTCTTATCCATGTGCTTGTCTTTCGCATAATATTTCCAGTAAGAAAAGTCTTAAAAGAAGACTTTGAATGATCATATTGAACAACTGATTCTATAAGACAATCCGTTGCTACATCGTATAAATCTTCGTATTCGCTTGTGCTAACTTTCCCTTCCCAAACCTTATGACATATTGGTTTTAACTTTTTCATATCATCCTGCATGTATGTATTAATGATGTCCAACATTTTTTGATTGGATTTAATGATTAACATAGTTTCTTTTGTTATCATTTTATATGTCCCTTCTTATTTAATTCTCTATGTAAATACTCTCCAAAAGTCAATTCACTAACTTGTATATTTGTGTACTTTGTTTCACTAAAGCATTTGGGACATCGTGAAAATTTCTCATTCTTATCTTTCGAGAATGACATTACATTTTCCATTGGAGTGTTACAATTTCTACAAATAATCATTTTCATCACCTCGCTTAAAAATCGAACAGTTCATTCATAACTCTTGGTTCATATTTTCTTCCATCTAATCCGTTAATCATCTTTTGTAATTCATCACTTACCGATTCAGATATCTTCTTTCCAAGAATAACATTTAGAACATCTAACTCATTCTTAATACTTCTCCTTTTCACTCTCCTATCTTTTATCATTTTGTATGCCTTATAGCCTTGTGCTGCATTAAGGTTACAGAATTCTATGTAATGGTTTATGTCACAAAGTTCCTTATCAACTTCGCTTAACTGATTAATCAATTCTTCTTTTCTATGTAATGCTTCAGAAGCAAGTCCGTTTAATCCAGATATCTTATCTACCCAATATTGGATATTTTCTGCAACTGACACCGTTTCTGTATTCTCTTGCACTTCTGCATGTGTGATTTGTTTTACCAACTTTGGTGGCGTGTCGATTTTCTGAATATGAAAGACCGATTTCAATGCCTTTGGTAAATTATTTTGATACACAGAATTAGCTTCTTTATTTCCAAATACATCAGCAAGTGCTTCATTAGATGTTGGAACGTATTTATTATTTCTGTCACGCATAACCCAGCGAGTTCCATCAGTAATAACATATTGAGCCAATACATTCATCTCCCTTCTACTATTATTTTGTAATGGATCATATAGGACTCGAACCTACGACTTACCGGTTATGAGCCGGTTGCTCTGACCAACTGAGCTAATGATCCTTAACCAATGCCAAGACTGACGGGTTATGGCATTGGATACATCCGTAAGTGGACAAAACTTTGCAAGAATTAATGTGACCTACAATCCACAACTAGCCGACCGCTAGGCTTGCCAACAAAATTTAAATCAAGAAACGAACTGTTGGCTATGTAACTCTTTAGCGAGTTATTCTCCATAAGAACTTACGCAGCTTACAGTCTGCGCTTACAGAATTATCTGCGTTCTAAGAATTTTGGGTGCAAAATTCTTATAGCAGGGCATATTGGATTCGAACCAATGAATGCAGGAATCAAAATCCTGTGCCTTACCGCTTGGCGAATGCCCTATAATTTATTCTCTATATTAAATTGTAAAAAATGGATTTTTAAAGCAGAAATACTCGAACTACTTGACTTTCAAAGAAAATCTATGTATTATAATTTAACGTAGAACTTTTGTTCTGCCTTACGATAGCTTATGCTGTTGTATGTATTGGTTGGATAGAGTTGAGCATTTGGTGTTCCAGCACCGCTTAACTCTATCTTTTTTTTGTTTTACAAGAACAATATTAGAACGTATGTTTGCTTTTGTCAACTGTTTTTTCGAACATGTGTTTGTTTTTTGTTCTATATATATTTATCATATTTTTAGTCCAATAAAATGGACATTTTTATTCTCTAAGCTTAAGTGGAAAATTTATATTGTGTATCATTAACTCCTGAATTCCTTCTAAACACAATCTTCCGAAAATTTCATTGTCTTGATAATCAACTGTAGACGCACTATTTATCATATTTTTCCCTTCGTCAACACTAATCTGTCTTGGTTTTGTATGAATAAATGTAAGTCCATTAAATGAATCTATCCAAATTTTTCCGGGAGCTTCATCAATAATTTTTTTTGCCATTTCTTTACTTACATACATTACACAGTTACCTCCTCTAGCCTATATTCTGTTCCAAAAAATAAAGAATTGAAACAAACTTTATCAATTAATTTTTTTTCTTTTTCGTCTGTAACAGTTCCTAATTTATTAATTACTTCTTCTTTTGAAATAGTAATTAACTGTTCACCAAGTAGCATTGAATATTCTGTCAATCCATTTTTATCATCTGCATTAATACAACCGTGAACTGGCATATTCAATTTCTTTATTTTTGAAGTCAAAGGCATCACTGTGATTATCGTAGCGTGTTTTGTTCCAATCGGATTCGACACGATAACATATGGACGTTCTTTTGTTTGGACTGATCCACCTTCATATTTTACGTTTGCCTTAATTATATCGTATCTTTGTAAATCCATATGTATCCTCCTCTCTTCTATTTATGTAATGGATTACCTTTGATACTATGCATTATATACCTGCAAATGATATATGTCAAGATATATTATTGTAAAATATAATATTTTATGATAATCTATTTACAAAAATGTATAGGAGGTAAAATATGTTACAGCTAGACATAAAATCCATTCTTATAAATAAAAATAAAACACAATATTGGCTTGCAAAAGAAACTGGTATAGCACCTAACGCAATAAATAAAATATATAATTGCGAGACAACTAATATACGATTTGATACTCTTGAAAAGATTTGCATTGCGTTAGAATGTTCTCCAAATGAACTTTTCAAGTCGTCAAATATCAGAATGCAATCACTTATCCAAAATAATTAAATAAATATTTCACTTAAGCTAACCATAGAAATTGGTATTTCCAATGGTTGATATTGTGGATTTTTAATTAATCCAAATTCATTTCTATTAGCTATTTTAATGGTATAATTGGGTTCAACGATCTCGTTGCTGAACCCAATTATTATGCCTACGCCGTAATTCTTTTCGTATTTTTGCAGCGTCTCTATCATTTCTCTTGTGCTTATTACTTTCATTACATATTCTCCAAAACTGTTTTCATTCCCACAGCTCCATTGGCATAATTATTAACTGTTGTATTTACACTACTATGCCCCAACTGCTGCTGAACAAATGCAAGATTTCCATTTCTGTTCATTATACTAGCATAATAATGTCGCATCATATGTGGAGTAATACCATTTCCATAATTCTCAAATATCTGTTTGATATTTCTCTCTGTTGTACGTGTACCATTTTTATTTACGAACACAGCTTCTTTGTCTACAATATTATCCAATGTATTTCTATACTCTAACCATTCTCTTAATGCTTTCAGAGCAGATCCAGTAAGATACACAGGTCTTTTTTCAGTTTCTCTTTGATATCCTTTTGGTAAAACCATAATATGTGACATATCATTAAGATCAATATATTCATTATTTTCATCTAAATGCAAATCTGATAAATCCAAGCCAGCAAGTTCAGACTCTCTTATTCCAGTTCCTCTTAAGACACGAAAAATAGCAATATTTCTATTCCTTACACATTCATCCTTTTTCCACATTATTTTTTCTTCCATATCATTAAGCTGATTTTCTGTTGGAAGTTTTTGTGTTAAGTTGTTTTTAGAAGATATTCCTTTATATTTTATTTGTTTACTAAAATCTTCCATACTGTTATAGAGTTCTCTCAATAAACATTCTCTATATGAATATACATTTTTTATAAAACTTTTTATAATATTCTTTCTTGTTTCCGTTGTGGTTGGTGACATTCCATTTGTTTCTTTATATCTAAGGTATGAACTAATATTTTGTGGTCGTAAGTCACTAAAATCAGAAACTTCTATTTCAGAAATTGATTTTTTATTAATGATATTACTTTCAATCAACCACTGTAAAAAATCTTTAATTGCCACTAAATAATTTAACGCTCCACTTTTACTTTCCAATTCATTCAAGTAACCTCTTAAAAACTGTGGTGCGTTTAACTCATCCAACTTCCTATTAAGCTTTTCAGCATTTTTGTTTTGTACTTCTATTTTGTAACACATGTTCATCAACCTCTCTTTCCTACATACATATTCTCTGTTTTCCATTCGGGTAGTAACTCATTATTCTCATCATAATATTTTGACTTAATTTTCTTTGCATATTCCATTCGCTCGTCAAAATCATCACACCACCTAACTTCAAGATTTTTAGTTCTCATTTGCAACTTTGTACATAGACAACACAAGTTTTTTACATGGTCTTTTTCTCTCATATTCTGTCTACGCATTTTATCACCAACTTGATTTTTACTAAGACATCTTAAACAGATAAATTCACTTGATCTGTTTGTGTTGTCATGTCGTTTACTCATAATTTTATTTACCTCGTTTTCTATACTAAAAAAGAAGCAGTTGATTTCTGCTTCTAATACTTATTTCTATATTTAATTTGCTTTCAATAAGAAAGCAATTTTTCTTTTGGTTATACGGTCATTTCAAATTCGTAAATGTCAAACTCATCAAATAGTTGCCATTTATTATTTCCAAGATAAGAAACATCAATATCTCTCATTCCTCTTGTTAAATATAATTTATCACGTTTCCCATCTACAATCTCTTTCATTTTGCTAAGAATTAATTCTGAAGGTTGGTCTACCTGAATTGGCATAGTTCCATCATATTTTGAATCTTTCCAATGCAAAATAAATAAGGTTTTACTATTGACACGTTTTATTCCTTCTATTGTACAATCATAAAATTTAGGTCTGTATCCCAAGTTATTCATATTATCATTTCCTTTCCGCAAGAAATCGTCATTTACAGTGGAGTTTTACCAATGTTATACCTCGCAATTCTTTCGCCAATCTCTTTATTGCCTGGACACTTCTGTAACTGATTTATTGAAACATGTCGCTGTTCAATATAACCATCTTCCATTTCAAAATCAACATCTGCTTCCTCATTTGGATTTTCCCATGCATAATCTACAAATGTTCCAAACAATTCTAAATTTTTGTGAAACACTTTATCGCCTTTTTTAAATTCCATCTATATCACCTCTTCCAATCTTCCGAGTAAATCATTTATTTTAGCACTTATATTTTAATTCGTATTTATCGTTATTCGATAATCCAGTAGATTCATCTAAAATATCTTCATTTACTTCATACATTCTTAATGCAAGTTCGGTTATCCTTAATTCTTTTAAAGTAAGACATTTAGCTGTATTGATTTTTTCGATAATCTCTTTTGAAAATTCGTACATTATATTACCCCAATCCTAATTTATCTGCACATTTTCTACAATAGAACCGATCTTCAATTCCATCGTAAAATCCATCGTCATAACTACCTCTGACACATTTTATATTTCCAGAAAATGATTCTCTTTGCTCTGTCAGAATAAACTTTCCACATCTACTGCATGTGATGTCCCATTGTTCCATTATTTATTGTACCTATTTGTACTCAGTGTCTAAAAATGAAGCCAATGAATATATATCATCAACTCTTTTATCATTTTGATTGCAATATGCAACGTATTCATCTTTTAATGCAAATAAATACCCAGATATTTCATCTATTGATAAATTCTGTTACATATCTGTTTGTAATTTTTCATACTGTTTCATCTATATCACCTCTTTCAATCTTCCGAGTAAATCATTCTTTCTTAGTCTTCTAATATCTCTTCTGGCTCTCTTTCTTCAAACTCTGACCATCTGACATCCTCTGTATTGAAATCGCTTTCTGTACATTTTCCATCCTCATAAAAAGAAATTTCACCGTTTGCATATAATTCATGTACTGCTTCTGATATATTCTCTTTCATGTCAAAGCTCGGCAAATCATCTTCATGGTCTTTTATCCATTGTTTTACTTTCTTTACATCTTCATCGCTTAGATGTACCGTATACCATATTGTTGCAATAACTTCTATTTCCATTCCCATAGAATCACCTCCAAAGGAAAGTTAATTTAATAGCATGATGATTCAATTGTATAATTTTCTTCACCATATTCTTCATCGCTTTATTTTTTATATAACATTCCATTTGTAATTCGTTCTTTTGTTCCATCTTTCCATTCTACAGTATATCCTATACCAACATTACTAATAATGACACCCGTTTTTTGCCTAAAAAAATCTGTAACTTCATCTCCTTTTTTCAAAGAAGCCCACTCTTTATAATCTTTCATTTACTTTACCTCAATTCCCATGATCTCACAAAATTCTTTGTCCTTAATAACATCTACAATTTTGAAAAATCTATGTGCGATCTCATTAAACATATCAGCTTGACAAATCGCTTCTGCTGCTTTTGGATGTTCACTTTCCACAAAAGTTCTATATTCTGTTACAAGTTCTGAAAACAATTCCTTTTCTTCGTCATTTTTACAACTGACACGCTTATAACTTTCATAGCATTCCTTTAGTTTATCATTTGGAATGCCTATAAATAAATTTCTTCTCAACATAATATTCTCCATTTCTATACCAAAGGAAAGTTAAATTTCTTTGCCTTTTACTCACAAAAATTTTTAGCCCACAAAATACTCCCGTCATTGTTGCAGGTTAATTCAATCCCATATTTTGTTTTAAACCATATGTCAAGCCATTCAAGGAAGTCTTTTGTAACATTAATAATGTAGCTACTAACACAATTCATATTTGGCAATGCAATTTCCATATGTGGAATACGTGAATATTCTGTTTTCCCCTCATACTCATATCTGAATGGACAACCCTTAACCGCTAATTCGTTATTCAATTCTATTACCATTTCTCTTGTTATCTTCATACTATTACCTACATTCTTAAACCCATAGTAAACTTAATTTTCTTAGCTTTTATATCTGATATTCAGATGCACACTTGTCACATACACTAAGGTTATCTTCTTCAATATAATTGCCACATAACTTACAATGATGTGCTTTATGTTTATTTTGTTCTATTTGAAGTAGTATATCTTTTTCTCTTTCTGCTTCGTCTAAATCAATATCAAAAAACTCAGCAAGCAATTTTTCTTTGTCAATATAATCTCCATTTCCCATAACATTAGCAAATGGATTTTCCCTCTTTTGTTTTCTGTCAAATACAGTATATTTACCTAAAAACCAATCTAAAAATTCTCCGCATAATTGTGACTGTTCTTGAATTTCTACCATTTTATCCAATGTTGGCGTTTTTGATTTTTCCATAAAATATCATCCTTTCATAGTAAACTTAGATTTCAAGTCCATTTTCCATACATTTTTCTGCAAATTCGCTTGAATTATCTCCAACAATTTTCCTGTAAATGTGATTCCAATCGGTATTTCCAAACGCTGTTTTTATATCTCCCTCAAGATATGCGTTAAATGTGTCAGATTCATCTTTGCTTAAAATACAAGTTTTATTCTCACAAACACTGTCAAATTGTAATAATAACTCTAACTCTGCAATTTCCGTTTTCAGTTTCTTCATATATAACAATGCATTAATAGCATTATCTTCATAATTTGACTGCTTAATATCTTTCATATCAATTCTGAAATATTCCTGCTGATTTTCCAGATCTCGCTTTTTAGCAGCTAATCGTTGTTCTAATGCTTCTTTCATATCATTCACTCCTTCCACATGAAAACTTGGTTTCATTAATCATTTCTCCAATTAAATAATTTACGAATATCTTTTTCTACTCTTCTAGCGTGTTTATCATCAATTTTCTCAAGGTCAATCAGATCTGTCGCAAGATAATTTCTTAAAGAATCTCTCATAATTAAATTTGCGATTTTAAAATCTAGCGAAAATCTTTTGTCCATAAAAAATTCAATCCAAAAAGACATGTGCATTCCTCCAAAAAAATATATTATTTCAATGCGTCTAAATTTCGCTTATAATTATTCTCCACTTTATTCCAAAATTCTTTCAAGAAATTTTCAGCATCAACTTTCGCCTCGTCAATATTGGACGATTTCATTTTCACTTTTAATCCTGTAGCTGCATCTGTCAACTGAAAATCTTTGTATCTTAAAATTGCTACATTTTCACTAATTCCATCAATGAATAGTGCAGTATTCTCTTCGTAATCTTTCCACTTAAACATATAAATTTCACTCCAATCTTCTAATGAATCTATTATTTACTTGTTTCCATTTTACACAATATCATCCAACAACTCAATCACTTCATCAAGTTTCTCACTCGCTTCTTCCATATTATCAATTGCATCTTCAGAACACATTCCTCTATAGCTGCTTTGTAAACCTTCTGGCATATTATCAAATGCGTCCTGTTCTTCATTAAGTATGGAAGATAACTCACTTGATATCTGTTTTAATTCAGTTTGTGTACTCTGAATCCTTGCTTTAAGTTTACCTATTTTTTCTCTTCTTTGTTTATTCATTACCTATCACCCCATAATGCATGAACTACATCATAATCACTTGGCATACATGTACATGTCAAAGCTCCAAAATTCAACTTATTAAATTCTTCTTTTGTAATTTCAATTCCCATATCGCCATCAACAGTAGTATTGTAATCAAGCTTTCCTTGACATTCTGGACGAAAATACCATACTCTATAGAACTCTTTACCAGTCTTACTATTTTTACCGTTAAACAAACAGGTAATTGTTCTGCCTGAACTAATTTCAGTTGTAACAGTTTTTCCGAAATATGGATTGTATTGACTATATACATTTTTCCCGTATTTTAGATTTTCCTGTTTATCATGTTCACTCATCTCGAATAACTGCTGCGTACCTCTTCCATAAGAAGTATCATACACCTTACTGCTATTCACTCCGACTGTAGAATACAATTTAACTCCATTTCTATCTGTTGTCTCAACTTTCTTTACTCGCTCACCGTTAATATATTCATTACACAACCTATCCGCATAATGAATATTCCCTTTTTCATCAACTGTACGAGTAATTTTCTTCATATCATAGTTATCATAAGCTGCCTTTGCAGCACTTCCTGTATAAATTCCTAAGAATGCTAATAGTCCTCCGAACATAATCATCAACCACCTTTCTTATTTTATATTACTATTTTCTCCACTTTTCCATTTCGTCAACCGACTTCTTATTTAAGTTATTGTACATATCTTGTCTCTTACGAGATTCTTCCTTTTGGCTTGCTTTCCAAGGAAGATAAATACATAAGTATCCTACAATCAAACATCCAATTAATTCTCCCATAATGATTACCTCCGTTTTTCTTTAACTATACCATGTTTCATGTCCTATTAAAAGGACTAGAAAGTGCTTTTCATCGTAATTCTAATCCAAGTATTTCTTTTACATATATAGCTTTTTCTTTATTTTCAAGAACTCTTCCTTTAATATTATCATTTACTTCAAAAGCTGTTATCACTTTAAATTCCAAATCAGAATGAAGAAATGCATCAATCATGTCTAGTCTCTGTGTTGTCACTACATAGGGTTTCTCTTCTCTCGCTAATTCAACCCATTTCGGCAAATCTGTATAATGTGTTGTTTCATCTGGATAATAAACAATATCATCATCCATATCAATGTTCAGTATCTCTTTTGCATACTTTTCAACCGCATTATTTTTACCTAATAATAAAATCATTTAATCACCATCCTTGTGAAATTTCCGATTCATTGGATTTAATTCCATCCAGTTTCTTTAATATCTTTTGTATCAGCAGTTTCTAAATAATACTTTTTAAGTTCATTTGCATTATCAACTACACCAAGTTCAATATAATCTCCAATATAAGTAGTATAGTAAAGTAATGCAGTCGATTCATCCACAACATCTACTGAAAAACATGATGGAGTATATTCTTCACCATCTTTCTCTTTCATTTTGTCCACCAGTTCTTTTGGAAAATTAATTCCTGGATTTATAGCATCTCCCCTTAGACATACTCTTCCAATTCCATCACACGGGCAAAAACATTCATCAAATAATTCTTTTGCAATAATCATAGTGTCTCCTCACTTTCCTAGTAAATCATCGTTTCATTAACTTTTTCCGATATTCCAAATATGCATCCGTTTATCTTCACTTACATATTCATCTCCCTCTTTCGAGGATTTAGTCCATATAGACACTTTTTCTACTTCTTTCTTTCCATATACAAATTTGACATCGGCAAGAAGTTCTGCTAACGTATCTGTAAAACCATAACCACCGCTTCCTGTATTTACTTCAATTCTATATTCATCATTCATAATGCTTTCCTCCATTCTTCACGGTAAATCCTCATTTCATTACTATAATTCTAATAGTTGAGAATCAATTTCAATTACATCCACTGGAATTTCATCTTGAACTATATCAATCATATCTTCAAATCCATTGTTTTCTAAACATTCTTTTGCTTTTAAAGCCTTTTCATATGTGGTACATCTTGCAAATGTCATGCCTTCTAAATCATCAGTGCCTATTACATTAAATAATCTTGTCCATATCATATTATCTTCCTCCATTCTCCTAAAGAAACTCTTGTTTACTTGCCTAGTTTCTTTCATATTTATAGTAACTTCCGAACCATACAAATTCTGGATTCAAAATCGTACCAACATTTTCTTTAACCTGACCACTATCTTCAAATCCTTTTTCAGTCATTTGTTCTGCATGTTTATTACGTTCCTCTTCTGAATCATAATGGTACTGTTCTATCACTTCTGTATAAGAAGTATGAACTCCATTTTCATATGAATGTTTCTTGATAATACTTTCTTTTACAATCTGCATACTTCATCACTCCTTTACTTCTACATTTAATGTAATTTCATACTGTTCACCTTCAATCAACCGTTCATTTAACACTTCTGTTTCTAAGGGATAATTCATATCATTAATAGACATTCCATTCTTATCCACAAAATCATAAACTCCGTCTGCCTTATTCCAAAAATCTCTTAATGTTTTTGCCATGATTCATCACTCCATTTCATACTTTGCATTCTCTATATTCTTTTTCAGTTAATAATCCTTCATCGCACATATCTTCAAGCGTTCTATACACAGCATTAGCTCTCCAACTTGCATATGAAAAACCATCAAACTCTCCAATAAGTGCATCTCTGTTTTCTTCACTTTGTTTTTCTAATTTTTCTGCTAATATGGAATTACGAAAGAAATATGCTTTATACATAGCTGCTTTAATTCTAAGATTCTCAACTTCATATTCCTGAGAAACCAATTTCTCTTGAGCTTCTAATAACTGTAACCCCATATTTCCTAATGGGCTTCTTTCAATTCTGTTTCCAAAATAAGTATAATTCATATTTGTCACTCCATTTCTATATTAATTCATCGACTTCAACTACATCAGGATTATCACTAAACCATGAATCATTCTCTGCAATTTCCTTTAACTCAATAAAATCTCTTTCAGAATCAAAGCAATCGTTGTGTTTCAAATAAGCTGCTTTCACCTTTTCTCTTGCGTCTTCATATGATTCTGCCTTTACAATTCCAACAGCCAATTCTTCAATTCTGTAAGCATATAAATTTGTAATATCCAACATAATTACCACCTCTCTTCAATCTCAACACCATTGTCTTCTGTATATGTTCCAAGATTCATTGTATCTGCATTTATATGTCCGTAAGTATATCCGTTATCATTTGACAGATAAATCGGACAGTCACCAGCATCATCATAATCTCTTAATTCAATTAACTTCTCGATCATCTGATTAACTGTCATTGTTTTATAACACTGTTCAGGAGCATATCCGCTACGTGTTCCATCAATAAACAAACCTCTGAATCCTTTAACTGTTACAACATCGAATCCAAATACACAGTATCCATACTCATCGGATAAATAATCACAGATATCTTCCTCTTCTGTGCTTTCTGGAATCGTTACTTCCGTTGGAAGTTCATTTAATACTTCCTTATCTCCATCTGTGTCCCATTTAATATTTATTGCCTTTAACATAATCATCAACCGTCCTTTCTAATCTACTGAAATAACATGTTTTTTACCCGTTGCGTTACACTTTGGACATGTTTCAATTCCATTTATATAATTTTCTGCTAACCATGCTGCGCCGCATTTTTTACATCTCATCTTCGTTGACCAACCACCATTCTTTTCGCTATCAATAGTTCCATAATCAACAAAGCCTACGATTGCATCACAATCAATTACTCTAATTTCCATCGAATCAACTCCTTTGAAATTGCTATTTCTTTCTTTACATTGTTATTTCGTGAATTTTATCCCAATCAATCTGTTTGAATAACTCACTTCTAAACTCTTCCAACTCATCTGCCTTTTCACACTGTTCACAATAATCATCCACATCATCAAAGTAGTCATCTTCTGTTTCCATATACCAATCTTCCCAATCCTGAGAATCTTCATCCCATCTCTGAACTCCACCGCAATTACAATAATCAGGCTTAATTCTATTCTGTAACTGAAATGCATCATATGCAGCCAATAAATCCATTACCTTTCTGCCTTCTTCAACTGTTTCTACAGGAACATAAAATGCTTCCTCTGTTGCACCTGCTTGTGGAATCCACCATACTCTTAATTTGCTCATATCACTTAACCTCACTTTTCTATAATACTTTAATTAAATTTCTGTTTACCCATCGTTTAGCACCTTGTAATGAACCTGCCACATACAAATAATCATCTCCGCTTGCCTTATTTGTAATTCCATAAGCACATTCGCCAATTTTATCAATCCATACGAACTGACCATCTTCAGTTAATTTGCAAGCCCATTGCGTAGGTTCTCCATTGTCGTTATCACAATCATGTACTATATTCCATTTCATTTCCATCACTCCAATCTATTTAAATAATGTATGCTTTCCATCTGCATCACGTTTCCATTCATAACCGGCAAATTCAAGTGCTTTTAAAGCTCCGTTATAATAACTCATATCCTGTGGTCTTGCGTCTTCCATATTTGCAATTATCCACCGTTCATCTAACCATTCTTCTGTCTGTTGCTTAATCTCTTTTTGTGTTCTCTTCATATCAATCACTCTCCAATCTCTTCTGCAATTTCTTTTCGTGTTCCTCTGATTGAACAACCTTCTGTATCATGTTTACTAAGAATATTCCAAATTGCATTTTCTTCATCTTCTGTAAGACAAAATCCTCCCCAATAACCAAAGTCATTTTTGCCATGCTCGATTACAATTCCTGAAATTCTACACATACTCATGCCTCCTTGTAATCTTCAAGCAATTCATTCAAGTTGCCTTTTCTCCACCGATGAAGTTTTCCGTCACCAGTGTAATTTCTAACAACTCCAACCTTGCGACCTGCAACTTTCTGATCGTGCTGTATATACTGACGAACAGAATTGTGATAATGTCCGTCACTATGTACCTCAATGTATTTTCGTTTATTTCTCTTGTTCTGATAGATTTTAATCATTCTCATACCTCCACAATCTCAATACGGAAATCATCAGGATCATATTCACTACCTTCAATGTCCCAGTCATTCATGTATTCTTCTTTTGCGTTATAGGCTTCTTCTTCTGCTTCACCATAGGAATTAAATAATCCCCATTCAAAATCTCCACTGTCTCTTAACTGACCACCATCATAACTGATAATATATTTGAACATCTTGATCACTCTCCTTTGAAATTTTTCAAATAATCAGCTTTCATTTTTCTATATTCTGTTTCAATTTCGTCTAATCTTTTCTGTTCTTCATCACACTCTTCTTGTGATTCAAATACATCATAGTAATGTGTATCTCCACCCCAACGACATCGCACAATTTTATCTTTTTCTTCAGCCGTTAATTGATATACTCTGTACATTTTTCATCACTCTCCATTCAGATTAGGACATAAACCAAGTCCACCATCAATTTCAGGTACTCTTCTATAAGCATTTCTGTGAATACAATCTGCCTTATCACATTCTGGGCAATAGCATTTCTCGTACTCTTTATAGCTCATTTTGTAATTAGTTTCTTTGAATCTCTCTTCTGTCATCATATTAATTCCATCTCCTTCATAAAATTTTCACGTCTGTTTTCTTCAATCTGTTCTACTTTATTCTGTAAACCCATATACATTTTTGCATATTCCTTTGATTCTGATTTCTTTTCGCTAAAGCTCCCACTAATCGGAACGTGTGGAAGATCTTCTCTATGTGCATACCATAAACCAGATTTTGTATCTTTTGAAACTACATACTTTTTCATCTATGTTATCTCCTTATCTTCCATATTAAATTGCCTCTTGTAATTTCATTGCTAATATTTCTACATTTGATACTTTGTAATACTTACTTCTTGCACCTTTCTTAAAAAATCCATAAGTTTTATAGTTATTAACTTCATCCACAACTTTGATTTTTCCTTCAATTCCACAATATGTTATAAATTTTCCTGTAAGCTTTTCGCAGATTTCTTTCGCTTCTCTTTCTATTTTTTCTTTGTCTAAGACAGCATTATATTGTATACGGCAACCTATGTTTTCATATTCCATAGACTCAACGAGTGGAATAATTTCATTTAACAAAGTCATATTCTTTTCTACACTTCTATTCGTGTTAAACTCAAGTTTGAAACAGTCCATATAATCTTTCCCATTCCATCCTTTATTACTCCAAAAATATAAATCCCAATCACTATCATATGAAACATTTTCTGATGCTTGGAATATGGAATATTTGTTTAAAAAGATTTTCAAAATATTTTCCATTGGTTTTGAAAAATCTTTTGCGACCTCTACGCAGTGTCTACTCCATTGCTCACTTGTCATGGATTCTGCAATCTGTCTATTCTTTTCCTTCTGCTCTTCTGAATAATGCCTATCAAAATGAATAGAATGTATTGAGATTTTTCCGTAACCTTTTTCTATTAGTAAATTTTCATTTGCATTTATATAATGATAATCATGTTCTATATACATATTGCTCAACCTCACTTTCTTGCACCAAATCTCTTTTCCATAATATGATTTACACTATCTTGTGCATGCATTTTCGTGGTTCGAGCTTCCAAAATAATTCCGTGTAATCATTTCGCATTCTCCTTTCCAACAAATAAGACAGACACATTTGTTTGCGTCTGCCTTATTATTCTCTGTATTATGCTTCTTTGACTTCTAAAATCTCGTATTCAACATCTCCATTGTCAAGTCCGTAAATTCGCTTACATTCTTCAACAGATGACACTGTACAGCTTTGTGTTCTCCATTCCCAATTACTCATTGCATCCCTATATCTAAATTTTATATTAAGCATTTGCATTTTCCTCCTTTGGAGTAATTAAACTCATAAGATTATCTCTAATATAGTCACAGAAAGCATCAATACTTCCATTTCCAATTGTCCAACAACTATCTTCATCATAATTCCAATGGATAATTACTTCATGTCCTGCTGTGATATTAGGTAAATCAACATCTTCCTTTCTCGCATACGAACTATTTGAAAGAGCTTTAAGATATACATATCTTCTGATATTCTCAATATCTCTTTCTGTTTCTGCATTGAAAATCTCTACCAGATATTCATCAGAACATTCATCATAAATATCATATTCAGAAGCTCCATTTTTCTTATTATCAAGTCTCTTTAACTCTTTACTAATTGCAAACAGTGCTGATTCCTCATATTTCTTACACTCTTCTTCACTTCTAAATACAGTTCCATCCTCTGCAATGTATTCTGTTCTTACTAACTTCTCAATTGTTTCTGTTTTTCTTACTTCGTTTACTTTCATAGTTTTTAATCTCCTTTTTCTGTATTACTGTTCGTTATCTTCAAAATCAATATCACCAATCCCAAAATTATCAGAATATGGGATATATTCTGCATTAGTAGCAACAGGAATTTCATCAATGTGTTCCTGTGCATATTCACAAGCGATTTCCAACTGCTCTTCTTCCGTTTTACCTTCTAATAATTCTACAGGAATATCAATACCTGTATCTCCAACAAATATATAAGCCATGCTAATGTGTAATCTTTTTGTTTTCTTTGTATCTGCCATAATTATCACCTTTTACCTTTCTTAAATTTCACTATAAATTACAATTTCCTTTGACTATATATATTCAACAATATCCGTGTTCGTATTTCTAATTTTACCTTCTGATATATAATCAGATTTCTCTCTGCCACTCTTACAGTTTCTGTAATAATTCAGTAACATTACAAGTTCACCATCAGGAATATTGTAACTATATTCAATACCTCTATTACTATCACAATGAATAATTTCTATACCTCGTGATTTATTCTCTAATACAATCTTACATCCATTGTTTACTTCAATTTCTCTCATACTAGACCTCCTTATACCCATGCTGGCTTTACTTTAGTTTCTGGTAAATTTTCCAGCCACTCAATTATATCCTGTGGTACTTCTTCCATCTTCCAAGCAGTTCCGTATTTATAGCCGCACACTGGACATTCTCTACCAATAAAACCGAGTTTGTGATCTTTATATGAAATCCAACCTCTTGTCTTATATTCTGTATTAGAATGTCCTAAACAATCTTTCTCTTTTAATTCGTATGCTTCTCCATAAGTGACTTCTTCACCATCATAAACATCAATAGAATATTCCATATTTGCATATGTTGTTTCCTCTTTAGTTGGATAAAATGGTTCTCCATTTTTCAAACATTCCAATGCTCTTTTCTTTGCGTTATCTTTTTTCTGACAAGCTTCTTTTGTTAAAGTCCATTTCTCAATTTTAACTTTATCCTGAGTGTGTTCTGTCCATCCAAGTTCTCTCATGTGTTCACAATAAGGACACATATCATTCAAATGCCATCTGTCCCAAATATCACATAATTTGTTAAGCATTTCCGTTGTCCACTCATCTGTTGGTGAACCATTTCTAATTTCATCTACACACTGACCAGCAGAGCCAAGACAATCTCCGTTTGATAATGGCGCAACTACACCACTCATACTTAATTTTGAATCTTTATATTCAATTTTCACAAATGCATTTCCATCTACTTCGTTTCCTGTTCTTGTGTAAACTTTACATTTACATGGGTTAATGATTTTATACATAATTACGCCTCCTTAATTCCTTTCAACATACTGTCGATACACAACATTAAATTTTCTTCCATATTTTCTTTAACCATTTCCAGATGTTCGTTTACCTGTTTTCTGATTTCTTTTTCTGTTACATTATGACCGTAATTTGCAATCACTTCATCCATAATTTGCCTATATGTAAAACCTAAAAGTAAGTCCTCATTTTCATGTATTGGCAAATTGTAAGTAAACTCTTTCCCATTCCGTGAATCCGTTTCAGGATCATATAGCCATCTGCTCATATTCGTTTCCTCCTTGTAATAAAATAGGCAGCTAGTAGATTATTCTCCTAACTGCCTTTGCGATTACTATAAATTTATTGCTTTTCCGTTCTCATCATATTCAATCGGTGCAATGTGAACTGCATACCCGATTTCTTTTTCTTTGTCGTAAATCTCCATTGTGCCACCTGCACAAAATTCAAATGAAAACCGCTTGTCATCTGATTCAATCAGCTTAATCAGATGATCCGTAAGTTCATTTAAGTTCCGTGCGTTCTCTTTTGATTCCTCAACACTTGGCATTTCTCTTCACTCCTTTTCAAAGAAATCTTAGTTTCTATACATCTCTTTTGATATAGCTTTCAGAACATCGCTACCACTTGTCTGATAAATCATTTCTCCATTTCTCCAAATTTCAAATACTGGATAATCTTCATTTGCATCGAAATCTTCACAAATACTTGTACGAATTTTGTTTATGTCTTCGCTAACACAAATTGTTTCATTACCGTCATATCCTTGTTTTGATAGCACATATATTTTCATATTTATTTCCTCCAATCTTCTAAAGAAATGCGAATTTCAAGTCTAATCAAATTGAGGTGATGCAATTTCTTTTTTAGAAATATATCCTAAACAATATTTCTGTTGTTCTCTCATTGCATCACAAATTCTCATAATTTGCGAATATCCATCAGACTGACTTTCTGTGCATTTAGCTGCAATTTGTTCAATTTCTTTAATATATTCATTCATGTGTTATTTTTCTCCTTTCAAAAGAAACACGCATTTGCTATTCTATAATCGGCTTTATTCGTCAATCTCGTCTGGATAGACTATAACTCCATGTTTACCATTGATTTCCATTTCGTAGCAATATACATTATCTGTTTCCTTACTATCTACCATTTCATATATAACCTTTTCAATAGTGCCAATAGCACCACCATAAGTTCTTACTCTTACTTCATCCATTTCTGTAAATTCCATATCTGTTCCTCCAATTCTAATGAAATATCCATTTACTACAACTTCAATGCAACTCTATTTACAACCGACTGTACTATTGATCGTACATTCTCAGCAGTTACATTGATTTCATATTTTGCCTTGTCGATTGTCACTGTAATATAATCTTCTCCATTATATACATCTGCATATATATCTACAGTTTCCTCTCTGTCTTCTGCAAGTCCTGTAAATAATGGTTTTAATAATTCAACTGCTCTATCTATATCTCTCATTTGCTTTACCTCCAATCAGAAGAAAATCCATTTCTAGCACCATTTCCCAAGTTCATACATAACACCCGAAATTCCCTTATAAAGAGAACTTTCATAATATTCATCAACATTGTTTTCTGTAACATTGTCTTCTTCTGTGAAAATGTAATTAATTTGTTCGCACAAATTAGCAAGCTTTTCTCTCTGCTTGTCTGTTAGCTTATCTAGCATACTATCACCTCAATCTTTTACAAATCTAAATCATCTTCGTTGCAAACTTCACCGCATTGCCCATCAGAAGTAAGAATTAACGCCTTGTAGTCATTACCTCTAAACGGAGCTATTCCCTTGCCTTCCTCAATAACATGTCCAATACGCTCTCCATATGCACCTCCTGATGGCTGAAATATAATTTCCATATCTTCGTTGTATTCTTCCAACATTGCTTTTAATTTTCCAACTGTCATATTAATCACTCACTTTCTATTTTAGGATTTACCAAATGCAAATACGATTCTTTCAACATTATAATTGTAGGGTTTCCATTTAATGTTAATCCCCATGCAAGATCCTTTGCATACACTTTTGAAAAAGTCATTGCCTCTTTTCCATCTTCCCATTTTGCAACTTTATGTTCACTTGATACACTTGTTACATATTTGATTTCTGTTCTATTTTCATAAGGAAATAAAATCCCCACTACATATTCTTCTGCTTTCCGTGACATAATTATTTCTCCTTACTTTTCAAACTATTTTCATCTACAATGCAGTAGCATCCAAACGAATCACCAACCATATCATTATCTATATCTAATGATTGCAAAATTTCATTAAATGTGCCTTCCATGTAGTCATATCTATAGATTTCAATATATTTCTGTCCTTTGGTTACATAGTTCTCTTCTGTTTTGTTTCTAAAATTATCAAGTGCGTTCTGCAAACAATCTGCTTTTCGACTTGCGTCATCCCAATAAGTGAAATATGTTCCATGTGACCATTGTTTGTCTTCTGGCTGCGTTGGATCGTAGTCACTTACAACTGCATATTGTGTATCACTTTCGCTTTGCAATAAAGCATGATCATCTTTCCGTAATAACTCTATCCATTTCATGTTCTTACACCTCCCTACTCTTCTATTCTCGTATTTCTCATTTTGTGTAATTCAGATAAAGCATTTTTAACATCATATATCTGTGAGTTAATTATTTCTAAATCACATTCTGCCTTATCAATAATGTTCTCAATATCTTCCTCGCTATCATAGGAAACATTTGCAGCATCTGATAATCTTTCAAGTTCTGATTCCAAGTTATTTATTAATTCATTTTTTGCAATTTCATATTCTTCTCTCGTCATATTATTTTGCACACTCCATTTCCTTAATAAGCCTTTCCCTTACCATTCTGTTTAAGTCCTTATTAACTGTTATGATTTTATGAGAAGTTCGATTCATATAAATGAAATGACTTCCCTTGCACCGTGCAAATCTATAACCATTTCTATATAAAATAGGTTCAAATTCTCTTAATTGTTTTGTTTTTCTATATGTCATTAACACCAATCCTTTCCCTATTATAATGTGACCGTGTAGCCGTTATCACAGCTTCGTATTTATATGTTGTATATATTGGTTTGCTTTTTTGATATTTTCTGTTACCGATGTTTCATTTTTCATCACTCGCTTTCTAATTGTTTATTCTCTGTTACATTGCTTTTGACTTTAATGTTTTCTTTGCAGTTTTATTTGTAAATGGGCTTTCCATTTCATAACGAACAATCTCTGATAAGTAATCAAAAATCTGTGCCTGTGTTTTATCCATTACGTTCTCAACAAAGTATTCAGTTCCTTTACAATGCTTAATTAAAGCTTCCTCCATTTCGTTTGTTCTGCCGTCTGTGTATGCATATAATGCTTTTAAAGCACGGATAATTTTTGCAGTATACGCTTTTCCGTTGTAGCTGTCTGCGTATCCATTCCATTCAAGTTTAGTGATAATATCAAGAATATGATCAAGCAATTCTGGATTCATACGAACCAGTTCAATTCCGTCTGTAATTGATGTGAGCGTTCCTACTTTGTTTGCCTTATTTCTATCTCCCTTGACCGACAGATTGTATTTTTTACAAATATCTCTAAGTGTAATGTAATCCTCATCTCCACTTGTTATCTTTGCCTTATATGTATCTTTTGGTCTAATCTGCGTTCTGCCTTTTGTTTGATCCGTAAATATAGCGATTGCTTTCTTTAAATCACATTCAATTACTTGTCCTACAATAAAATCTTTTCCTGATTTTACTGCTCCGTATGTTCTATGTTGCCCTTCAATAGCCCAAAGTAATCCCATAAAATGCCAATAAATAGGTAATCCCCACAAATCACTATCATAGTTATTTCCAATAGATAAAGCCTTTGGTACTCTGATTTCCCTTTGCCATTCTGGGTAATGGATGTATTTCGGATCAATACAAATCAAAACCTTATCACCAATCCGTGAATTTACCTTTGCGTTCTTTACAAGTTCCTTTATAAATATTTTCTCTGTCTTTTCGTCAATCCCTGCTGCCTTTCTGATTTCTGCTACTTCTTTCTCTGCTTCTTCTGGGAATAAAAATGTTCTCTTACACATAATTTTTACCTTTTTAACCTTTCTTTTTATTCTAATTTTTTTGTATAAAAATAACGGCTTGCTTTCGCTTGCCGTTTAGTTACTAAACTTCTTCAAATACACCCGACTTGAGCATATCTGTTTTCCAACACTCAAAGTCTGGATATTCTGTTTTGTCTGCTAAGTCTCTATAAACTTCGTGCATTTGTTTTTCTGTGAATGTTTTGCCTTTTAGTGGTTCTTCGTAAGTGATATATTTCATTTTGTTTCACTTCCCTTCACAATATATTCATTTGCATCCTTACAGTTTTCCATTCCGTGACAACAACATCTGTCACCACAGTTTACGCAAAGGTTGTGTTTTATTTCCCTTACCTGTTTTTCAGTCATACTTCCTCCCTCTCTAACATATATTCATAATATTCAGTTTCGCTTGCAAAGAGCATATATTTACCTTTTACAAGTCCTCTGTAGCCTTCTGGCGTGTTATATCCTTCCATGTTTTACCTCCTTGATTTTATCTAAAGCAATGCAGATAAGATTTCCGCAAAGCTCTTGTGGTTTTTGTTTTGTCTTTGTTTTCTCTTTGACGCAAGTTCCTCTGCATATTTCATGTTTGAATATGCGATTTCAGCTTCTGGGCGAGTGTCTATGATTTCAACTCCGTTGTAAGCACGGAACATAATTGCTTTCTGCATCTTTATATTCTCCCTTCTGTGCATTAAAAAAGCGATGCTAACGTCTGTGCTAACATCGCTTTGCTCATATTGTGCGTTTTAATTCCCTGTGGTTTCCGTGTTTCTGTTCGGACACTATAAATCCGTGACGGTGATTTTGCCTTTGCTACTTCATAATCACAATAAGCATTGTGGATTTGTTTTGCTTTTTCTGACATGGTTTTGTCCTCCTTAATTTTGGGTATAAAAATAGCACCCGAAAATTGGGTGCTTTGTGGGTGCGTTGGTTATATTTGATACATTGTTATTTGCCTTGTAATTGCTTTTTCTTTGCCTCTAACTCTGCTATTTGCTGCTCGATTGAAGCAATTTCAGCATTTGCCTTGTTATATTCTGCATCTGGTATCCATTCCATAATTTCTGAAGGTTGGACTTGGAGATATTCGCAGACTTTATTTATAATGTCCGTATTCATTGGTTTGTTTTTTGAAAATTTAGCTGGCATATTTACAGAAATTCCAGCATCGCACAATGATTTCCATTGCATATTTCTATCTTTCAATATTTTTTCTAATTTTTTATATACAATCATATTATTTTACCTCCATTAGATACACCTCCATTCTATCACATAACTGTGTGATTCACAAGTAATTTGTGATAATGCACACTATAAAAGAGCAGACCTTTTACGTTGATCTGCTCCTCTAACTATGCATTATTCTTTTATCGTGTCAAGTTCCGTTACATTTACACCCAAAGCGGATAAAATGACTTTTAAATCTCTGTAACGTGTTTTCATGGATTTATATAATGCGCTTTCTTTTTCTGCCATTTCCATCCATTCCTGTAAGCGTGAAAATTCTTCTACGCAAATTTTAATTGTTTCCTGATTATTCATCTCTTCCATCCTTCCACCGCCTTCCTAGTTATAGTATAGCGGATTTATTGCGTGTTTACAAGTTTCTTATTTGATGTACATATCGCAGAATACAGCCATAAAAAGTTTGTTAAATGCAGCCTTATTGATTGAAGTGTGCATAACTCCATCATTGACAATCTTCTTTGATGTAGCATATTTTGCACCGAACATATCAGACATGTTTTCAGCAAGTTTACTGATTTGAGCCTGTGAACAATTTTCAATACCAAGATTTACAAGGAACTGCTTGATAGCTTCTAAGAAGTCACCACGCTTATGTTCGTCAATCTTTTTCACATAGGCAGAGTGCATATTGTCCGGTACAAATTTATAAGTTTCTTTCATGTTTTTATTCAATGGTTCAATAATGGCATTGTGTGCAGTTTCAGCCTTGCGGATAGCATTGTCAACTTCAATGCGTGGGAATTTTGCAGCCACTTCTTCCACAGATAACCCATTGTTGAGATCGTTCTGACGGTTCGCAAGAATATTTTCAAGTTGAGCCTTGAGTGGTTTCATCTCTGCTTTATACCGTAAATCCTCTGTAGCGATTGCAAGGGCAGAATCCTTGAATGTGTTTAACTGTGCAGTTGCTTCCTTACTCATTTTTGAGAAATTAATCTGATTTTTAGCCATAATGTACTCCTTCTCTACGCCTTTAGTTGGGAGTGATTGCGTAGTTCCCATTATTTTTATTTGTTGGAATCCTCTGCTTTTAGCCGACTTGGAACGGACTTTGAGCGTAAAACTCAAAGGTAGCATTATTCCAGACCTCCTAACCTTCCTAGCTATGCCCTTTAGCCGTTTTCTCACAATCTCCTAGTGGTTTTACTACTGCTTTATAATGACACTACATGTAGTTGTTCACGCTTGAACCAACAAGCGTACTTCTAGCGTTGTGGTATAGATACAGTCCTATATTCATTTATCAATGTACTTTCTACAAGTGCGCAGTGTGTAATACACCACTTCCTAGTTAAAGGTGTTATGTAGATTAAAATTGTTGTGGAATTTGTGCATGAAATATGCTAGAATATGTAATGCGTAAAGGTTAGTATTTTCATGCTATCCACTATGTAAGGGTGTAAGGTGTGCTAGACTTTGCACCCTATTTTCAAGTCGTTGTTTCTTGATTTGCTTAAAGTGTATCACATTTTTGTGTGATTGTCAACAAAAACTTTTGAATTGGCAACTATGTGAGTTTGCCGAGCCTTAACACTTTGTTGTATCGTTCTTTGTTTTGTTGAGATTATGTTATCACACGTTTGTGTGTTTGTCAAGGACTTTTTTGAAAACTTTTAAAAATGTTTTTATGTGTTGATATGTCCTATTGACATTATCTATACTATCACATGATAATGTGATTGTCAATAATAATTTCCAAAAATTACGATAAAATTATAATACAAACATATGTTCGAATATGTTCTGCTCAGATGGATCAGATCTAATTTTATCGAACATTTGTTCTATCTGAAAAGAATGGACAATATATATCTATTAACCATCGTTTTTATATGATGGGGGTACTTAAAACTAAAATGATAGTCACATTTTGGCAGCATCTGCATAGCTGGTTATTCCACACACTAACTCAAAAATGTAACCTTATTTCCAACCTCAAAATTCCCAAGAAAATCAAGCAAAATCCAAAATTTCATCATTCAAACCACTTATCGTACCCCATATCGTCAATCCACTTATTTTACAAGCCTTTTATCCACTTCAACCCCTAATTTTCAAAATCCCATCACACTAAAATCACACCATCAATCTCAAAATCTTCCTTATATATAAGCAATTTCACCGATAACCAGTTTTCACAAAAATATCACACAAAATTATTCATTACTCCAAATCTCATAATGGTGGGGGGTACATAAAAACCACACCATAAATCCCATCATATCCCACTACTACCAATAAAAATACGCAAAATAAAATTCCAAACAGAGAATATATAATCAGAAACCAAATATATTCAAAGAAAGGATTTTTATTATGAGCAAATTAAAACTTATTACAACAGAAACATTTAACAACTTACCATGTAATTTCTACAGAAACATGAATGATGACATTCTACTTACAAGAGAACAGATTGGACAAGCATTAGAATATGCTGATCCTATGGTTGCAATTGGGAAAATTCACAATAGGCATTCAGACAGACTTGATCAATTCTCATTTACCAATTTGGTAAACGGTCATCAAGTTTATTACTACACAGAAAAAGGCGTTATGGAAATTTGTAGATGGTCTAAAAGTAAACGTGCAAATAAATTCATGAATTGGGTATGGGATATTATAGAAAAATACAGACATAATGAATTAACACCAGATTTAGCTCAAATTACAAATACATTAACTTCTATAACAAATACACTAACATCACTGACACAAGTAGTTTCATCTATGCAGCAAGAAATTAATATAATAAAAGCACAAAATCAACCAAAATTACCTAAAAAGAAATGGTCATATTGGTCAACAAAAATGTACCCAAAATATCAGCTCTTAACAGATTATTTCCATATCACACACAAAGAACTATATAAGAATCTGTACAGAGAATTACAGAATACATATCCTGATATAGATCTCAATCAAGAAATAGATGACTACTGCTATGAGAATAAACTTGATTCTGCTTACACGCTGGATGTAATAGAACATAATCTCACGCTACGTAAATTATTTGAATCTGTAGTAGATAATCTGCTTAATAAATACAATTTGGCAGATACATACAACATTAATACAAGAATCTCAACTATTTTTGATACTCCTTAGCTTTTAGGGAGTATTTTTATACAAAAATATACCACTACACTCTCTGACGCTCATATTAGTCCAAATAAGCCATTTTAATCTCCACCCTGGCAAAACACTAACACAATAAAAATCGTTTTTAGAGGCATTTTACAACGTCAGATAAAAGAGAATCGAACCATATATTTGTACAACACCACCAATTATACAACTATATCAATTTGCAATTCTATACATATTTACCAACTATCAAATAGAATATCACCCAAATATCTTATGAGACAGCATAAACCATTGATAGGGACGGTATTTCTGACGTTAGGAAGAAATAATTTGGGGTAGACATATTTTCGCTACTAATCACATCTCAAGTAGAGAATATATAAATATCAATCTTTCACTAAGCCAATGCAAAAACAAAAAGAGAAAATCTATATGATACAAGAAAACGAAATACCAAAATATCTTAAGCAGAAAGAAAGCAACATCTCAAAAAGTAATCGTAAGTCAAAACACAAGCATCAATATGAAGAATGTTTGATCCAATATCCATTTATATTCGCAGGAAAAACTAGCATACATACACAATTATGCAGCTACTGTACTATCTGTGGAAAGATAGGTGATAAATTAAAAGATAGTATTGTAAAAGATTATATAAAATCAGAGTTTCATAATAGAAGAACAATTTACTCTGTTATGTCAGGAACAGAATTATATGAACAGTACCATAACAAATTACCAGTATTCTTTGTAGAGGATATTTGTAAAGAGAAGTATGTTGATTTGGAACAGTTAATAAATGATCAGTCTAGTGGAGAATAATAATATAGGTACATCTCATATATCAAAAATGAAAAATCATTAACCAATAACGATCAACCAAAATTTTAAAGAGTAATTTATGAGCGTAGCGAATAAATTACGAATAGTTTGTCTTATTAAATAAGTTATATATCTTCTTTCAGTTCAGTTTATGTGCAAATATGCACATGGAATTTCGTACATTTTAAAAAATCATGTGCAAAAATGCACCTCTACTGAACGCTCGTAAAGTTATCTATTATTTATTTCTCAAAAAGAGAATAACCTACTATCACATAAAAGGAGGAATTTTTATTGCAACAGAAAACAGAATATTTCACACGTTTCCCCAATGATTACATTCAAGGAAATATCAAATCTAAATATGGAATTAGTAGAAAGTTTTATATTACGTATATCCTTATTGACAAATACAGATCTTATGAAGATTATAGTTGGATCACAATTCGCAAGGTGTTGGATTTTTATGGGTATAAAACACATCGCAATAAACCAAAAGCTTTTCATGAAATACTTGATGTATTGGAGTATATGATTAACAACAAAATGATTGAAGTTAAACAGGATCTTGATTCTGTTGATTATGATACTGGAATTGAGATAAAAATTATTCCTGATAATTTTGAGTTTAGAAAAGATTTTTCAAAAATCACATCATCTCAGCTTGATTTTATTATGATGAGTGAATCTAGTATCAATAAAGAGAATATCTTAATGGCATTTCTTTATATCAATTCATATATTTATATACGCCAAAAAGATAAAAATGGAAATGAATTATTATCAAAACCACAAGACAAACCAGAAGCATTTTTTAGAAGTATAGATTTTATGTCTAAAGAGCTTGCCATGTCAAAAGATACTATTAATCAATGTATTCAATATCTCACATCTTCTATTGGCGACAAAGAACCACTCCTAATCAAAAAAGAAGTTGGTAGTGTTCAACCTAATCCAAAGAAACCACCACAAAATGTACCAAATATATATGTGCTTAATAAAGAAGGATATGAGCAAGAAATTGAATGGGCTATTGCTAAGATGTTGGAAATCTATAATGTAGACTCATTTGGAGAAATCAAAAACGGCAATAAGTCGTAACTAAAACAGAGAATAAACATATGTAACAAATAAATGCAGCACTCAAAGGAGCTGATTACAATGAACAAATTATTTTTTAAAAGTAAAGGAGAACTATTAAAATATGTCAAAAGAAAAAATTTATACACAGAACCATAACACATTTTCAGGTGAAATTGATATTTATGATTTTTCTACAGAAACACCAAACAAAAAGAGAATAAATAAATATGTAGAGGCAGATAACCTCGAAAAAACAATTATTGAAAAGGAGCGACAGAAAAAAGAAATGAAAAATTATCAGTCAATGACACTTGAGGAACTTAGAGAAATGAGATTAATAAGCAATACGAATGGTAGACCATCTTCTACTCTTACGGACGAAAAATGGCAGAAAGAATTTGATATTAGAAAACTTTTTGTTAGACCAGCATCTGGTATTACAAAATTAGGTCAGAATATGCAATATTCAAAAGAAACAGGATATTGGAATGAAGAAACAATGGGTACATATCATGGCACTACTAACTGGCAGGAATATTGCTCTTTTATTAATGATATGCTCAGAAACATTAGAGCTGGACAAGTTGATTATTGCTATTTTATTTATCAAATTATGGATTTACTTAAGTTTCATTATAATGATTTAAAAACAAAATATTGTGATGGATATTGGGAAGTTTGGTTAGAAAGATAAGCTTGTGCTAGGAGGAAAATATTGTGTTAAAAAGAAATTATTTAGGGACTACTATTTCATTTGTGTTACCAGAAAACCAGTATAAAGGATATGTTGTTGATTGTACTTATAAATTTATCAAGCATATGAACAAATATGCTGTAAATCTGTGGTTAAGACGTTCTGATATTAGCGACAGACTACCTATTGGAAGTCAAGGAATAAATACTCAATATATTGCAAGTGACAAAGAGAATATCCAGAATGATATTGGAAATATGATTGAGCAAGCTGCAAATAGTACATTTTTCGATGAATACATTGAGAGATTTGAATATTATGTGAAATGTTTTAATTATGGAAATACAATTTTTGAAGAAAAGTGGGTGAATTAATAATGAGATTATATAAACTTTTTAGAAAACATTATAAAACAGGATATACATACACGGTTAGGCTTAATGATATTGTGATCCAAGATGGATGGGATTACATTAAAACATGGAAAATGAATGAGAAAATGGCTTATTTTGAGAAGACTGGTCACTTCTCTTCTACTATTGTTATTGATAGAAATTTCGTATTACAAGATGGATTTACAAGTTATAGGATTGCAAAATTAAAGGGCATAAAGTATGTGGACGTGTATTTTGTAGACTAGATTGGAGGGAATTATGTTAGATATTAATTTAAATAATGGTAAGTCATTAGTAATTGAGAATGATGAAGAAACGATTATTTTTACTTTATATGATGAAAATGGACAGCTTTTAAAAGAAAATGCTATTGAAGCAGAAGGCATTGCAGAAATTGTATTTGGTGGGGAGGAATAGATTAAATAGAAATTTCATTTGGAGAATATATAAGTGAAACATAATAATTAGTTTTATGAAGGAGGAATGAATTATAGGACATTTAAGAAAATCTCAAGAATGGTTTGAGAAGAAAGTACAAGATTATCATCATGGATTAGTTGATATACTTGGAGAATATATGGGTTCAGAAAAACCTATTAACCTTGTTTATCACTGCCCTATTCATGGAGATACATACACAACAATTAATGCTAAAAATATTTGCAAACCATATTTTTTACCATGTAAGAAATGCCAATCTATAAGAAAATCGCAATCTGCAAAGAAAGCTGATAAGAAAAATAAACAGTTTTATTACGACAGATTAGTTAAATACTGTAAGGAACGTGGTGGAAATGTTTTAGAAACAGAATGGACAAGAGCAAAAGATATATATCATTTTAAATGTGTGAATCCAGACCATCCGATTTTTACTACTACTGCTGATGCATTATATAGTGGCGAACATTGGTGTCCATATTGTTCAGGTCGTGCAGGTGATTTTCAAAACGAATTAACTAAGTTATGTGAAGAAAAAGATGGAAAATTACTTAGCGAATATAAAAGCGCAGGTGAATATGTGACTGTACGATGCAACAAACACAATTATATATGGGATATACTGCCAAATAATATAAAGAAAGGTAGATGGTGTCCTATATGTAATATGGGATTTAATGAAAATGTTGTATATGATTATTTAATAAATATGCATTGTAATTTTGAAATTCAATACTCATTTGATGATTTAATGGGTGATAATAATGAAAAATTACGTTTCGATTTTGCAATTCTAAATTCTGATAATTCTTTAGTTTATCTCATCGAAATAGATGATGAGGAACATAAAGATCATCATTTTGGTAATTCACCAAGACAAATTCAAAGACAAAAAGCAATACAACGAGATATTCAGAAAAATGAATATTGTAAGAAACATAATATCCCACTTTATCGTATGGAAGTTCCTTTCAGATGTTTTAAAAAGTGGAGCTATGAAGATTATTACAGATATATCAACACAGAGTTAAAAAGATTTATTGAAATGGCAAACAAACAAGGGGGTATAAATGTTAGATACACAGATTAATATGTATTCTGTAGATACAGGTCATTTTTATAGCAATCATGAAAAATACTTACATGAAATGAACTGTAAATACAGACGTGAAAGAAATTATGTAAATAATATGCTTCCAAAATTAGAAGAAGAACTCGTAACGCAAGGTTACAACAAAGATGATTTCTCTGATTGGAAACGTTGTACCGTTGAAGACTACTATGAACAAGAAAATGATTCTGTAAAAGAATATATGAAGTGGTGTTTGATTATAAAACACAAAAGAGAGAAAGCAAATTTATCAAAAGAAAAACTTCTGAATCTTTTATCAAATAAGACAATTCAAAAAGAGAATCTATCGAATAAAATCGAGTATTGCAAATCGCATAATATTCCATATAATAAAAAAATCGAATTAAGAGAGTTAAGAAAAGACGAACTAAATGATAATAATATCATTTCAGTGTTTGAATCTTCCCTTACACGTATTATCGGCATTAAAAAAGACGAACTAACAGATATTCTTATTGTAGTTCAAGTTTATTATTTTGATGTGTTTAAAGATTTATCTTTTTATGGATTTATATATAATGGCGAAAAATACAGATACTTTACATCTTCTGCTGGTCAAATTCGTAAGAAAAAAGCTGTTTTTATTAAAGAATCAGTATGGAATGAAGTTGAAAAGACAGTTATGTGTGGTCTTACTATTGATAAAATAAACACAAAGGGTGGAAACAATGTAAATAAACATCTTGCATATATGGCATTGGCGAATTCAGCTACTGACCAGTGGAATGATTTTGATATAGACAGATGTATTGTTGTAGATGATTTTGAGACGAATGTGCCAGGAGAATTTGATTTTATTGATGAGACTGATTATTCGATTGAGAGAAAAACTGGTACTGTTCCGATTACTCATACTGATGGAGCTGGTATGATATTACCAAGCGTAATGACGAAAAACACAATGTTTCGTGCCCCCTGGGTAAAAGGTTTATTGGGAGTATTTGATTTTAAAAAGTTTATTGAAGTAAATAATTGCTCTCCTATTATCACAGATATTTATGGGCAAGACCATGATGTAATTGCCGAAGATATTAGAATAATTTTCACAAAAAGTCAATTTAAGATGTATAAGTTTTACGATTCATGGGATGAGTATAAGACATATTTTAAGCAATATCATTGTCAAGCTGGTAGATGTAACACTGAGGAAGACAGAATTAAAAATGCAAAAATCAATTATCAGATGTTACAAACTCTCACAAATGTAACAGACGAAGAGATTGATTTACTTACAAAGAAGTCTGTGGAACGAATCACAAACATCTGTAACTCTGTTGATACCATGAAAGATATCCTTGGAATTACACCTTATAATACAAATATGACAGCTTTTCAAAAAGCAGTAAAGATTTATCCTGCTCTACTTAATGATACATATGCAAAAGACGTGATCCGTGAAGTAAAGAATAGTCTTTTAAAAAAATATAGAAGTGGAAAACTTGAAGTAAATGGAAAATATACTTTCTTACTTCCAGATTATTATGCAGCTTGTGAGTATTGGTTTGGACACATTGATACACCTAAAGGATTGTTGGCAGACAAAGAGGTATTTTGTTGGTTATTTAAACAATATGATAAACTTGACTGTCTAAGAAGTCCTCATCTTTACAAGGAACATGCTATTCGTTTCAATGTGGCGAATAAAGTATATGAGGAACGAGTTAATAAAATCAGAGAATGGTTTACAACAAATGCGGTATATACAAGTACATATGACCTGATTAGTAAAATTCTTCAGTTTGATGTTGATGGAGATAAATCATTGGTGGTTGCTGATCCTGATTTTGTAAGAATCGCAGAACGTAATATGAATGGCATTGTACCACTTTATTATAATATGCGTAAAGCTGAACCAAGAATTTTGAATAATCAGAGTATTTATGAAGGATTAAATGCGGCATTTACAGGTGGAAACATCGGTATTTATAGTAACAATATTTCAAAAATCTGGAATAATGACGTATTTATCAATGGAACAGATGAGGAAAAAGAACATGCAACTAATTGCGTTAAGCGTTTATGTTGTCAGAATAATTTTGTCATTGATTACGCTAAGACATTATACAAGCCTGAGTTTCCGGAAACAATTGGCGAAGAAATTAAAGAGTTTACCAATCAAAAACTTCCTGCATTCTTCGAATATGCCAAAGACAAGGAAAAATCACAAGTTGATGATAGAAATGATAGTTTTGTAAATAAACTCTATTCTCGTATTCCTAATAAATCAATCAATACAAGGGGCATGAAACTTGGAGAATTAAAATATAAGGATATGATGAAAAATCCTGATATTGTATGTTCTGAAGAGGTATCTGATTTGTATGATGAATTGAATAAGAAGTACCGTTATATGGTCAATATGAAGGATGAATATATTGATAATCTTCATTATGTGGCTTGCTTTATTAGAAATCAATTTGCTGAACTTGGATATTCAGAAGAAATGATTGCTGATATGCTTGTGCAGTATTTGTACGAAGGAGAAAGACGTGGAAAACAATTATTTTGGTTTTGTTATGGTCAATATGTAGTTATCAATTTAGAGAATAATCCAAACATCAAAAAGAAAAAAACAAAAATGATTCAATGTATTGATTGCGGAGAATGGATTGAAGTTGATTTTATGTCTAAGTCATGTAGATGTGAACTTTGTCAGCATGAATATCGAAAACAGCTTGATCGAGAAAGAAAAAGAAAAAATAAGTAAAAATTCCGCATATCTTTAATGATATTTTACACCCATTAGTAATGGGCTATTTTTAAAAGCTATTTTTTAAATAGTCCATTCAATATGGACTTTCATTTGTGTCTATATGGAGAATAACATATCGTATAGGCAAAAGTCTAATTTACAAATTAAGATATGTTTCTATAAACGAATTCGTGCAGTTGGGAGGAATGATTATTTTTGACAATTACACAGGAAAAGATTATTAAAGAAATCGCAGAGAAAGAAGATATAAATGTAGCGACAGTCCGTAAAGTATTCAAAAGGGCAGAGAAATGTATATTCGCCTACCTATCTTCTACTACTCCCACTGATAATACAGTGGTAAAAATTTTAGATGGATTAAGCTTGGAATGTAAGTATATTCCAGAAAAAGAAATCCATACGTATGATAATATCCAATGTGAGTCAAAAATTTGGACAAAACCAAAAATAACTCGTTATTACAACAGAAAGTTAAATGGATATTTTGATTAAAACAATGAAATCAGCTTTTCTTGGCTGATAAAACAGAGAATATATAATTGTCGAGAGACATTATAACAATGTTCTATACGGACATAATATAACACAAATTAAATTCAGAATAATGATTTAGATCTCGTATCATGCTGAGGCTACAATAAATGCATGTGGTGTGCGCAGCCGTAAATGTGAACAATAATGCTTGAGACGGAGAACTCAATGTGAAACTTCCCATCGCTTACTAATCATTGGCGGTTCTGAACAATTCTAAAAATCATTTCTAAGATTGGTACATATTCATATTGTACTCCTCTTCTTATATATGTCGGTGGCTGTGCTACAGTTCTTGTAGTATGGTTGCCGATTATTCTCTTTGAGTGTGTAGCTCAGTTGGCAGAGCACTCGACTTTTAATCGAGTTGTCGATGGGTTCAAATCCCTCCACGCTCACTCTATTCTGCTATTCAGCAGGAAATAAATCAAGAAAGAAGTGAAAATTATTAAGTACATTTCAAAAAATGAAATTGAAAAATTATTATCTGAAGGTGTAATTAGAAACACAAGACGAGGATATGTAGATCGCAGAGGCGAACATATTGGATATTACAAGACTTGTGGTGGAAAGCGTTACATTGAAGATAAATACGTTAAGTAGGTTCTGTCTATGAAAAATCGAATTGAGTACAAAGGATTTTATATTGACAAGACTGAAAATGGCTACCGTATCTGTAGAAAAGAAGATACAGAAAAGCATACCCATCTCTCGAATCTTAATCCATCGTATAGACTCATAGACAATGTATTATCAAATAAAATTCCTACTCGTTGTGGATGTTATTATTTGGAGTCACATATTCGTTTGAGTTATGATGAAAATTATATTAGGAAGATTCGTGAGTATATCAAAGTAAAACAGAATAAAAGAAAACAAGTATATTACAATCCTGGCAGAAAGCGTTCTGGTGGGAATTTTTAATTTTATGGAGGAAAAAGGAAATGGCAGCTAGTAAATTAAAGTTCACAAGAACAACTACAGATAAATTAACAGTAAAGGCAGGTACACTCTCAGAGGATTGTACTACTATTACATACACAGATGAGAATGATATGGAGCAGGAAGTAAAGGTAGCTGATCTGCTTACTTCATTTAAGAATCAGGTAATTGATTTTACTGTTGCGTTAAAGACAGATGAGGAGCTGGATGTTCCGTCTGATGAAGAGTAGAGAGTTGGTGAATGATTGTTTAATATTGAAAAATTCAAAAAAGAACTTTCAAAATATGGACTAACTCTTGAAACATATGACAAGATTATCACAGATATTGATTCAAAAATTGATGGCGAAAACGACTACGATTGGTCAGAAATTAAGGATAAATATGGAATTAATTGTAATTCAGACACTATTCGTAAGTCCTCTTCTACTCCGTTTGGAGGTAAGATGAGAAGTGAGTATGAAAAGTATAAGGCTGGATTAAATCAGAATGTGTCTGAGAATAGTGAATTGGACGTAAAAATTCAGGAATTAAGACGAGAGAAAATAAAACTATCTGATGCTAGAGTTGAATATAATAAACTCATTAGGCAGGAGGCTCGTAAAGAATCATATGCTGATATGGTTAAAAGAATTATTTGCGAAGATGTTGAACCAATGAATATTCCAGTACATTATACGTTATTTAACAGTTCAACAGATTTACTTGTGCATTTAACAGATATTCATACTGGAATTGAGATACATAATTGGAAGAATGATTTTGATGAAGATATTTTAAAGAAACGAATAGAAAAATTCACCTCTGATATTTTAGATATTCGAGGTATGCATGAATCAGAAAATTGTTATTTAGTTATTGGAGAAATTCTTAGTGGAATTATTCACAATAATCTTCGATTACAGAATAACATGGATCTTATGGAACAGTTTAAATACGTTTCAGAACTGATTTCTGCTATGCTAATTAGATTAGCAAATCATTTTAACCATATCTATGTATATACAACGCCTGGTAATCATTCTAGGATTTCCCCTAAGAAGGAAGAAGCTTTAGATGGCGAAAATATGGACATACTGCTACCTTTTTATTTAAAGGCAAGAATGCAAAATGTAAAAAATATCACTATTTGTGATAATACAATTGAGCCAGAAATTGCAATGTTTAATATTCGTGGCAACAATGTATTTGCTGCTCATGGTCATAAAGATTCACCAAGTAATGTTGTGCAGAATTTTACAATGATGTTTGGGATTAAGCCAGGCATTGTTCTTCTAGGACACAGGCACACAAACTCTATGGAGACTGTGTATGATACAAAGGTAATCCAGTCAGGGTGTGTATCAGGTAGTGATAATTATGCCACTTCTATTAGAAAGACAAATAGACCAGAACAAACCGTATCCGTTATTGGAGATGGTGGATTGATTTGCTTATATGATATACAACTTGACTAAATTAAATAACAATTGTAGCCCACTGTTCGGCTCAGTTTGGAGTAATTGTGGAAGCAGATATTCACAGCTACAATTAATATATTATTTTTTGGCTGACGAAGCCACTATCAGAGGGAGCGTACCTTATATGGATGCTACCCTCTTTTATATTACAAAAAATATTATGGAAAATAAAGGAGAATATTAAAAATGAATAAGACAGATTTAATTAAGAATGTAAGCACACAGATTGAGGGAGCTACACAGAAGGATGTTGCTGTTATTGTAGATACAATACTTGAGACAATTATTAATACAGTTGCATCTGGTGAGAAGGTATCTCTTGCAGGATTTGGTAATTTCGAGGTAGCTGAGAGAGCTGCAAGAAAAGGCAGAAATCCAAAAACAGGTGAGCCATTAGAGATTGCAGCTTCTAAGAGTCCAAAATTTCACGCATTAACTGGTTTTAAGAATGCAGTTAAGAACGCATAATCTGAAAGGTCGTGAATTGTTTGAAGAAAAATAAATATGAAGACATTCGGATGATTGATCTTGAGGATAAGGTTGATGACATTATCTCTATTTATATCAATAGATTATATCATACTGATAAAACAGTTGGTGTAATTGTAAATAAAGAAATTGCTGAGTATATCATGGATGAACTTCTTGCGCTTGATGAAACAAGTGTTAAAGAGATTGATCTTGTAGATCATATGAATATAGACGAATATTTAGTATCGGTTGATGATAATTGTGTAATCACTGTTGTCCCTATCGAGGACTTTAGTGTTCTTGATAAAACAGATATTTTCTACATTGATATGGATGGTGATATTTCGCAGGATATTATTGATTACTGCGTAAACGAGGATAAGGAAGTTATTCTGTTTGGTCAGGAAGATGACTGTGATGGTGATTGTGAGAATTGTCCTGCGCATGATGAGACTTATTTACATACTTCTGAAGACGAAGATGGAAATACTCACGGATTTACTGCTAGTAGGTCAGATGGTGACTCTTATATGAGTTATTCTTACTACTCTAGTGATGAATTGAGTCATGAAGATATTCAGAAGATGTTAAAGGCTTTTGGATTTTAGATTATAACATGTTTATGTTATAGAGAATCAGTGTGTAAGTGTTTAAGAGACAAATTTGCTGATTCTCATAAATAATGACAAGAGTGTGTGGTGTATGCCGCACACTCTTTTTGTATGGGTAGGTCGTATAGCGGCAATTACACCTGACTGTAAATCAGGCGCTTCGGCTTCGTTGGTTCGAGTCCAACCCTGCCCACTAATTTAATGTTTCTGTGATGGAAACAGAGAATAAATATATGTATTCATGATTGGTGTCATAGCTGATTGTGGGATTTATGGAACAGTAGGTACTTGGAGTAGCTACCAAGTATGTGAGAACCTATGCCTCTCTTCTACTGTTCTATTTTTAGTTATTGGCATAGGAGAAGGCATAGGTGAAAATTGTGAAAAATACAAAACAAAGAGAATTTAATATTGAGGATTACGACTATTATGTAAGGGAATATATTCAAAAAAGTGAAGAATTAGGCAACCAAATAAAATATGATTTATTGCGGAAAGAGCCATTTAACTTACCTGATGGTAGATGGTATATAAATAATTGCCCAGATAAATCAGTTAAAACATGGGCTGATTTTGTTGATTGGTGTGGTTTTGTAGCAAAAGGTAAAACACCATCAAAGGATAAAATGATAAAACTGATTTACAAATTACAGTCAGAAAAAGATAGAGCTTTAATGTATGATGATTTTAGAGGGAGAGGTTGCTATCATCCACCATTAGAAGTGATTAAAACTTATTGGGGAACTATTAATAATATGAAAAAGGAACTTGGATTAGAAATAATTCAAGAGTCCATGTTGGATAGAATTTTAACAAAAGATGAATTAGACCAAATGATAAAAGATATATGTAAATATGTAAAAGATGACAATAGAAATTTTATTACTACATCTGAAATAGACAGTGTTCATGAATGGTTGAATGCAGATTCTTTACAAAGGACAATTAAGAAATTTTATAATTGTAATCTACAAACATTATTGGCAAATGAAGGAATTTCTTTAGGCAAGAGAGGTCGAGGTATCACATTTGATTTTAGTGATGGTGAACATGTTACAAGCCAATTTGAATATATATTTTCAAAATATCTTAGAGAATTTGGATTAAAATATGGAATAGATTATTTTCGAGATGTAAAATATTCATCTTTTGTTCCATCTTATCACAGAAATATGAATTGTGATTATTTAATTCATACCAAAGATAATGATATTTATATTGAAATTGCAGGTGTAATTGAGGCATATAAAAATTATTTCTTTTCAAATAGGCAGATCACAAGCAGTAAATCTAAAGAAACATATCGTAAAGACCTATCTAAGAAACAAAAAATGTTTAAAGAAAATAATATTCATTATTATATTTTATTCCCTTGTGATTTGACAAAAGATAATACATATAACATTTTAAATAATGATTCTATAGAACTCAGAAAAAGCCTTGAAGCTTTTATCAAGAATAATATAGATTGGGATAAGGTGTCTAAAATAGGCGAATTAAAATATAGTGAAGAAATAAAATGGGGAAGAAACGTTATAGATTATAGTGAAGCAGTTTAGTTATTACTACTACTGCTTCTTTTTTATATGTGAAAGGAAGTGAGATTATTGAATGGTAAAATAGCAGATAAATTAGATCCAGTTACAGATGAGGAATGGGAAGAGGTTAATGAGTTTAATAGAAATATGGTTGAAGATTACCTCAGTAATCAGACTCATCTTTCACCACATAGTTTACATGCTTATAGGTCTGCATTAAAGATATTCTTCGTATGGGTTAAAAATAATCTGAATAACAAAAACTGCATAGAAATTAGAAAGAAAGAATTTCTTCGCTATATGAATTTTCTTGCTAATCGTGGACTATCTGAAGCTGCGATTAAATTTAAAAAGTCTTCTGTCAGTGCATTGAATAAATTCATCGAGAATTTCTATGATGAGGACTATCCTACGTTCCGTAATTACGTAACTGCGGAGATGCAAGTACCAAAAACAGGCAAGGTTTTCGCAAAAGAACCATTGACTCCTGATGAAATGGATCATTTATGTTCAGTATTAGCTGAACGTGAAGAATGGCAAAAATTAGCATATGTAAAGTTTACATATTCTACTGGATGCAGACATGCAGAGAGCTTACAGTTGCTCAAAGAGGTTGTCAATTATGAGCCTAAGAGAAAAATTGTAACAATTGTCGATGAGGATGGTAAAGAGCAAGAAGTAGAATCCGTATCTTATAAAACACATGAAATTCGCTGCAAGGGACGTAGTGCCGCTGGTAAGGTTAGAAAATTGCAGTTTGGACAAGATGTAATGGACGCATTAAAGAAATGGCTTGAAGTGCGTGGCGATGATGATTGCCCTTATATGTTTGTCGTAAAAACTAAAGATGGTTCAAAGGTGCGACAGATTGGATATAGTGCATTCAATGATTGGTGTATAAATGAATTTTCTGAAATTGTTGGTAGGAGAACAACTCCACATAACTTCCGAAGAAGCAGAGCAACCAATCTTGTATGTTATGACCATCGTGCATTGGAAACAGCACAGAAACTTTTGGGACACGAATCTTCCGAAACCACTCAGATGTATGTCATTCGTGAAGATACTGAGGATGCTGATGAAGCTTTCGTCTAATACTTCGTCTAATTTAGAGAATAATAAAATATATAAAGATTAGGTTGCGCCTTTACAGGCATATTGGATAGTGGTATTCAATAGCGTAAAACCTATGTCAACGTAAACCGACATTAATTTCCTAATCTTTTTTACTTTTAAATGGAGAATAATTATAAGCCGAATGCTCTGAGTTATGCACTCATCAAGGTTCTGTGAAAATCAGACGGACTAACAGACCGATAGAACTGTATTATCCCAATAAAGCCCTTATAAACAGGCACGAAAGGTATATATAAAAAGGTGACGATAATGTAGAGAATAAATAAATGAAGTGATCAACAGCTACTCGTAAAGCTGTATATGAAAGCACGAGGTAAAAATATTGAGTTAGTTGCTACTCTAAAAAGTACCTTCGCTACTGATCATTTGCGTTGTAATAATATAGTGTCCAAATATCGAAGCTAGATTCTTAACAGCCATCTTCGAGGCACACTATATCACATCTTGGCATTTCTACGTCCTTTAGATTGTAAGTCCTACTACTATTCTGTTTAGACTCTTGTAGCCAAGCAGTATCTTGGTGATATGATTACAATACATATGAATAACAAGAATCGTTTTCTGATGGATTATGTGCATTATTAGGATTGTGTGTTATTATATCGAGTCGAGTGCGCACGAATAACATGAATAGTATAACCTTCTCTCCTACCGACATCTAGGACAATCGGTTACTCTCAGCCTTAGAAATGAGAAGATGTTCGTGCTTCTCTGCGTTAATGAGAACCTTTATGAACAAAATCGTTAAGATTTTACTTGGAGAGGTGCTTGCACCTAGTCTTGGTTTTATAATATTAAAAGAGTAAAACAATCCACGGAGTTTTGTAAGAAATGGCAAACTGTCTTTTCTGATTTTTATAATGGAAATATCGAATTGTCGGACAAGAGACATGAAACCTTATCGAGAGGTCTTTACTCCGAAGACTGAAAATATGTGAAAAAATAATCAGTAAGCATGAATGGATTGTCTAACTTTCTATTCTAAATAACTGGATGTGTACAGTCCAATATCAGCTAGTTAGTGCTTTATGCTGATTATATAACATGGATCGTTCGCCTAGTTGGTTATGGCACTACCCTGTCACGGTAGAATAACATGGGTTCAAGCCCCATACGATTCGTTAGAGATACTTGACTTTATATTTTTCAAAGCACTCTGTAAAGGTTATGAAAAATACAACATTGGGGTATCGTCAAGCGGTAAGACATAGCACTTTGACTGCTAAATTCGTAGGTTCGAATCCTACTACCCCAGTTAGATCAAAAGGAAAACGAAAAAAATAAAAGAAAGGAGTATGTATAATGGCAAGTAGATTATCTATTGAAAATGATAGATTAAAAGTCGGTCAAGTAAAACGAGTAACATCGAATAATGGAAATAAAATTGATTCTATTACTCTTCTACTTAATGAATCTGTGGAAGTTTTATTTGCACCAAATGGAAACACATTGGAATTTACGGTATCAAATCCAAATATTGATATGAGCAATTTGGACTGTACTATTGATAAAGATACTTTAAGAGATTTAGTAATCAGTTTCAAAGACGCATACAACCAAATAATTACAAACGAAAGCGAGGGTACAAATTCATGAAATTAGATCAGAAATTTAATGTAGAAAATGATATTGCAAGTGTAGACATTATGGTTACAAGTCTTGGCACTGCTGATTTGACAAGTGAGCAGGAAAAAGAATTACTTGCAAATTACAATAAGTATATCGAGTATAGTAAAATTCAGTTCAAAGGAAATATCAAACTTAATAATGGTGTTCCAGAAGTAACAACAGATCCAAAAGACGATTCTACTATTGTTGAATTGGAGATTACGGATGTAACAAATGAGAGAAAACTTATCAATGAAGATTTAGCATTTCATTTTGAAAGAGATGTAACAAAATATCCTGATACAGTATTAAATACTGTTCTCGATAAGAAGGAACTGTATGCACAGGCTCAGTGTGTATTATTTGCTACGAAAGTTAAGGAGGCTGTTACTGAGAAGTTGGCTGAAATTCGTGCATTGAATAATACTTTTGAAGGAACTACAGAATATACTCTGTAAAAAATAATGGGTGGTACTCTTCCACCCTAAATATGCTCGGTTAGTCAAGTGGTCAAAGACCTCCGACTTTCTATCGGATAACATGGGTTCGAATCCCATACCGAGTATTATGCGGTAAGCCTGATGTCGAAGGATTTTGCTGTGGTGCACATACGGTTCTATCCCTGGTAGTTCATCACTTACTACCGCCCTATACAACTATAATCAGTTTGGCGACTGATTAATAAAGAAAGAGTCATTTCCTTTGGAGATGGTTCTTTTGTTATGTAGTATTGGCAGAGTTGGTATTGCACCTGATTGCTAATCAGAGGTCATCGTTTATTCGGTGCATAGGTTCAAGTCCTATATACTACGCTCATGCCGTGTGTCCGATTGGTCGAGGGTGCTGTCTTGAAAACAGTCTGGATGTAAAAGTCTTTGGGGTTCGAATCCCTAACACGGCGTATGCACCTATCTTTTGGCAAGAATGAAGTCTCCAAAACTTCTAACCTGTGTTCGATGCGCAGTGGGTGTGCTAAGTGAAGTAAATTGCACTTTCATTGGAAATTTAATATTGGAAATTATGAGAAGTCATTTCGTATGAAGTGGCTTCTTTTTTATATTGTAATAAAAGGAGGTGGTCGTTAGTTTGGCTACGACAAAAGAAACACAGCCCACAAAATTAACGGCTGCACAATTAAAGAAGAAAGTTGAAACACAAGAAGAAAAAATCAAATCCCTCAAAGAAGGGGCTTGGTGTTACATGTGTGATACTCATAAAGCTAAAGATAAATTTTATGTAAGTACAGATCCTATGAGTAAAAGTGGTCTTACTCCAATTTGTAAAGACTGTGCAAAAAAGATAGCGTTAAGAACTACAAATGGTGTTGATCAAGAGCCTACGAGGGAATCAGTGCAACTTGCCCTTAGATATTTGGGAAAACCTTTTCTCGAAAAGGTATGGGACTCAAGCATTCAGGAAGTTGAGAATCTTGCTTCTGGAAAAGTTAAATCTAATGTATGGACAGCGTATGCACGTCAAATTGCTATGCCAAATTATATAGGATTAACATACTTCGATTCAGACCATTTTGTTAAGGATAAAACTGAAAAAGAATCAGTAAAAGAACCAACTACTGAGGAAGAACTTATTGAATCACATGCAGGGTTGGATACATATGATAGTTTCTTAAAAAACAAAAATGATGTTATTCGATTGCTTAGTTATGATCCTTTTGAAAAGGAGGACGTTGCCGATCAACCATTTTTATATTCTCAATTGTTAGGAATTCTTGATTCTAGTGAAGATGCCAACGAAGATATGATGCGTACTTCTTCTGCTATTTCTATTGTTCGTGGATTCTTACAGCAATCTAAAATTGATGACACCATATCGAAGTTGATGTGTGACATTTCAAATATTGAACGCAATTCTGCAACAATAAAATCCCTACAGGAAAGCAAAGGTAAAATAACTTCGGTTATCACAAGTCTTGCTCAAGACAGTTGTATATCATTAAAGCATAACAAAAATGCAAAAAAAGGTGAAAATACATGGACTGGAAAAATCAAGAAAATTAAGAGTCTTAACCTGCGAAGTGGTGAGGTTAATGGTTTTGATATTGATACATGTAGAGGTATGCAACAGGTTCAGGAAATTAGCGATGCTTCTATTATGAAACAGTTGGCACTTGATGAATCTGAGTGGTCAGATATGGTTTCTGAAATGCGTATCGTTAACACTGGTCTTCGAAAAGAAAAGGATGCTTACCAAGAAATTAACAGAATACTATTAAGAGAAAATCTTGATTTAAGAGATACATTAAAAGAAAACAATCTATTAAATGAAAAACAGTTAAAAGATTTAAAAGATGTATATTCTGTCTTTGCAGAGTTTGATGAAGTTGAAGAATCTCCTGACGATGAAACAAAGGAGGTCACTGAAAATGAATCAGAATAAGCAAATGATTATGAATTATTATCAGAATGAAATTCTTGATTATGATAAAGATTTTTATAATCAATATGGAATATACGTAAAACCACATGGTTATTCTATTTCATCTCGTAAAATTGAGTCTTATATTCAAATTGCTGAAATTCAAAAATATCTGCAATGCAACCCAGTAAAAGCTATAGATCTTTTTTTTAACATAGAGCTTTTAGATGGGCAGGCACTTCTTGTACAAAGAAGTTGGGTTTGTCCAAATGTACTTGCTGTATGTACTCGTGGATATGGTAAAAGTACAGTTATTGACCTTGAGATAATGTCAAAAGATATGTGTTTTTGTAATGTATGGACATACATTGCAAGTGGTACAGGCGGTCAGGCTGAACAAACTTTTACTACTTTGGAACGACTTGCCAATGATAACATTGATACATTTTACGGTTCAACCGGTTCTTTATTCAAGAACGAGATTGAAATTAAAAATGCAGCAGGTGATGGATTTTCACACTCGTCCAATGGTTTTTCCTATTCATGTTATAACGGATCTATGACTAGGACATTGAACGGAAATATAGATGCCAAAAGAGGTATGCGAGGCACAGTAATTTTTGACGAAAGTGGTTTCTTGTCTGATGAAATGATGAATGTATATGGTGCATTCGCTGTTGTAAATAAAAGTTTAAAAACAGGTAAAGATGTAGATGGTAATTCAATTGATCCTATTCGTCAAAGGTGCTTACCACGAGATTTGTCGTATCAGAAATATTATATAAGTTCAGCTTCTTCAACTGATACTCAATTTTGGAGACTGTATCGTGACTTTTCTAAACAGCAAATTATGGGAAATCCAGATTATTGTGTTTTACATATAGATTGCGAACAAGCATTTAAACCAACTCTTAGGGGAGAATTAGTCACCCCTCTTCTATCTCGAAATACTGTTGAATCGGAAATGAGAACAAACCCAGAAAAAGCAAGACGTGAGTATTATTGTATTTTTACTACAGATGCTGGCACTGATGCAATTATTCGTAGAGGCGTTATTACACGAAACGAAGAAACAAGAAAGCCTCTTCTTTACAATGATACAGGTGATAAAAAATTCGTCATCACATATGATCCTGCTAGAAGTCGAGATAATTCAGTAATTCTTGTTGGTGAAATTTATGAATACGAACAGGTAGACGGAAACATTGATACAAGAATGAGATTGGTAAACTGTATTAATCTTATTGATGTTGGTAAAAAAATCAAATCTCCTATGCAGACACCAGATCAGATTGAATATTTAAAAAAAGTAATTCTTGATTATAACGGTGGAGCTGACGCATATGGAAATATTGTTGGTGTATACATTGATGCAGGTAGCGGTGGATCTGGTGTTAATATAGCTGATTATTTAATGCCAGATTGGACAGACTCTGCTGGCATTGTTCATAGAGGCTTAATAGATAAAGAATACTCTGCCGATTATGTTAAGAAATTTCCAAATGCAGTAGACAAAGTACATCTTATGTCTCCTACTGGTTACAAATCTGAAATGTATGAAGCAATGATAGAATTGATGAATCAGGATAAAATCAGTTTTACAGCACAATATGACCATAAAGGCTATCTCACTGTTTTTGATGTTGATGAGAAAAAATTGGCTAAAGAAAAAGAACGAATTTCTGCTGAACTCAGAAAACAAAAAGTTAATGAAAAGGAATTTGAAACTAAGCTCAATGAAGAATTAGAGAAAATTGAATCCGTTAATACAAAAACTATAAAACTTGATTGGCAGGATGAAATTGCTCTTGCTAACATTGATGCTTTAAAAGAAGAACTTGTAAATATGGTTCGTAAGAAAAGAGATTCTGGAAAAGATTCATTTGAACTTACGCCTGAAAAAGCCAATAAGCTCCACGATGATCGTGCGTATACGGCGTGTATGGCTTCTTACGCCCTCATGTGTGAACGTAGAAAAGCTATTACAAATAGAAAACGTCCAACCAACACAAATGATCTTATTAACAAACTTCCAATCCGTCAAGGCAAAAGATTTTCAATGTTTAATTAAAGGAGGTGCATTAACGAAAAATGCCAAGAACAAAGAAAGCGGATGCTAATGCACCTGCTACAAATACAACTAAGAGGACAAACTCAACATCCTCTTCTATCCACTCAAAGCAACCAACGGCTGCTGAGATGAAAGAATTTTATGAAAAAAATAAACGTAGGATTGAAAATTTTAATTCAGCGAATGAAGCTTTTACTAACTTTAGAGATACTTCAAAATCAACAACCTACACTACTATTAGTAACTTTAACAAAGAAGATTTGCGAAGTTATTTACAAAATATTACTTCTAACGAAGTCAATTTACGAAATTTATCAAGATATCTTTATTATCGTTCACAAGTATATTTCAGATTAATTGCATATAATGCGAATATGTTTTGTTTAGATGCGAGAACTGTTATTCCCGATTATGATTTGGTTGAAGATAATGATAAAGATGCGATGGTAAAATCATACAATGATACGCTAAAGATTCTTGATAAAATGAATTTACAGTATGAATTTCTCAAAGCATATATGACATGTTTTAGAGAAGACGTATTTTATGGTTGTTATTATTTCAACCCAGAGTCAGATGGGAAAACGCCATTCTTTATTCTCCCACTTCCAGCGGATTATTGTAGAATTTCTGGTGTATATACAGACACAGGAGATTTTACATTTACGATGAATATGGATTATTTTAAAAGGAACAAAGACTTATTAGACCTTTGGGGTGAACCGTTTGTTTCTATGTATAATAAATCGCAGCAAAGCGGAGAAAGTAAATGGCAACCAATTGGAGAGCAAGGTGTATGTTTGAAATTTCATGCTGAAGACTGGGAAACTATTGTTCCTGTATTTAGTGGATTGTTAAATTCGTTAATAAATTTATTGGATCTTGAAGATATTCAGAGTATTGCAGATCAACAGGAAATATACAAAATGATTTGGATGGAACTTGAAACATTGTCTGGTGCAGACGATGTAAATGAGTGGAAAGTTGATCCAGATTTAGTATTACCTTATTGGCAGAGAATGGTAAATGAAGCTTTACCTGACTATACTTCTGCTGCTATTATTCCTGGAAAAATTAATCAAATTAGTTTTGATAGTGACAAGGCAACAGATACAAATAAGGTTGAAAACGCTACAAAAACAGTTCTTAATACTTCTGGTGGAGCGCAAATCTTAAATTCTAGTTCTATTTCAGGTTCTACGGCATTTAATGCTGCCATTAGAGCAGATACAGAATTCGCTATCTCTATGCTTTTACCTCAGACACAAGCCATTGTAAATAGAATTATATCTTATTATGTTGATAATCCAAGTTTTGTTAAGTTTATCGAAATATCTGTTTATACAAAAGATGCTTATAAAGATAATATTCTCAAAGACAATACATACGGTCTTGCGCCAAAATTATTGGTAAATAGTCTAAATGGTTTTTCAGAAAGAGAAACATTGTCTCTTCATTTCTTAGAAAACGAATGTTTAAATCTTAATTTTGTCCCAGTTCAAAGTTCACATACAACATCAAATACAGGTGATAATGAAGGAGTTAAACCTACTCTTTCTGATGACGAAATTTCAGATGATGGCGAAGCTAGTCGTGATAAGAAAGATAAGGCTAAAGGCTAAATAAGGTGGTATCTTAATATGAAATACAATTTTATTAAAACCTCCGACAAGGAGACAAAGGAAAATCTTCTCAAAGAAGGTTTTAAATTGGTATCTCAAGATGGGAACGTGGTAACATTTTTGAATAACCACTCTCTCACTTTTGAAAATACAAACAATAAAATTCAGTATAGCAACATGCTAACATTTTAACCACTCTCCTATCTTGAGTGGTGTATCAATTAAGAAAGGAGGAATAGGTTAAATAATGCCAAAAAAGAAGAAAAGACGAATTATGTCTATTGATGAGCTGTATGAATTCTGTCTAAAAAATAATTTTGCTCATTTTGATAGTAATGAATTCGGTAAAGAACTTATGGTTCGTATGAATGGTAATTTTGAAAAAACTTCCAAGGATGAAGATAAACATAAAGAGTCTCTTACCCCATTCGTCAGTCGTGCATTTCACGATCATGTCAATCTTAATAAATCGGAAATCTCAGAAGAATCTTTTAATGAAAATGTCCCATCGGCAAACTTTCGCCCAATCTTAGCACATATCACTACCAATTCAGATAATGAATTAGATTTCGGTAGTCATGATTATTATGTGACTACTGACAAGGATGGTAATGACAAAGTTGTATATGAAGAACAGCCTATCGGTGTTATTGATGGTACTAAGACTACTATTGAATATGACGAAGACGCTGGCGTAAATCGTGCAGTTTTACATGGATATTTATATGACGAATATTGTCAAGATGCTATTGAGATTCTAAATAGACGTGGAACTGTAGATTGTTCAGTGGAATTGTGCATTAGGGAGTTATCATTTAATACTGCTAATAAAACATTGCAGTTAGATGATTTTTATGTATCAGGTCTTACTCTTCTGTCAAAGGATGTATCTCCTGGTATGGCAGGAAGCAATTTCAAAATTGAAGATTTTGCTGTAAATGCGGAAACAGTAACATTTAACACAGACAACAAATTGGTTGAAACTTTAGAGAAATTAACTAATATTCTTGAGAGTTTTGATATAAATCAAAAATCAAAGGAAGGAGGAACAAATAACAAAATGACAAAATTTGAAGAGTTACTTGCCAAATATGGTAAGACTGCTGAAGATGTAACATTCAACTATGCAGAAATGTCAGATGAGGAACTTGAAGCAAAATTCGCTGAGATGTTTGATGATGACAATTCAGATGGAGACAATTCAGATAACGGAGAATCTGGTGAGCCTTCCAATGATGGAGAAAGTAATGGTGAAGGAACTTCTGATTCAGATGGCGATGAGGGAGGAAGTCAGACTTTTGAAAAGATTGTTCGTACATATGAAATCAGTCATGAAGATACAAGATATGCACTTTACCAGCTTTTATCTGAATATGAAGACGCTGATAATGAGTGGTATTTTATCAACGCTGTTTACGATGATCATTTTACATATGAGAACTGGAATGGTGATAAAATCTTCGGTCAGAATTATACAAAAGACGGTGATAATGTAGCTTTTGATGGAGAAAGATACAATTTACATCGTGAACTTTTGACAGATAGTGAATTTGCAGAATTACAGTCTATGCGTTCAAACTACGCTGCACTTAAAGAGTTCAAAGAGACAGCAGAAAAGAATGAACTTCATGCAAAGCGTGAGGAAATTCTTGCAAATGAAAACTTTGCTTCTATTTCTGAAAAAGATGAAGAAGGAAAATTTATTAATAAGGATTTTGAGAAACTGTATACAAATATGGATAACTACTCTCTCGAAGATTTAGAGAAGGAAGCGAAACTTATCTATGCAGATTCTAATATGAAGACTTTTGCAGCTACCACTGAGAGAACTCAGGGAAAGTCAACTGTGAAAGTATTCGCTAATGTAAACAAGTCTAAGAAGGATAACCGTTACGGAAATCTTTTTAGCAAATAAAACAAAAAAATATAAATCGTTGTAATGGCACTCAAATTGAGTGTCTTTTTTAATGCAAAAATTTAAGGAGGATAAAACATGATTCAGGTTAGTATTGCAAAACATGCAGTGGCTTTCCCTTCTAAGGTTCTCGCAAGAGATGGTGGAAAGCATATTTATCACATTCAGTTAGCAGAAGCAGCAAGTGCTTATGTAGACAATGGTTGGTTCGTTGGTAAGGGTGAATTCGTAGAGTTAGATCTTTATAAAGCAGTAGCACCTACTTCATTTGAAGGAAAGGTTGTTGGTAAAGCGGATAATGGAAATTTTTATGTAGAGGTAGTAACTCCTGGAGATGCCCTGTTTGTATACCAGGTGCCAATGATCGAGGAGACATATAGCAATACATTTAAGAAAGAAAGCAACTATACAAATGCTCCTACTCAGGTAGTTAGAGCTTATGAACTCGCAGTTGGTGACGTAGTTGAAATTTCAGCAGATGGATTTTCTGGTGACATCGCTGTTAAGGACGGTGTTGAACTCAAAGCCATTTCTGGTGTAACTGCCGCTATGCAGCTTACAAAGAAAGCCTAATTTTTGAGAAAGGAGAAATAAATAAATGTTAGATACAAGTGTAAAAAATCTTATGTTTGACCTCGGTGCAGGTCGTGAAATTTATGATGCCGATTCTAATCGTGTAATTTCTAAGGCAGAAGCTAGTGACACAATTAGAAAGGCTTGTTTTGAATACCTTGGACTTACTAAGGATTCTTCTAATAAGCAGATTAAGAGAGCATTAAATTCTGAGAGAGGAACACAGTTCTTCGAGGTAATTGAGGAAATTATTGATACTCAGATTGCTCATGGTCTTTCTGAGAATGAGTTTTTCAACAATTATGTTGAGTCAAAGAATATGAAAGATGGAGACGTAAATGAATTCTGGGCTGATGATGAAGTATTACTTACTGTAAGCAAGGTCAGCGGTGACGCACATGACTTATCCATCCAGCGTTTAGGTTCTGGTCAGTCTTATCATGTTGATACAGCAGTATACGGTATCAAGGTTGGTGGAGATATTCGTCTCTTCTTAACTGGTCGTAAGGATTGGGGTGCTTTCGTAGATGCGGTTGTTAAGGCTTATATTCAGAAGGTTCAGACACTCATTTCTTCTCAGTTTGCAAATGGTGTAAACCTTATTCCTGTTCCTGCTACTCTCAAGGGTACTGGTGCTTTAGCTGCTTCTACAAAGGCTCAGTTTGATGCAATTATCGAAAAGGTTGGTGCTGCTAACGAAAGCGGTGTTGTAATCATGGGTACTAAGACAGCATTAAAGTCTCTTAATGCTCTTACAAAGGTTGATTGGGCTGATCCTGCTAATTCAATCAAGGAGTCTGTAGCAAACACAGGCATTATCGGTGGTTATGAGGGAACACCTCTTATGGAGATTCCACAGAAGTTTACTGATAAGTCTCTTGCTACTCCTATCGTTGATAACAAGAAGCTCTATATCATGCCAGCAGTTGATGATAGATTTATCAAGTTTGTTGACTATGGAGAGACTGAACTTGAAGTAAACGAAAAGGGTGCTACTAAGGATGATATGCAGTCTTATGAGGTACAGAGACGTATGGGCGTTGCAACTCTTATGACTCGTTATCATGGTGAGTGGGATCTGTAAGATTTACTTATAGATTGATTATAAGGAGAGTGGTAATCCACTCTCCTATTTTTGAAAGGAATTGAAAGGAATGGCATATACAAAGAAAACTACTACTGCTACTGGTAGCACAGAAAAAGTAACAAAAACTACAGAAGTTAAAGAAGATGTAAAAACATTTTCACCCGAAGATACTGTTCCATGTCGTTCATTAGTAAGTGGTGGACTTTATATCGAGGGAGCACGTTCACATATTCTTTATAGTTGGGCTGATTGTGGAGATGTAGTTGATGTTGAATATAGAGATTTAATTTATCTCGTTAGAACTCGTGAAGATGTAAACATTTATTCACCAAGAATTATTATTGAGGATGAAGATTTTGTTGAACAGAATAAGTCTGTAAAAGATTTATATGAGTCCATGTATGAAACAAGTGACTTAAATGAGATTTTAAATCTTCCTGTTCCGCAGATGTCAGAAACAATTAAAAAGCTTCCAAAAGGTGCAAAGGAAGCCCTTAAAGGTATTGCTTCTACAATGATTGAATCTCATGCACTTGATTCAGTTCACAGAATTAAGGCTCTTGATGAAATTTTTGGTACAAAAATGTTACTTACATTAGTTCAGGAATAGTAAAGGAGGCTCACAATGACGCTTCCATATGAAACAATTTTTTCACGAACAAGAGGACGAATTTCAGATCCGAAAGAACTCTCTCTTGACGAAAACGATTTGCTTGAAATTTATACAGAGCGATTAAGCAATGTAATCTCTAATCCAAGGGTGCGTAGACTGTTCTCTTCTCTCACACTCGATGATGAAATTCAACAGTTGGATTTTACGCTGAATAATTCAGTAGATGAAACGGCTGATATGAATTTTGTCGTAGGAATTCTTGTACTTGGAATGACGATTGAGTGGCTACAACCACAGGTTGATTCTATTATGCATACATCAGTAATGATAGGCGGTAAAGAAGAAAAGAAGTTACTTGACAATCATAAAAATATGATTGATCGTCTGGATTCCATGAAAATTGAATTAAATAAACGTATTCGTGATTACGGATATATGTATAATTCCTATATTAACACGGAGTCCTAATATGCAATACATATATGGTGACTTTACAGACAAGCAAATCAATGAAGCAGTTCGTGCAATGCATGGTGATATTCACAAATTACTGCTCTATAAAGACAAAACAATTGAAGAGAAAATATTTGAAGATGATGAAGCATTTCTCGTCTTCTTTGAGAATGTTATGTTTAAATTAGGTGGTACAAAAACCTTATTTAATAATAATGGACTTATGGTAACTCTTATGGCGACTTTACAAGGTGCTATGGATAATTTCAAGAGTGACCATTTTAATTACAAAAAATTCCGTAGGGCAATCTTAGATTCTCACGGATATATAAAAGCAATGTTTGAGGGAGGTGTAAGCGATGCCGAGTCTACAAACAGCTAGGCGTGTCGCAAACGCCAAGAACAACGGTGCTAAAACGATTGGTCAGATTTATAAGGAACAGTCTGATTGGGCGATGGAACAGACTTGGGATAATGATATCCAGAGTAAAATCTGTTATATCTACGACTTCTATCATGACGATCAGCCACGATTAGCTGAAGGTATGACATATGAGAATACAACTAAAACACGCATAGATGTAAAGTTTATTGTTAAGTCATATCAGTCTATGGATAAAGACCAAGTAGAATATTACATTCAGTTTAGACCATCACAGGCAGTTCGATTTTCAGAAAATGATGAATTATATTATTTTGAAACTGATTACAAATCTGTTTATGGAAATACATTTCCTGTAGGCGAATACATTGATATTCCAGACGATAGAGGAGTTTATCATAAATGGTTGATTTGCCGTGAAGAAAGAGCAAACCAATTTCCGAAGTATCTCGTTCTTCCATGTGATTATGAATTGTGTTGGATTGAAGTGAATGGTAAAGATAGAATTAAGCGTAGAATGTGGTCTGTTCTTCGTATGCAAAGCAGCTACACTATCGGGCAGTACACGGATCGAGTATTTACAAGAACTGATAACCAAAATAAAATCTGGCTACCGTTAAATAAACTTACAGAGAAATTCTGGTATACTAATAGCGAAGATACTACAATGAGAATTGTTGTAAGTGCTCCTACTGAACACCCTCTAATATGGGCATGTACAAAAATTGAGAATATTCAGCCTATAGGCGTTCAGAAACTTACAATCTATCAAACTGTTTGGTCTGACAATAGAGATTATATTGAGAAAGACGAAAATGGTAACATTATTGGTATGTGGGCTTCATATTTCGATTCAGAAATTGCTCCAACAGATCCATCTACTCCAACCACTCCCCCATCTTCCATTGTAGCAAGAATTTCAGTATCCACGTCAACTATCAAAATTGGTGGCAGTTATAAAAATCTTACAATAAATCTATTTAATGATTCCAATGAAGATATTACAACTGAATATGCTGATGCAACCTTTACATGGACTTGTTCTATTAATAATGAAGACTGGACTGATAAAGTAACATGGCGAGCTGGTACAGAGTACAACCAAAAGAAAGTAAAGTTTCCTAATGACACTTCTACTATCGGCAAAATATTGTCTGTTAAATGTGAAATCACTAAGGATAACTTGCCGATTGAATCTGAAATTTTACCGTTGGAATTAACTGAATAGGAGGTGTTTTTATATGGCAGAAAAATTAATTACAAAGAATGATTTGTTAAATAAACTTCGTGCATATAGAACTACTCCTGATGATGAAAATATTCAGTATAAGAAAAAGATTGAGAAAGCACTTATGCTTAATCCATGTCTTTTATATGCACTTAATGAAAAATCATTAGAATCAGAACTTTTTGATGATGATGGCAATATCAACTGGGAATGGAACGAAGAAACAAAGGAATACGAACCTCTTGGTGAATGGGATAGATATTTTGGTGGAACATCTAATATCCGTCCTTATTTGTTTATCCCTGATACTCAGACTGAGGTAAAACATTATATCTGTTATCAAGTATCTTTTGATGAAATGCCTCGTTATCAAGATACATTAAAGTATACAAATGTTACATTTACTATTTTTGTTCATGGTAATGACAGAAATGATAAATTAACTGGTATTCCAAGACACGATCTCATTGCTTCTATTATAAGAGAGCGATTTAATTGGTCAAATATATTTGGAATGCAAACACATCTTGTATCTTCAAAAGAGTCCACAACAGATAATAATTATATCGTTCGCACCCTTGTATTCCAAGTTGTTGACACTAATGGAATCGTTAAGACTACTAATGGTATAACGAGTACAAATAACTATCAGTTAAGGCGGTGATATTATGTCACAGCAAAATACTGATATGTTAGACGGACTTCAAGCTGCCGTTATAGCTGAAGCCCAAAAGAGAAAAGAGAATACACAAGAATATAAATTTGATCCACTTAAAATGTATTTTAGAGAAGATTACCTTGTTAAAGGTATTCGTATTGTACAGCCGACAATAGGTGATATTCTCAATATGGGTGAATCAAAATTTTATTCTGGTCTTTCGCCTTTTCTATATAATTCTACTTCTATTCGTGTAATGTTATGGGATTTACCACAACGAATAGATTGGTGCAAAGTAAAAGATATTGAAGTATTTGGTATGTTGAAAAGTATGACAGATACTGATAATTCGGCAATTCGATTGTTATTCCCAGATTATAGAATTGAACATATGCAGTTAATGCAGTTTAAAGAAAAAGATTCTGATAAACCTCAACTGTGTTTATATGATTCTGAAAATGATTTTATTTTAAAAGAATCTGAATATATGGAAATAGCTGAATATATCAGAACCTTGCTTAATATCCATCCAAAAATAGAAAAAGCAAAGGGAAAGACAACAAAACAGTGGATGATAGATGAAGATAAAATGAATATGGTTCAGAGAGATGAGAAAAATACTTCCACTCTTCTACCACTTATATCAGCTTGTATAAATCATCCTGGTTTTAAATATAAATTACAGGAACTTAGAGATGTCGGAATTTATGAGTTTATGGATTCTGTACAGAGATTACAAATATACGAATCTACTCATGCTTTAATGGGTGGAATGTATTCAGGATTTGCAGATATGTCTAAAGTTCCAAAAGAACAATTTAATTTTATGCGTGAATTGCATGAATAGTTAGAAAGATTGAGCGATTTATATCGCTCTTTTTTAATACAAATTTTTATTATAAGGAGGAATTAAATTATGGCATTTAAACTTGGTGACGTAATTATTGACCGTCTTCAGTTTGGTTATGGTGCTACAAAGACAAAAGCTCTTTATGCACTGACACAGTTGACAAATGCAACTATTGATATTACTGCTGACTCAACAGATATCAAAGATAAAGATGGTAACTTAATTTATAGAAAGTATTCAGGTAAAAGTGGCGAGGTTACTGCTACCAATGCATTTATGAACCTTTCTGTAATTGAAGCTATCTCTGCCCAGGATGCTGAACTTGCTTCCGATACTAACACGATTGTTATGCCTATCTTTAAGATTGTAAAAGCAGGTGAGACACTTGATATCACAGATGCTGTTGAAGATTCATTTATTGTAAATGCTCTTTCAGCAAATGGTTCACTTGGAAAGGCTTATACAAAAGGTTCTGCTACTTCTGCAACGGAGTTCAAAGTAGACACAGAGACAGACCATAAACTTACACCGCCATCAGATCCAGAGGAAACACAGTACCTTGTTAAATTCAAAAAGAACGTTAAGAGCGGTGCTAAGATTACGATTTCTGGCGACAAATATCCAAAAGCTCATGAATTATACTTCAAAGCTCTTGCAGTTGATAAATGTGAAATTGGAAGCTATCGTGCTTGTATTATTCATATTTCATCATTCATGCCAAGCCCAGAAGTAAGTCTTGCGCTTCAGGGTGGAGATTCACAGACAATGGATTATAAGGGGGCAATCCTTACAAATGCATGTTCTACATCTCAGGATATGGTTGAAATCTACTTTGTAGACGAAGAAGAGGAAGTCTAATCTTTATACAACCAAAACATATTTAGAAGAGTGGTCTTCCACTCTTCTATTATATTAAGGAGATGAATGAATGAGCAAGAATGATTTAAGAATGTGCTGTGTTTGTCATAAGGAGTATTCGTTTTGCCCAGTTTGCAATCCAGAAGACAGATTAAAACCTACATGGCATTTTGCTTATTGTAGTGAAAATTGCAAAGATATTTACAATATTACTTCTTCTTTTGAAAATGGAAGACTATCTGATATTGATGCAAAAGCAAAATTAGAAAAGTTAGATTTAAACGAAAAAGATAATTTTGGAGAAAGTTATCAAAAATCTATAGACTCTATTATGAAAGCAAAACCACAAGTTGTTACAAAAGAAAATAAAAAGACAGATGTTAAATCTGTCAAAAAAGATATTTTTACAAAAGTCGAAAACGAGGCTGAAAGTAATGTTGAATAGTGATTTTAAATAAGGGATTATAACATACTACTATTCAATGTTGTAATCCCTATTTTTTACGCCATTCAACCGAGGAATAAAAAGGAATGATAATAAAAAGTAATTTAAAACCAAGAGACTATACTGAAAAAGAAGCTGTTCGTATATATAATCGAGATCAGCAAACATTTTATATAGATTCTAATGTTTATCCAGTAGATGTATATACAAGTTATAGTCCTAAATGTGAAAGAAAAATTATAATAATGACTTTCATAAGAGAGGATACAAAAGAAGTTTATAAAAAATGGCAAGATTATGAAACAGATCAGCTTAAACGCCCAAATTAGGGCGTTATTTTTATACACAAAAATAGGTTACTCAAGACAATGAGCATAAAAGTAGATGTCATACCTGTGAGTGAACGATTACAGAATCAATAGTCAGGTCACTGCTACTCTCCTATTGAGCAAAAGGAAAGGAGAAAATATGTCATATACATTAAAAACAGATTTAGCAAATAGGTCTAATTATGGTGGACAGAGAAACACTAATAAAATTAAATATCTTGTCTTCCATGCAACATCAAATGATGGTGATACAGACGAATCAAATGCGAGATACTTTAAAACTCATGTTGTGAAAGCTTCCGCTCATGCATTCGTTGATGACAATTCAGTTACTGTATCTGTTCCTGCAAACTATGTAGCTTATTCAGTTGGTGGAAAACGTTATTCTGATTACAACCGTACAGGTGGAGCTTCTATGTATGGTAAAATCACTAATACAAATTCTTACAATATTGAAATGTGTGATTACAATAAAAATGGATTTTTTGATTTTACAGAGGCTACATTAGAAAACGCAGTTGCCTATGGTAAATATATTATGAATTTATATAACATCCCGATTACAAATGTTTATATGCATTTTGATGTTAATGGAAAACATTGCCCTGTTCAGTGGTGGAATAAACTAGAAGAATGGAACAAATTCAAACAGCGTTTAGGAAACACAAATGTTTCTTCTACTGTAGCACAGGAAACGCTTTATACAAAAACACAGTTCATTAAAGATGTTCAGAAAGCTATTGGTGCAGGGGTTGACGGGAAAGCCGGTAGAGAAACATTATCAAAAACTATAACTGTATCTGCAACTACAAACAGAAAACATGCTGTAGTTAAACCAATCCAGAAATATTTAAATTCAAAAGGATTTAATTGTGGCACGGTAGATGGTTGCGCAGGTTCAAAATTTGATGCTGCTGTAAAAGCATATCAGAGAGCAAACGGATGTATTGCAGACGGTGTAATCACGGCAAAAGGTAAAACATGGAAAAAATTGCTTGGGTTATCCTAAGCGGAAAGTGAGGAAACTATGGATTTAACATTTTTAGCAAATTTTGCAGTTCCAATTATTGTTGGAGTTTGTTTATGTGTTGGATACGTAATTAAGAACGTTATTACTACAGATACAATCAATAAATATATTCCATTAATTATGGCAGTTTTAGGTGTTGTACTTAATATTTGGATTAATATGTCATTTACTCCTGAAATCTTATTAGGTGGAATGTTTAGTGGTTTAGCAAGCACAGGTTTGTATGAAGCATTCAAACAGCTTATCAAAAAATAAGAAGGCGGGTTTATGAATGGATGCTATAGAAAATTTATTTAGTTTAGATTATCCATCTATTATCATGGGGGTTTTTATAATCATTCTTGGTGTTGATAAAGTTATATTTCTCCTTACAAAAGTCAAAAAATCTCTACGAATTAAATTTGGATATGAAGAAGACAAATTAACTATTGAAGACAGAATAACTACTTTAGAAAAACATGATAATTGGCAATACAAAGAGATTACTAAAATGTCTAAAGGTATTGAAAATATTGAATCTGAATTATTAGATAATAATTTAGAGAGAAAACGAAAATACATTTTAGATTTTTGTTCTTCTCTTTCCAATGGTCAAAAGCAGAATAAAGAAGCTTTTAATAATGTATTCAAAACATACAAAAAATATGAAAAGCTTTTAAGTGATCATAATATGGAAAACGGTCAAGCAGAAGAAAGCATAAAGTTCATTTCTGAGAAATATCAAGAATGTTTAAGAAACGGCAATTTTTAGCAACATTCTTTTAATTATATCACAAAAATTACCAATTCTGGTTAATATTTTCTTATGTATTATATGAATATACAAAATAATTCTAAGCATACTACATTACATGAAGAATAAAGTTGGTGAATATAGGTATAAACAGAATATATCAATATCAGAATTGTCCAAGAGATGCGGACTATCTTCTACTGCTATTTCTAATTTAGAAAATGGATATACTTCTGATATTTTATTATCTCATGCAGTCGCTTTATCTCTTGCGTTACATGTAGACTTATATGAATTATTTTGTATAAAGAGATAAAGGAGATGTATGCCTATGGGAATGTATTACAATGTAATTTGTGAAGAAATCGAAATAACAGGTGGAAAAGTAATTCATATTGACAAGAATTTAGGGAATATGAATGATGTCCATAAACTTGTCTGTGAAAATATCAGCAAATATCCAAACGCCAAATGGGAACTTTATTCTATGATACTTAATAACTAAAACCAATACATACCACAATTAAATATAAGAAATATGAAAGAGCGGTTTCTTCGGAAGCTGCTCTTTTGTTATGTAAAGGAGAGAATAATATACAAGAATTAAAATTAACATCTCCTATCGCACCTTCAGTCAACCACTATTTAGGTTGGAGAGCTATTTTAAAAAATGGGAAACCAATGGCGGTAGGATATAAAAAACCAGAAGCAATTAAATATCAGAAAGAATTTGCAAAATATGTAAAGACAGAAGCAAAAAAACAAAACTGGATTAAATCGGATGACAAATCACAGCACTATTATATGGATTGCATCTTCTATTTTGACAGAGTAGATAAAGATGCCAATAACAGTTTTAAGTGTCTTGCCGATGCGATTACAGACAGCGAATCCGTGTGGATTGATGACACTCAGTTATGTGAACGTGTACAAGGGATTTATTATGATTCAGAAAATCCACGAATAGAAATTACAATACGACCTGTTGACTACATTGGAGTTTTTGACAATGCTTCACAGTTTGATGAATTTAAATCTCACTGCATCGGATGTAAAAAATACAAACGAAATTGTAGTCTTCTAAAGAAAGCTATAGAAGGTCGAATTCAAAAAGAAATACATAATGGAGAATGTGAAAAATTCTCACCAATAAATGATTAAAGGAGAAAAAGTAATATGAAACTTTTAGAGTTTGTAGAAAAGTATAACGACATGGCAAATAACACATTAAAGGAACAGCTATTAAGTAAAATTAAAATCACTCCATATGTTTCAATCATTAAGAAAGATGCTTACGCACAGTTGATTGTAGATAAGACAACATTTGAGCAGGAAGCTTATGATGATAACGGAGTAACAAAGTATCGTAAAACAGATAAGATTAGAGTAAATTCTGTTGGTCAGTATGTACAGTTTTGTCGTGCAGTGATTGAATTATATACCGATCTTGAGATTGACGATGATGATAAAGGATTCATCAAGGGATATGATGCACTTAAATCATCTGGCTTACTCGATATTTTAATGGTTGGCTCTGATAAAACTGATCCACTTATTCCTATGAGTGAATTGAGTGAGTTTAAGACCATTTTAACAATGAAGCAGTCAGACACTCAGTTTAATGAGACAACCGCTCAGGCGTTTATTAGCAAACAGATTGGAAAGATTTCTGATTTGGCAAATGCTACTCTCACACCGCTTATGGATGTTGTAAGTAAGAAACTCGAAGAGATTCCAAAAGAAGATTTAGATAAGGTTGTTGAGTTTGCTAAGAATGGTGGATTTAAAGAGGTATAAGAATATGTATAAAGTAAAATTCGCAATTTTTCCAGAAGATATTTATAAAAGATTGGATCGATCAGAAAAAGAAAGATTTTCAAATGTAGTTTTTACTAAGGCAGAAATTGGTGAAGATGGCGTAGTAGAAATCACGGCAACTTGTACGTCAGATTCAGAAGATGAATCCCCTAAATGCCGCAGAAGATATTTATAATAGGAAATTCAAATTTCATGAGGTGTTTATACTTATAAAATCGAAAAAGCCGTGACTGGCTGCCACGGACTTTTCCACTTTCCTTGTTCGAGTAATGGTCGTCACCAAAACTCAGCTCCTATCCGATTTTATTAGTTCTCATCTCTGAACAGAATTCCAATCAGTACGCAAAGTACATTAAAGAATCCTGAAATGAAAGCTACTTGAATAGCCTCGCTCATACTTCTCTCCTTTCGTGATAGGCACGAGATTCAATTGGTAGAGTTGAGCTGTATGAAAATGTATACGAAGTATAAATATCACCTTCGCCTTTCTGTACCAAAAGGTACTCGAATAGGGTTAATAGTTACATAAAAATGTAAGTACTTACAGATAGGATTATATCACAGATTGTTGAAGAAATAAACAGGCTCTATATGTGTCAAAGCGTATAGGGTTTTTCTTATGGAGAGTTGTTATACTGCTTTCCTATTTTAGTGTAAAAATAGTGAAGTTATAGTGAAAATTTTGGAGGTGATGAAATTACATGTCGAATAATCAAAGTTCATTTTATCAATCATATATGAAAAAATTACAAGAAAAAGCAAAGGAAGCAGTTAAGGAAGCCCAAGAGAAGTCTTTTTCGGAATATTTTAATGTAGCAGAAAAAAAGATAAGAACTATATATAAAGATACTATTACGGATTTTTATAATAGCTACCCTAACCCTTTTTATGATAGGCGTGGAAGTTTATATGATTTAATTCAAACTAAAAAGGCTACTGATTATTTAAGTATATGGTTTGAACCCTCTTTAATTTCCTATAGAAATGGATACGCAGGAGAAGATGGTCTTTATGATCAAGTGTTTAGACAAGGCTGGCATGGTGGAGCAAATATTAATGGAGAAATGTTAGTTCCTTGGACTGCACCACCAGTCGAATACGATGGTAACAGAACGCCTTGGTCTTTTCCTGAACCTTGGAACAAAAGAGTTGGTATTAAGCATGGCTGGGAACAAGCAGAAAAAGCTTCAATATCACCACTTCAAGATTTTAAAAGAAGAATAGACCAATATCAAAAAACAGAGTATCAAAAAGATTATGAAAATATATGGAATAAATATAAATCAAATATAAAAATAGACATATAGGAGGTATAGAATGGCTGACGAAATAAAATTAAAAGCACCCACCGTTGAACAACAAGTTGTTGTTAATATCAATGGTGAAGATAAATTAAAATCATTTGCAGACACTCTTGATAAAATTTCCAATAATAAAAACCTTCAAAAATATTGGAAAACCCAACAAGATTTAATAAATGCTACTGCTGATGCTTATGGTAATTTTCAAAAGAAGGCTTCTAAAGACAATGCTTCTGAGTTAATTAAAGTGACAAATGCTTTAAAAGCAATGTCTGGAACAGATTTATCACATATCCTACCTGATTTTGATAAAATCTCGAAGAGTATGTCTGAAGCTCAAAAGGTTGCTGGTAATATTGATAGTGCTTTTTCTGTAAAAGGATTTAAAGAGGCGTTTGATTCTTTTGAAACATTAAAAGCGTATGGAACAGATGTTCAAAAATTATTTAGTCATTTCGGTGTAAGCTCTGATATTGGTGAATTACAGCAAAATGTTCGTTTACTAGAAGGTGAAGTAGAAAGACTTACTAGAAGATTGAGTGATGCAAAAAATGCCAATGAAGAATTGCGAAATGAATTTGAAAACTTTAAAGTTGGTTCTGGTTTTGCTGACAAATTAGACGAACTAGATAGATTAAAAGCAGAAATGCAAAATATTCGTGATGAGGCTACTCAGACATTCAATCAATTTTTAGATGCAAATAAAATTGATAGATACGATTGGTTTAGTGATGATAGATTTGCTGAATATTTTGAAAAATTAGAAAACGGTACTCTTACAGCTACAGACGCAATAAGACGATTTAAATCAGAATATTCTTACCTTCTTGAAGATAGCTATAAGTCAAACGGAGACTCATTTGGATTAGATCAATTACAAGTCTTTTCTACAAAATTTGATTCTATCTTTCACCAAGTAGAGGAAACATCAAATAAAATTAATGATATTCTCTCCAATGGTGTTATAGCGAAATCAGTACAAAATCTTAGTGAAGACACTACTCTATCCGATTCTCAGCGTTCTATATTTGGGAATATTCTTCAAGATGAAGAATCTCTAAAATCAATTACAGCCTTATTTCAGAAATTAATAGACGAAACTAATCAGACTAAGAACACAGAAGTCTTCAATACTGAACAGTTTACAAAACTTGAATCATTATTTAGAAGTATTGAGTCAAGTTTATCTTCTATTAAGGGAGTTCTGGTTGATGTCGGTGATGGTGAAGAATTATCTCCGTTATTAAAACAGCTTGATAATATCAGAGAAGCAACTTCTAATATTAAACTAAGTTTAAATCTCGATCTTGGTAACGAGGTGTCAGAACGATTAAACCAGAAAGTATCACAGTCAACCCAAAGACAGCTTGAAGCATATAGAAAACTCTTTTCTGCCATGAAAGGTACTGGAAAGACCAATAAGGAAATGCTTAAATTCTTTGAACCAGATGAAGCTAGTGCAACTGAGCTTATTGGTGCATATCAAGGAATTATAAAGAGAGCCGAAGAAAAATTTAAGGTCGGAAATAGTAATGTTTATAAGAAATTACTTGGTTCTACATATGATGATTTAAAAAAAGAGATAAAAAATGCTAATGCTCAGTTAGGTCGTGCAGAGAATAAACGTTCAGAGAATGGAATTCTTGGAGATTTATTTGGTAATAGTAAAGATTTATCTGGTGTTATTGAACAGTTAAATACCATTGTTTCTAAGCTTGATGAGATTTCTGTATCTGCAAAAGGATTTACTGAGACATTAAAAAATGGTTTAAATGTAAATGCTTCTGTAGATGAAATCGAAAAACTTACCAATAGAGTTAAAGAGTTAGAATCTGAATTAGCAAAGATTAAAACTCCTACTACTATTCCGTCTAAGGACATGAAAGACGCATTTCCTGATAAAGATATTTCTGCATCTATAGAATCTGCTACTAATTCCATCAAAGAAGAGAATAATGTATTAGAACAGAATACTCAGAAAGTTAAGGAAAATACACAGGCTAAAGAACAGAATGCCAATATAAATCTTAATAAATATAATAAGCGTTTGGATTCTTATAATGGTAAGGTTGATAAATATCAAGCAACTATTGACAGATTTAATAGTGGTGGCTGGACAAGTGATACATATTTAAAAAATGTACAGGCTGTACGTGATGCTGTCAAACAGTACGCAACTCTTCTCGACAATATAAAGACTAATCAAAATGGTATCACTACTGATGAGGATATTCAGAACTTAGACAAATACGAAAAGAAAATCAAAGAAACTATCGCTACTGTTACTAATATGTCTGCTTCTGAAAAGGGATATAGTCAATTAGCAGGACAAAAAGAAATTGATAAAATCAATAAAATACTTCGTGAAAATTCGGCAATGACTTCAGAAGCAAAAGCTAAAATTAAAGCATATAAACAAGAACTTATTTCTGGAAATCCTAGTGTAAGTTTGGAAAAAATACATGGCGAAATAATGAAAATTGTTAATGCTGAAGAACTTGCTGGTCGTGCTGGAAGAAGTTTCTTTGACACTTTAAAGAATAGCGGATTCCATCAGATTGCTGCACAGATGGCAGGAATGTTCGGTGTATATGATGTTATTAATCTTGGTAAAGAAGGTTTTAATGTTGTAAGAGAACTTAATACTGCTCTTACAGAAATGCGAAAAGTATCTGATGAGACTGTTCAAAGCTTGAAAGATTATCAAGCTACTACTTTCGATACGGCAGATGCGGTTGGTACAACTGCAAAACAGATACAAAATTCCACAGCAGATTGGATGCGTCTCGGAGAATCAATGAATCAAGCTGCGGAAAGTGCGAAAACAGCAAATGTACTCCTGAATGTATCTGAATTTGATAATATTGAAGATGCAACTAAGTCACTTGTTGCTATGGGACAAGCGTATAAAGACTTAGATAAAATGACTATCGTTGATAAGCTTAATGAAGTGGGTAAAATTGTTGCCCAAACATACAGTAATGTATGGTGCTATAAAAATATAGCATGGTAGATAACTATATCGGTTAAAGGATAAGGATATTCAAGACCGAGGAAAGACTTGATATTTACTATCACCAATGGAGGTGATAGATATTTCGAAAATTATAGATTTAACCAACCAAAAATTCGGTAAATTAACCGTCATTAAAAAAACAGAAAATCCTAATTCAAAGAAAAAACGTACATATTGGTTGTGTATATGTGATTGCGGAGAAACTTCTATCGTGGATACTTCTTCTTTAAAATCAGGAAAAACTAATCAATGTTGGAAATGTGCTCACAACGCTACAGGAAAGGCAAGGCGAGTAGATCTAACAGGTAAAAAATATGGTCATCTTACAGTTACAAAAATGATTTATAATTATAATGGAACAAAAAGAACTAAGTGTCTTTGTGATTGTGATTGTGGAACAAAAAATCATCTAACATCACCAGACAGTTTAAGTCGTGCAACTTCGAATACTTCTTGTGGTTGCCAAAAACGTAATTATATTATTAAAACATGTAGTAGAGATATAAACGGTCAAAAATTTGGACGATTAACTGTGCTTGAAACAATTTGGAATGAAGAATTTCCAAAAGTAAAATGTCAATGTGATTGTGGAAATACCGTTATATTGAACAAAAATTATGTACAAAGTGGACATACTCAGTCCTGTGGGTGTTTGCAAAAAGAAACGGCGTCTTTAACAAATACAAAGGATTGGACAGGTATCGTTTCTGATTATGGAGTAGAATTCATTTCACAATCAAGAAAGAACAAATCAGGGCAATGGTTGTGGAACTGTAAATGTCCTCTTTGCAATAAAATATTTGAAATATTACCTGCAAATATTATGGATGGTTCTACTACATCATGTGGATGTAAAATTCAATCTAAGGGTGAAAGATATATTAAATATATACTTGAAAATAATAATATTGAATA